TGAGGGTAACGAAGACTCGTGGCGAATGGAAATTGCGTCACCGACGGGGATGACCGCAAATAATGGAACCATCACTTTCGAGATAACCGCCAAAAATCCCGAAGGTGATGATGCTTATGTTATAAAGAAAATCCAAAGTTTCGCCAAATCGGTTGAAGGTGCGGTTGGCGACGACGCCCAAGTAGTGAAGATGCTTGCAGATGATTATCAAGTAGCATATAATGCAGACGGAGCCGAGCCTTCACCACAATTCGTCATTGTCACTGCTGATGCAAAAAACCACGGCGAAACTCCCACCTATCGTTTTTCCGTTGATGAGGGGGATGGCTTCAAGCCTTGGACGCCGGGCGTTGGCACCACCGGAGCAGGTGGTCCACTACCGGCGGGGACTGAACACAACTTCCAGGCCGGTTTCACTCAAGCAAAAATTATTGCAGATTCATCACATGCCAGCTTCGGAGGAAAGAAGATTGTTAAAGTAGAGTCTAGCGCCGATGGCGAAGAAGAGGTGGCCAGCGATATTATTTCAATCATTGGTACCAAAGATGGCTCGAACGCAATTATGATTACAGCAGATAATCTCACTCATGCGTTTCCTGCTACTTATGGCGGCGCCATTGCAGATTACGAAGATGCATCCATCCAGTTCGAACTTTATAATGGGAACGATAGACAACTACCACAAATTTTAGACCTCTCAGAAAACCTTGATGCTTTGGATAATTTAGACAAGGGAAAATATACAGTAAAGGCCGATGCATCCAACTTTGTGAATGAATCTAATGTGGAAGTGGAGACGATTGTCCCCGGTGAGCCTGAAATTAATTTTAGCAACACATATGCAATTGACTTTTTTCCTACTAGCATGGAAGCCGTAAGAAATCGTGCTGCAATTGTTTATTCATTCTGGTCTAGAGATAGCTCGGACACTCTTATCGGGCCCATCACTCAAACTCAAACATTTGTGAAAGCCCGCGAAGGAAATGATGGCACCCCCGGACTGCCCGGTGATCCCGGCGCAGACAGCAAAGCTGTTAAATTAACCGCTGACGATTACCAAGTTGCGTATGACGAGCATGGCGCAAACCCGGATACATTTAGCCATGCCTGGAATGCAGACACCAGCGAGTTTGATATTCCTCAAATAATTTTCAAAGCAGACAAACAAAACGTTGCTTCAAATAGAGATGTTTACAGATTCTCTGTAGACGATGCCATCGTACCGCCCGTAGTGGGTGATGCTGAATATATTTCATTCGACCAGCCATCCGGCATGGGCAATGACGGCTGGCGAAAACCGCTAGGACAAAATCCAGGTGTTTTTCAAGATCTTTTAATTGATGACAAGTATGATGACTTCGGAAAAAAGAAAGTTGTCAAAGTTGAGCTGGGAGAGTATACCCACAATTATAATCCCGAATACGCTGTAGACATCAAAATCTTTGATGGCATTGTTGCCACCGACAGCGTTTCAGTTATTGCGACGAAAGAGGGATCAAATGCTGTCGAAGTTGTTGCAGACAATTTAGCTCATGTTTTTCCACAAAATGAGAATGATGTTATTGACTACTCTGATGGTAACATTGGCTTTGAGGTTTATATTGGAAACGAGCAACTTTTACCATGGCGCGGAATTCAATCAAATGAAGGCGGCGGAGTATGGCTCCCAGGTTCGGGTGGTGAATTTTCTTTTGATAACAGTGCGCCGAAAAACACTTTCCACATTGCCCCGTTGGGGACTGGTATTGATCCGGGAGATGCCCTGAATGCAACATACCAAAACGAACCACAATTTCATGGTCAACAGGGTTGGGATGGGGGCTATCGTTTTGAGTATGGGCCACCGTCGGAGATGACGGGAGACAAGGCATCAATAAAGTATGAGATAAGAGTGAAAGACGGCAATGGAATTGCTGGGACAATTAGGCCCACGTTCACTCGGATACAAACATTCACAAAGACAAGACAACCAGCAGACGCAAAGGTAATGAGACTTAATGCAAGTTCCTATGCGTTTTTGTTTGACGACCGCACCGACATTACAGCGACACCCGAATCGATTTCAGTATTTCTGGAGCCTCAAAACGTTGAAGGCGGAGTGTCGTTTGAAAATGTGACAATAAAAGACAAGTGGGACGCAGAGATTACCGAATGGTCTACTGGGAATCCTCCTGATGTCTTTACAGACACCGGTGGCATAAAATATTTTAATATTAATCTGTTTGATTTTGCCAAACATGCAACGTTGTCGTCGGCCATTCCCACCGAAGGCGATTGGTATTCGGAAGCCAGTGCAGAGAATATTCCAGCAGAGTGGTTGTTTGCAGTTAAAAATGATTTATTCCCCATCACCGTCCAATTACAGAAGACAAACATCTCTGGAGATAAAATATCCATTCACACAATTAATGGTGGAACCGATACTTTAAATATTTTAATCCCGAACGACAACCATACATTTCCCGCCGACTTTGATGCCAACGTTGACGAGCTCGATTTTGAAGACGGTGACTCAGAGATCATTGTATATCAAGGCGCAGACAAATTAACTTACGATGATTCAGCAACACCTGCAGCTGGCACATATAAATTTGGAGATATGGTATATCGCTCTAGGGGAAACATAAAGGAAGGTGATGCCCGAACAGTTGAACTTTACGAACCGGGAGATGCAGAGTTCGCGGGAGACGAAATAAAAATAAAATTAGTTAGACCTTCTGCCAAATCCAATACTGTAGCGATACCCTTTGTCATAACTAAAAAAAATGGCACTACGGTGGAGACTATAGAGAAGATAGTGACGTATTCCATCGCAAAGGATGGCCGAGACGGGGCCAACCTTAAAGATAGAAATTATGATTTTTCTCAAGGTTCTACTGGGTGGAGTTTGGACAACGCTGCAGGCACCACCGCCGACATGCTCACCTACCAATTTAACACACTTCCAGATCCAGATGATAAAGGCACTTACGGAACGAAAGTAGCTTTCTTCCCGTCTTCCCATATCGCTGAAGATGGTGAAGCTCCTCGTATGTCAAAGAAAATTTATTTAGCGGAACCTCTACCGATTGGGGATCTTGGAAAATTTGAAATTATATTTAGAGCCAAGACCAACCATGAACATGCAACAAATATGGGCGACAGTACCCTTAAAGCAAAATTGTTTATACAGACTTATGATGCTCAAGGTTTGCCGGGGACTATTACTGACGATAATTATATTTATTTCCCGCGTCTTCTTCAATCTTGGATGGGTGCTGGTGGAGCGTCAGCCGGCATCAACACTGGTCCGTGGGAAAATGGAAATTTAATAAAAGCTCTTCCTGATATTGCAGCCCAAACCGCGCAAGCCGATGGATCCCTTTCGGCTCTGTGGTATTTGTCCGACACGTTTACTTCGGCCACTAAAAAGGCCCACGGCGCGAAGCTACCAATCTGCAACGATAGGTATCAAACTTTTAATGCCCTAATTCTACCATCCACAATAAAAGAGCTCCAAGAGGCAGCTGTGGAATTTAAGATAGGTCTTGAATATGAATACGTTAAGGACGCCGATGGAGACGGCCTACTTGATATCGACTCCAACGGAACTCCAGAGTGGACATATCAACTTATCAATGAGTCTGGCAAAGGTCTTTATGTTGATGTATATGGTGTCTCGATAGTTGCTGAAGCTGTTGTTAAAAACGAAACGGCTGGTGCTGAAAACGCAGCTGCCAATCACCACACCAACGAAGATGTCGCTGCCGGAAGCCCAGAAAGTATTTACAATGGTAAATTAAATATATTGGCACCCGATGGCTATCCAGCAGGTATACTCACTTCACGGTTTAATGCGGCCGCTACCTTTGAAGAGCGGGCGGCCATGAGAGATCCTGAGTCTGATATTATTCCCGACCCAAACGGGGAACAGGGTGTGATCATCATGGCCGCAGGAGCCTCAGATGATGGCATTCCAGGCAACGGGCAAATAGACAGAAAAGGTCTCATATTTCGAGCTATCAAAATACCAAGCCCAGATCATAGGCTCAAGGTTACAATAAGATATTATAGAACTCCCGGCAACGATGATTCAGATAGCGACTACCCCTCTATGTATGTTTATTATTCAGATGATGATTTAACGGGAGATCAGAGATATATTGCCTCTTCTACGAAAACATTTGCAACATCACATGATGATCGGGGATTATCAACTTATGGTGACAACATTGTCAGTGTTGCTTATAGAACTGGAGCTGATAATACAACAGGTTGGAACTCCATCGATGGCGGTGATAATCTCTATAGCTATAAGAATCTTGAAAAAACGGGAACCGCAACTGCTTGGGCGGTTGATACTCATGAAGTAACTTTCGGGGAGGATTCAAATTGGTCCAACCTCTATGAACGAGGAACTGGTGAACCCAAGTGGATGAGTATCCATATCCTCGGCGCAAAGGAAGATAATTACAGTCAGATATTTGTTAAAGAAGTTTCAGTTGAATGGGAACTCATGGCAGGGCTTATTGTTGCAAAAACCAAAAAAGATGGTGCGATAGCTCCTTGGGTTGCAACCAACCCGGATGATCACAGCAGTGCAACAATCGATGGAGTCTGGGCAGAAGGCGGAACTGGCGAAGGTGTCCAACAAGAAGCATCCTATGGAAAGACTGCCTACGACGGGATTGCAGAAGGAGCAATTGAAGAAATTGGTGAAACTGGCAAATTTAGATTTACTTTTGGAGACAGCGGCATTGGATCTGTAGATTCACCTTTTGCTGCCAATAACGAAAATGCTTTTGACGATGGAACTCCTGGTGAGGATGTTAAAGATAATGCCACCAAAGGCAAAGGTGCATACGATGGCATAGACGGAATGAGTATAGAAGATAGTGGCACCGACGGGATAAAAATTAAATTTGGTGGAAGTACCTGGGGCGATCTTGTGGCCAGTGGAGTGAAAAACTCCGCAGTCGATAAAGATCACGTTGGCATGGGATCTTACCCAGATAGCCCTGAAGGTATTGTTGACGACGTATTTGACGATGACAGATTCACTGCTGTTGAGGGACAGAATTTTGATTTCTCCTCACGAACAGGTTGGAGCACGTCCAGTGGAATTGGTAAACAAAGCGTTGCAAGCAGTGATGACTTCTCTCTTTTAGAAAATAACGCTGGTGCAAAATACGGAAGAAACTTGGGACAATTCGCATATAATACATGGTTTTTCTCCGCAACACCGATTAGTGTTGATAACACAGAAACAGGTAAATATAGATTCACGCTCAGACAAAAAAACATTGATGTTAACGGATCCGTTTATGCCGGCATAGAATGTTATAGTGCCACTCAAACTCTAGGGAAAATTTATTTCAATAACGATGGTTCTTTGGATATTAGTTATGGTGGCAGTCCATCGTCCAATAATACATGGCAGGAAAAAACCTGGGAAATTACATCTCAACAATTGCAGAATCTGAGAAGCGGAACAACAAATTTTAAACTATTTTTTAGACTCCCGCATGCGGCATCCAGTGGCGCAGAATATATAATAATAGACACATTTAAGGTTGAATATAATCCACATGCTGATTTAGAAGAAATGGATCCAATAAGTTATGGATGGGCCGGCCAAGGCAAAGGTGCATACGATGGCTTAAACGAAGGCATTTTTGAGGACGATGGAACTGGCAAATTAAAATTAAAGTTTCCAACCGACTCTGACTTTGGTGATATCACGTCACCTTTTGCTGCCAATAACGAAAATGCATTTGATGCTGGAAGTGTCGGTGAGGGCGTTAAAGATGACGCCACCAAAGGTAAAGGTGCATATGATGGTTTAAAAGATGGCGCATTCGTCGACGATGGAAATGGCAAATGGAAATTGGAATTCCCGGACGGGTCTGACTTCACTGACATGACGGCACCCTTTGCATCAAATATTGGAAGCACAGGAACAAACAACTTCATTGCATCAAGTAATGTGTCTTTAGTTGGCACGACTGCGCGCAAGACTTCCACGGCTGATGGTTGGGATGCACAAGTCTATTCTAAGGACGGATATACGGGCGGAGCATATGCTAGTGCCACGTTCCCAAAAGCACCCAATAGCGGCGCCGGTGGCGGGGATACCCAGTGGATAGCATTCGGACTCAGCACAGATGCAACTGATTTGGGTAGCTATAATGATATAGAATATTGCTGGTATATGAGAGACTCCCAAGACAAATTTTATATATATGAGAATGGCTCAGAAAAAGAAGATTTTGGAGCATGGTCGACCGGCGACGTTTTTTCTGTCAAATATGATGGGGCCTATGTGAAATATTTCCACAACGGCGAAGAAAAGAGGAGCGTGGCGGTAGCAATTGCGGGGAAGCTGTTTTTTGATGCACACTTTTGGCACAAGGATTCAGAAATAAGCAACATGGACTTCGGCCCGGTGGCAGATATATCCAAAGGCAAAGGTGCATATGATGGCTTAAAAGATGGTGCATTCGTCGACGATGGAAATGGCAAATGGAAATTGGAATTTCCGGCTGCTTCTGATTTTGATGATATGACCGCGCCCTTTGCATCAAACATTGGAAGCACAGGAACAAATAGGTTCATTGCATCTAGTGGAGTATCCCTCGTTGGAACGACAGCGAGAAGAACAGCCGCTGGGTCTACTTGGGTTCAGCAAGTGTATTCGAAAGATGGCTTCGTGGGAGGCGCCTTTGCAAGCGCAGCTCCGGGCACCGCTTTGGACAACAGAAGATGTATGTTTGGTTTGAATACTGATCCAACAACAGATGGCAGCTATGAAACTCTTGATTATGCTTGGTATTTCAGGGATGGCGAGGCTAGAATATATGAAAGCGGCGATGCGGCATTAACGGTGGGAAATTATTCTGTTGGTGATGTTTTCTCCGTAGTTTATGATGGTTATCAGATCAAGTATCTTTGGAACGGCACAACAGAAAGAACTGTCACCGTTTCTATCGCAAATAAGCTGTTTTTCGATTCTAGTTTCAAGCAGCCGGAGGCGATAATTACGAACATGAATTTTGGCCCAATGTCGGATACAGGCGTTACGCGGCGAAAGTTCGATGGAACCACAAGTAGACTTCTAAAAGCAAATGCAACGAATAATCCGACAGTCGCAATTGGTTATGGTAGTGTTCCACCTACGGATGCCCAGCCGGGAGATATGGTAGAGTTAGCGGGAGATATATATCATCCATCTGGGTTGTGGAGATACACTGGGATCGTTTCAGGAGATCCTCAAGTGAGTGATTTTTCGGGTGATATAAAGTGGTATAATTTTGAACTCGGACAGGCATCTTACCAAAGTTCATGGTGGGGGTTCAGAGATGCCACAAATAATATACACGTAGGTGATGGATATAGTGCCGGCCTTGAATTGTGGCCAGAATCGGCAGATATGATCTGGGATAGCGGAGCGGCTAGCGGGGTTATAAAATATACAAATACCAGCTGGGGCCCCGGTGGTGCCTATAAGATCAAAAAGACAGGAATGATTTGCCGCAGCTCCGAGCCGGGAATTGAATTCAGACAACCCTTCTATGGAACAACCAGAATGCATATAGATTATATGTATACCAAACGATACGGTTCCGGCGACTCAATTTATTACTCAAGATCTACCGTCGACGCTGCAGCCTCGGCTGCTTATTTAATAGTAGAAACTTCTCTCGATAATGGTGCAAACTGGTCGCAAAATCTGGATACTAAGTTTTATAGTGGGACCACTTCAAAAGGGAATCAATGCCAAATGGAAGACGGGGTTGAGTATGGCTACGCCGGTGGTTTGTATCCAAGTAATTGGACTCACTACAAAAGGCATGTAAGAATCTCGGTTGCTCAAACTGGAAAATACCTTTGTCGGATCAGGTCGGTGAATACAGGCAACGACGACAGACCAATTATACATGCAATCGGGCTAGAAGGTTGGGTTCCCGCGAAGGATTTAGAAACACAGGCGAAGGTTTATGAGCTCGGAACTGATGCATCTTACAACTTTATGTCTTTCACGGGGCAGCATAAATGTGCAGCAGAAGATAACAGTACACCCATAGAACAAGGCATGATCGTTTCTTCAACTGGAGAATATGATAATTTTAATTATGAGAGAGGATTTGTTGACGATCATAGTGGGGTCGAAACATCATTACGACACAGGGTTAATATCAAAGAATCTGTTCCCGTGATTAAATTGACAAGTAACGCTAAAGATAAGAAAGTTGTTGGCGTCTATGCGGGAGAGTGGGCAAAGAGTAAATTGAAAAATAAAAGTTTTATGGGCTCTGGTATTGACGAGAGTTTGATAACTCGCTACGAAATCAACTCCCTCGGCGAAGGTGGCATCTGGGTAAGCGATATATCTGGCTTCCTAGAGAACGGAGATTATATCTGTTCATCTGACATCCCTGGCTACGGCATGAAACAAGACGACGACATCTTAAGAAATTACACTGTAGCAAAAATTACACAAGACTGCTACTTCGATCTAGAGTCGGAAGATTACGATTGTAAAGAAGTCGAACACGATGGTATAGTATATAAGGTGGCCTTTGTTGGTTGCACATATCATTGCGGGTAAAAGATGGGGAACATATTCAATAGTAAATCTTTAGTATTGGATAAAAATTATCAACCTATTCGAATTGTAAATTTAAAAGGCGCAATCTATTTAGTTTTTCGTGAGGTTGCGAATGTGATTGATCAAGATTATAATATTTTTAAATTGCAAGAGTGGATAAGGCACTCTGAAAATACATATGCAGTAGATAAAGATTTTAAGGCCCTGAGATCTGTCAGTTCTGTTTTTGGGATTCCCGACATTGTTATTCTGCGAAATTATAAACAGAGAGTCCCAAGGCAATCTGCTTGCACAAAGAATAATGTCATCTTTAGAGATCTTTGTGTGTGTCAATACTGCGGGATGAAGCTGATGCATTCGGAAACAACAATTGATCATGTGATCCCAGCCTCAAAGGGTGGAACTCTGACTTGGGAGAACGCAGTAACGGCGTGTAAAAGATGTAATAACAAAAAAGGCAATAAAGATCTTGACAAATCAGGATTAATGTTGTCTAATATACCTAAGCCCCTTTTTTGGGATCGCGGGTATTTTAAAAGATATGAGAAAAGATTTCCAAACGAGGCTTGGAAAAGGTTTCTGTAGTAGAGGTAAAATATATGGCGAAATTTGTAAAAGGCGATTATGTTCAGATCACTCCACGTCCAGATTATTCGTGGGAACATTGGACAGAAGCACACACCAACTTGTGTGACAAAATATGCAGAGTAGTAAAAGTGACTGAAGGCGACTGGGTTGGCGAGGTATATGTGGAAGTAGAATATCGTGGCACCCGCGTTTGGTTCCGAGATAATCAAATGATAAAAGTTAAAAAGTCTAATGAAATTTATGACGATGTTTTAAAGGAAGCCATACACAACCTCAATAAGAGGGAAGATATGTTCAAGAAAATGAGAGATGAAATTCTCGAAGACATCTTTGGCGAACCCAGAAAAGAAGAAACTGATAAGTTGATCGAAGAGCCGGCGATAGATCCAGATCCTGACGATCAGTTCTTTGATGATTGGGAAGAGCAAACCACGAAAGATATTATTCCTCTTCCTGGGAGGGATCCAGTCACCGAAGAAGATCCCAAAGCTCAATCATCCGGTGATGATCCTAAATCAAAGAAAACCAAATTTAGTAAATCGAAAATGAGAAAACTAAAATCTTTGGGAAAGAAAAAGAAATTATATTCAAGTCCCGGTGCTGGCACTTGGGTGTTGTCTGACGAAGATATGGAGGAGTTAGAAAAGTTTATTGATTCTCTCCCGACGTTGAACGATGCTGATTCTACTGACGACTTTGATTTTGAATATTTCTTTGGGGAGCATGATCATGGAGATTAATATTGGTGACTTGGTTCGAGAGAGCATATTCCACCGAGGCAACCGGCCAGAAGCAGATGAAAATGTTTGGCGCTATGGCATCGTTGTTGATCGTCTAACAATTAAAGGGATTGTTCATGATAACATGTGCAAAGTCTGCTGGTCTGCCTGTCCACAGTTCCCGGTGTCGGCCAAAGCATACACTTGCTTTGTTCAAGAAAAACAATTAGAGGTTGTTTCGTAATTAAAAGCCTATTTATAGTGTAAAACTTATGTTTTTTATGTTATAATGGGCCAGTATGAAAAACCTCGAAAATTTAATCTACAAAAAACTTACGAATGAACGCCTCGACGTTGGTGGCCAACTAAGCCGCTTGACTCAGATGATGATGGCCAGTGATGCATGTTGCGACACTGAGTCTATTTCTGGTTTGTGGTCAGAGAGCGACCCTCAATACGATATGTCTTTTCTTCTTCCCGAACCGGAGTACCGTGAGTGGGAAGAGGGTGACAGCTATGAAGAAGACAAAGAAGAATGGATTGAGAAAGAGATGGAGAAGCGTAGGATTGCCGACAAGGGAATTTCTATGGACGAAATCTACAAGTCCAGAGAAGAGCTTGGAGAATTATCTCGACGTGGATTGACGAAAGACGGCATCGTAACCCAAAGCCCTGACGGTTCTGGTGCAGTGATTAAAGTTTGGCGATGTGGCTCAACCAAAGAAATGGATGACAGCGATCAGCCTATCACTTCTGTAACGTGGAGTGAGAAGTATGCGTATAGATTTTGCAAAGGTAAAAAAGAATATACCCATCACAAACATGACCACACCGACGTTGACGCTTATTATATAAATTTAAAAGATGTTCTTGTTTCGATTCCTCACGTTTGGAGCAACGCTTATGATGAGAAGGAATTGCTTGTGCGTCCAGAGGACTTGGTTCCTGTTGAGGGATACCAGCGAAAGATGGAAGATAAAATCTACGAGCGACTTGTCGGGGAAGAAAAAGAGATTAATTATAAAGACCACGCAAGTTTAACGTTTGATCAAATGGAAGCCGCCGTAAAAGCAGCTGCAGCCGATAGGGAGGCATCAGCATTTAAGAAGGCTACCAAGAATGTTATCCCCGGCCAAGATTACCGAACGGCCTATGATGGCCCCTACTTTAAAATTGTCGTTCCCGTTTCCACCAAGGCATCCTGCCTATACGGTGCTGGGTCGACATGGTGTACGACAGCAGCAGACCCTAAAGAAAATTGGTTCAGGCGTTATTATAATGACGACGGGATGACTCTTTATTATGTTCTCCCGAAAAAGGTTATACCACCACCAGAGCTGCCCGCGAAAGATGTCGAAACATACGATATTACTGACGAGTTGCTCGACGATCTTTTTGAAGGAAAAGTGGAGGACTTAAAAAAGAAATATCCTCATCTGGATGTAGAGCGGGGAAGCTATACCGACAACGAGCATCGCGGTGCCAGAGGAATCGATAAGCTGGCATGGTGGGATCCAACTGAGAATAAAAAATATCTTCCATGGATGGTTAAACAACTCGACCAGATTGTGAGTGATGATCGTGACTTCTACTATAACGAAGAGGGTGGCATAAAAAATAGACCCCTTTATGGGGCCACCCAAAGAATTGCCGATGTCGTTAATAATTATCACAAGCTGGTGCCATGGATGGGAAAGAAGAAAAAGAAAGCTCCTAGTAAAAAAGGAAAGCCGCAAGAACGAACTCGATATGATAAACTTGCTGTTGTATTGGATAGCGACGGAGTACTCAATAGTGTGTGGGATGCCCAGAATAATGATTTGAGTCTAGGAAAAGTAAAGAGAGAAATGTTTCCCACCTGGGGAATAAAGAGAAAGGACGTCGAAGATACCATGGAGAAGATGATGGTTTCCATCCATGATGATCTTAACGCTAACCCCAATCCCGGCAACGAGCTAGTAAAATATTGGGAGTATCTAAAAGAAGAAGGCCCGATGGCAAACGTTGATCCAAGTATTGACGAAACCTCTGGCCCCCACTTTGTTGGGGATGAAGTGAAGTTTCGATTTGATTGGATGAGTTACGTCAAGGTTCCCATGCCAAAAGAAATTGGAAACTACCAGTCTGTAACAGGCGACGATATTTTCAGCGGCGCTGACAGAGGACGCCGAGAGAGCTTTGCTCAATATGTTAATGAACACTTAGATCGCTCCCTTCTCTCACAAAGAACCGAACACCTGGGAATGGCATATGCCGACATTAATGGTGGTAAGCTTGTTAAAAAACAAATTGGTGATGTCAAAATAGGGGAGGAGCCCCACCCCGGTGGCGACCCTTCACTCGTTTATTTTATTATCGAACAGGCCGGTGGCTATCAATATACCAATGCGTGGTATGAGGAATATAAGGATGATAATAAAGTTAAGAAGCTGGCGATGAAACATGGTTGGCAGGATATGCGAAACTTAGATGCCTCCATTAACCCCAAGTGGAGCAAACTTTCTCCCAGTAAAGCTGGAGCATGGGGAGAGCCCCTCCAAAAACAATACCGAAAAGAAATTAAGGAATTAGCCAAAGACTGGATGGAGAACAATCCACGTCCTTCGGCCGAAGAAGAAAAGGTGGAAATAGAGAAAGGCATCGAAGATATTATGTCACTCTTCGAAGAAGACAAAGCCCCAATGTCCTTGGAAGAAAAACTTTATAGAAAAATGATTCTGAAAGAGGTTAGTTATGAGGACGCATTGAAAACCCTCGACGGCAAAAAGAATCGCAACGTCATTAAAAATTATAATTTCCAAAGAGACCCCGAAGGCGATCCTGAGCGTGGACTGAAGGCTGCCATGAGAGTTGTTAAGAACACATTGCACAGTCTGGTTCCCGACGATATCGAAGATGGTCAAAAGGGAGCGGCAACTCTTTGGCTCAGTCGCATGTTCCGCACAAGCCCAGACGTAAGGGACGGGATAATCCATGCATGGGGTGGCGCCGATGTTGGTGCGCCGCAAAGTACGCAGTTTCCGTGGGGTCTTCGAACCACGATCTCGCGGGGCCTTGAAACTTTCTTTCAGCATAAGCGACACATGAAAATTAACCAGCTCGATAAAATTGCGAGCCCGGAAATGTTGAACGACGTAGTGACTCAAGCGGAAAAATCGATTGAAGCAGACAAAGATAAAAAGTTATCCAAAGATGCCCCACAAGGAACCGAGTTCTTTACGGGAGACTTTCACTATGACGACGATGGAAGTGTTATGCGAGATCCTGACAGCGGACTGCCACTCTTTAATCAGGGCGACGATGGTTGGGTGATTGCTGGTGCCCACAACAAAGGCGCAGCTTGCCTTCTCGGAAAGAAAACAAACTGGTGTACAGCTTCTCCCGGACTAGATTATTTTAAACAATACTACGGTGGCAGAGACGATCCATTATTTTATATTCATACTCCCGACGACGAAAGATACCAGTTCTCTTATGGGAAAAAAGAATTTATGGATGTTGACGATGTAAAGCCCAGCAAAGACAAATTTGAAGAACTTCATGACCGATTAAAAGATGCCCTTGAAAGTGCTGGGCAGAAAGAAAGGTTTGAGGAGTTAGTTTTTGACTTTGAGTTCGTCGATGTTAATGCTATCCTAACAGCTGAACTTAAAGAAATTAAAGAGAAACAGTCTCACCCCGAAAATGTTGATATTAGTTTTGATTATGAAGAAGATTATGAAGATAGCAGAGTTCATCTTTATTGCACAACAAAATTTACCTTTGACCGCAATGGGGGAACTGGAGATCCACTAGCTAGTCTTAATCTGCCTAAAGCCGTCCCTGCGAACCGAACTGATCCATGGGAACCCCCACACAAGAAATGGTCTCAAGAACAAATAGACGGAGAGTATAGGATTATGGCGGAGCTTGCTGAACTTTTTACTGACGCAAACGGCGGGTATTTTTGTCCCGGCAACGAAGATTGCGAGGACGAGGGAGAGAACATAGCATACGGGCCTGATGCATCGGACAATGTTGACACGTTAGGTGAGGGTGATAATTTTTCAATAGATTTTTCCTTTCACAGAACGATTTATATAAGTGACGACATGTTGAACGACGAACATCAAGCCACAGAGGAATCACTAGATTTCTTCCGCGATGTTGATCGCACAATCGATGGCAACTACGAAACCATCGGCGGAACCATGCGAAAGAAACTGCTAGAGTGGGGCGTCATAAAAAAGAATGATGTGGATGAAGAATTCGAAGCTGACGACGGTAAGGCACTAGAAAAGAAATTTGATAATTTTAATGTATTCATGCATGCCGATATGGAGTTTGCAAATATCTTTTTGTCCTATCAAGATCTCCCGCGCTCAGGTTATGATTTGAGTGAGGCTGGCGTAGAATGGCTAGAGTCCCCAGAGATCGGCAAAAGGCTGATTACGCAGGCAATGGAAGTTGTGCGAGAAGTTACAGAAAGACAAACGTCATTAGAACTTGGGATAGAAAACGAAGAAACTCCAATGTATATGCCTGACATGCAAGCCTACCTCCCTACAGATTCTAAATTAGATATTAGTAATGGAACGGTGGAAGTCGACAGTGGCAAAATAAATGTCAATAAAGAACCAATCCCAATGGGCTTGCCAAGGCCGCGATATTGGGGGTTAGTATTCAAGCCCTCCTCCGCAGGAACCGCAGAGGAAATAGCGCGAACTAAAATCTTCTTTCAAAACTTCACAGTCGTCAACAATAATATTGAACTCTTTAAGAAAGCATTTCATAAACTTCTTGACGAACAAATTAAATCGATGCGGGAAAACCATGTCTCAGATACGCTATTTCGTGATCCCATAAATCCGGATTTAATTATCGGCCCCATCACGGAAGTACAAGAACCACTACAAGAAATTTCATATGCTGATGCAAGAGCCTCTGTCGAGAAGCAGGGAACGAAGCTCATCAAGGGTTGGAATTATGATCATGGCAATGAACCTACCAAAGATTTAGATGGTATGCTGCGCGCATTCCGTGGAAAGGTTTTACATTTTATGCCCCGCGATATCGAGGATGGCCAAAAGGCACAAGCATCTTTGTGGCTTCTACGACAAATCAAAAAAAGCCTGCAGCGCCGCGAAGATTTCGTTAATCCCGTAGGAAGTATTATTGGTAATGAATCTTATGGTACCCTTCGCAATAATCTGGAGAAGTTTTTTCAGCACAACACACACATGGAGCCCAAGGGCCTTGATGCAGTTATTAGCATTGGCGCCTTGAACAAAGTTGTCAAGGATGCAAAACCTCGCATCGAAGCGGCGGATGCCAAAGAGCTCTCCAAGAACGCAGAGGCAGGAACGGACGTTCTGCGTGACGACGAAGAGTGGAGAGTTGCCGTTATCAATAACAAAGGTGCAGCCTGCACTCTTGGCAAAGGCACCGATTGGTGTACTGCAGCGCCCGGATTAAATTACTTTGAACAATATTATAAAGAAGATGACCCACTGTTTTACATTGAAGACAAGGGAACCGGAGAGAAGTGGCAATTCCATTATGGTTCTCATCAGTTTATGGATGTCAATGATAGCCAAGTTGATAGAGAAAAGTGGGAAGAGCTTCACAGTGTTTTAAGAAGTGCCATGGCCGATCATGATTATGAAGAGAAGTATCCCAAAGTTTGGGATTATGAACATAAGGATTGGGAGGAGGAAGTTTCAAGGGTACTCGATGAACAAAGAGAACACATTGATCATCGAGAATTAACTATAGATGCCACCGTTGATGGAGGCTATGACATCGACGAAGGTGGGCTTTATGTAACTCCAAGCTTTCGAGTAGAATTTCTTTTTGATCGCCCAGCGGATAAAGAATTCGCTGACGAATTAGATATACTTGGGTATGAGGAAATCGACGAGTCGTTTACCAACGAATCTGGTGGACTTACAGCGGGCGACAATTCCGAAAATATTCAGGATGACGCCCACGAAGATAATATTGATATTAGAACTGGGCATACAACTGTCCAAGTTATTATAACAGGATTCAAAAGTCTTAGCAGTTATGATGAAGGTGATGAAAACGAGGTTATCAATGCTACAGATCGCTTTCTTCAAGATGTGAGGCACACTGTTGATGACAACTATAAAGATATTAAAGATAAAATTCGTGGAATACTTATTAAACATGAAATGCTCGAAGGAACCAAGTATGATAAACTGGTAGATGACCAGAACGCGCACGATGGCTTTGAAGAACAATTCGAAGGATTGGGCGTAAGCATTTTTCCGGAAGACAGAACTATACGATTTCAAATTTCTTTTTTGAAGCCCGACAATGCAAAAGACGTACCATATGGATTTCTTTCATCTGAGTTATCTGATAATAAAGACTTCATGTTTAGAATTGGTATGAAAGCCTTAGAGAGAATTGTCGGGAAGGGAGAAGCCATACAGCAAGGACTCCCCGGAACGGACACTCCTGCCGAAGAGAGTGCGCCGCAGGCTGTAGAGGGATTAATATTTGCGATGCAAAACCATCAGTATCTAAACAAGTTCGAACCTGCAAGCGAATATATCTTGGCGACGCTTGATATGACACTATCAACGCTCACTGCTTGGAACGATTTGTTTGTCGCGGGAATGAAAGTAGTTTCTCAGAATAAGAAAGCCGCGCAAGCCTCCTTGACGATGGCTGTGCAGAAATACATTGAGAAATATCCTGATAAGTTTCCGAAGGAAAACCAAGATAGAGGCCCTGGCGGGTTTTACGGCACTGGCGATGATGGCTTGACAGAAATCGTTGCTGACGAGATTGTGAATGAGATCGAACCTTATCAAAAGAAAGCCAAAAAGTGGCAAAAGCGAGCTTTGAAACTAAATATTAAAGGCGGCAATAAATATTTGACCAAGGGAATGAAGATTGCTTCAACCAAATTGGGCAAATCCGCACCACCGGGAGGATGAGATGAAATATCATAAATTACACGAAACGTGGAATAGACATGTCGAGGAAGAAGCGGTTTCCGAAACTGCTTTGGCGCGGGGTCGCGCAAAGCGTTTGGGGATTGATTACTCAGCCGAAAATGTAGGCGACCTAGAAAAATTCTTGGGTATGGATCTCTCAGCCATCGGCGAGGAAGCTATCAGCAAAATCAAGGAGAAGGTATTGGGCTGGGTAGATGAAATCTACGCGGGCCGTCCTGATTTGCAACGGGATCCCGATGCGGGCCCATCGCGTCCTGATCTACCTTCCTTCAAGGGTGCCGAAATGGAACCATTTCGAGAGGAGAAAAAAAATGACAAAATTTAGCAGCTTTAAAAAGCAACAGAAAATATTTGAGGACTGGCGACGGTACACCGAAGAGGAAGTAAGTGAAGATGCATACCCCTCCGTGGAAGCTTCGCCCATGGTTTCAAACTCAGAAGATCGCGATGAGGTGGATGCTCACCGAGAAGCTGATTTGATTGGTAACACTGAGATGGTAGAAGAAATTATTCAAGAAGAGACCGAAGATGCCGATCCTGAGCTTATTCGACTCCTCCAGAAAATTAGCGACAAATTAAATACACTTTCAACAATTGATGGTAGTATTGATTACTTGGCAAGCACAATGACTGGTGAAAATCCAATGTTGACCAAGGTTAAACAAGATACTCTTGGCCGCGTGGCCACAGGGAAACCAGTTGACCTGGGAATGCCCCTTACCGCCAAGGAATCTAAAGAGCCAAAAGAATAAAAGAAAGCAGAGGGCTCTTTGTCCAAAAATATTCTTCTATACGTTGGACTTGTCTGCCTAAGCCAGCTTATTTTCTGGTTTCAAGTGAACGGACAGTTCTTATGGGAGTTTTTTAGAAAATATCCTTATATAATTGCCTTGATGGGCCTTCCATCTGGCTATTTAGTTATCATTGCATCGAAATATGGGTACCAAGGCTTCGATGGAGAGATATGGCCAATGCGGATCATCGGGTTCTCGTCGGGAACGGTCATAGGGGCCATCTTGTTGTATGCTTTGATGGATGAGGGCCTCACAGTTAAGACAATTTTGTGCTTATTATTATCTCTTATCATCATTATCATCCAAATAGCCCTTTAAAAGAGCATAATGCATGCTATAATACTACTTACTAACTGTTATGCATAACAAAAACACCATTCACGAGCTTATAAGGGAGTTTTACCCCTATGCAAAGAAGCAATTGGGCTTTAATGAGTCCTGCAAGGTGTTTTTGCGCGAAAATAAGGAAAATTACGCAGATCCCCTTGGAAAAACAGCATATTACGACCCTCAAGGTATGGAAATCCACTTATATTCAACCGGAAGGCACCCAAAAGACGTTTTAAGGAGCTTTTCGCATGAGTTGGTTCACCATAACCAGAATTGTCAAGGCAATTTCGGGGGTGCTGCGCCTACGTCCGAAGGATACGCTCAAGACGATAAACACCTTCGAGAAATGGAAAAACAGGCGTATTTAGAGGGAAACATGCTACTTAGAGACTGGTGCGATGGCAGAAAGAACAATAATCAAGGAATTGACAAACATCGAGCCGATCCTGGCGACGACGGAGCAATTCCAATAAGAAATAACGACCGAGAAGAGTGGTTAGGGCCTGCAGGCAACCATTCCGCACATTACAGCAAGGGAGATCGTGATTCATCATGAAAAATTTACTAAACGAACGAAGCAGCAAGCTTTTTAAAAAATTATTTGAGAATCAGGGTGTTGATACGAAAAAGTATGAAAATTATTCCCTAGAGGAAGGTCCTTACACCTCTGCACGTCACGCAGATAAAGTCGGTTCTCCGGGGACGAGAGGGTGGGAAGAAGAAGGTCGAACCAAAGAAACTCCGGAAACGGTAGTTGCCTTCCTTCGCAGTGAAGACCACGACGGGGAGATATGGAATCTTTCTCGCGGTGCCTTTGCGGATCTAGCTGTAGGCGAAGATAATAGCCTTCGCGATCAATATCCCGGATGGGCCAACGATGATTTTGCGGTAGTTTTTAAAGGGATGGAGGGCGAATGGCCCCCTGGTTTTGAGGTTGATAATTTCTCAAACCCAGATCTCATGGAAAATAAAAAGGAGTAACATGAAAAAATATCTAAAAAACAGAAATGAAGATTTGTTTAAAAAATTATTTGAAAATCAAGGAATAAAACCAAATCTGGCAGAGCATGGCGATGAGGTTCCCTTTAACACCGATCCAAGTGATGTTCGGCCAACTTTAACTGGCCGGCCGATGGACAGCGACACACTTAACGCACTTGAAGGTCCAATTCTTCAGGGTGTGCGACAAATGATTCGCAAAGGAGCATCTCCGCAACAAATGGAAAGTGTTTTACGGGCAATTGATGGTTCTATCCTATATGGGTTTGCTTCTGATTCTCGACCCTATACTTCACCATTTATGGGGAAAAATATAGATGAAATAGGTGTTCCGGAGATGGCCGCTGGCCTTCAGCAACAAATTCATGATGAGGAAGATGGAAAAGCGAATCTTGACGAGGTGGATCAAGACGCTGCAGCCGTAGACGTAGAGGCTGATGAAACAAAGGGCCACGAAGAGGTACTCACAAAAAGTATGGATCGTTGGCTGGCGCTGCCCGGAGTCAGAAGCTCATTGATGGCACTTAGAAGTCCTGGAAACATAACTTGGTTTGTGAAAACAATTTTAAGCAAGGCAGGTGAGGTTGCCGGGGACACTGCCGCACTCAATAAAGGAGCCCATCTCAAAACGGCTCTTGGAGTCGCCCGACAAGATTATAGTAAAGCTGGTCCCACCGAAAGTGGTGGCCATATAATAATTTCTCCGAACGAGGAAGATAAATAAAAAAGAAAGGTGGTGATATATTATGCCAAGTCCAAGAAAAAGACGAGAAAAGAAAGCTGCAGCATTAGCTGCAAAAAAAGCGGCAACTGCTCAGGCAGATGCGGCACAAAACGCAGAATTGGAGGCTCTCAAAAAAGAAGAGGCTGAAAAACATGCGTTAGCACATGCAGCGGCCGAAAAGGCGAAAGAGGAAGCATTAAACCTCGCCAAAGAAGCTCTGATTGTTGAAGAGGTGGAAGAAGAGGTACATGTTGTATCTGAAAAGCCAAAAAAGAAATATACCAAGAAGAAAAAAGGGACAATTAACCTTTTTGGTTCAAGGGATGATGATTGATGGTAGATTTTTATAGAATGACGAGAAGGTTTCTCGTAGGAGAAGGTAAAGACGTAAGTGTCGGCTCCTATCTTCGGGCACTGAAGGAAGGTCTGTCAAAGATTAGGCCCACCTCTCAGTCTCAAGCAGTTCTAGTAGAAAATATGAAATCTAATCTTCGTACTGTGAGAAAAGAGGTATTTTCACTCCAAGAGAAAGTTAGCTTACTTGAAGAAAGAGTGCAATTGTTTGAAGAAAATAAGGAGTAGTGATAAATGGGCGGTGTAGCCAAGCACATGAATCACCTCTATGACAACCCTGATCTTAGTTTTGGCGGGATAGAAGATATCTTCATCAAAGCGAGTCAGGGCAGTCTTGTAGGTACTGAAAAAACCGATGGTCAGAATTTATTCGTATCTTATTCTGTTAAGGACGGGAAAGCTAAAGCTGCGCGGAACATGGGAAATATCAAAGCCGGCGGTCTGACAGCGGATGAGCTAGCCCACAAATTTAAAGGCAGAGGGGATTTGGCAAAATCATTTAATGATGCCTTTAATATATTCTCTCAGGCCATTGATCTCCTACATATAGAAACTCAGCTCGATATCTTTGGGCCCGATGCCAATATCTGGTACAACGCTGAAGTCCAAGATCCAAGAACATCCAATGTTATAAATTACGATAACAAGACTTTGACAATCCACCGAGTTGGTCACAAAGAATTTGATAAGCAATCCGGAGCCACCGTCGACAAGGACGTGTCTGGCAATGCAGAAGTTTTAGAAAATGCGCTTGACGATGTTAGTGACTTCCTAAGCGACGAAGAATACAAAGTTGAAGTTAATGCAATTAGAAACCTTGAAGCAATTGCAGATGACCGAATTTTAAATGAAGCTTTAAGTCGATTACATAATCTGATGAGCGAAGATGATATGACGATGAGCAATACGGTTGGGGATTACCTTAACAAGCGAGTCGGTGAAGTCGTGGATAAATTACTCCCACCTCTTGACCCCGAATTGAAGAAGGAGTTGATGAAGAGGATATTCCACGTTCGTGGAGCATCTCTCACTAAAATTTATAAAATGCTTCCTCCTGAAAATGGGGAATTAAAAAATAAAATTAGAGACCTCGTAAATGGTTCCGGAAAAATATACTCAGCAGCAATCTGGCCGCTCGAAGATATCATTCATGATTTTTCTGTGGAAATGTTAAAGGGCCTTGAGTCTGCGTTTGTTTTAGATAATGAAGCCGAAATAACAAATCTCAAAAAGAGAGTGTCTGACGCGGTTGCAGAAATTGAAGCAGCAAGTGATGAAAAAGAAATGTCGACATTAATGAAGCAAATGAAAAAACTTAAAGACGTAGAACAGGTTTCGACGGCGGCCGAAGGTTTTGTTTTTGATTATGATGGTATCACCTATAAGTTTACTGGCAATTTCGCTCCCATAAATCAAATACTTGGAATTAAAAAGTATCCGGGCAGCCGAGGTTCGAAAGAACAAGAAGAATTAAAAGAAGAAGAATCAGACGTCGAAGATAATGAACACAAACATAAGGCAGATATTGCTCTCGTTCCAGGATCATTTAAACCTCCCCATATTGGACATTTCCAACTGATGAAGGATTACCTATTACACGACGCCAACAAAGTTGTTGTTCTTATTTCAAAACCCACAAAAGAAAAATCAATCCGATTTATCAAATTACCTTCACAGGGGGTCAAACTTGAAGTGCAACCAGATGCCGCAAAAAGGATTTTAGATTTATATATTGAAAATGCTGGACTCAAGGGCAAAATAGAGGTTATACCCATCTGGAAGGAGGGGTATAATAATCCACTGGCCTTTACTCATGATTATCTAGCGGATATTGCTGAGAAGGGTGAAGAAAAAAGCGTGGTAGTGGGCGTCAGCACCAAAGATGCTGGAGATATCAAAAGGTTCGACGACATGAAAGAAAAATACGAAGCGCCAGAGGGATCGAACCTCAAATTAATTAATAAACCTCGCGAACCGCTTGGGAGTATCAGCGCCACTGACTTTCGGGATGCAATGACAAAAGCAATAGAAGAAAAAGATTTAAGTGACGTAGAAAAATATAAGCCGGATGGTGTGAGTGCTGAAACTATTATGAATATTATAAAGTCTACCTCCAAGCGTTGGCCGCTGGAAAATAAACTTAATGAAATTATCGGCGGAGTAGATGCGCCAGAATCATACACAGGAAAAGAAATGATGGCCCACGAAATGTTTGATTATATTAAGTCTCTCCCTGATCAAGAGGCCGCTGATGCCTTTGTTGATAGTATCGAAAGTATGCCAGAAGAAGAAATAGTAGATTTTCTCACTAACTGGAAAAGGAGTAAGACTGGAATGAGAGAAGTTAGCAGCATGGCTGGTGGCAACGTTGCTGGCCCCGGCATTGGTAATAAAGAAACGGAATCACTAATTAGAGAAGAGGAGCTAGACGAAATGCACACAATTGACAGAAAGAAATTTATTGAAGAGCTCGCTCTGCGCGAAAACATTCGGGGCATTCTTCGAGGAATTAAGAAAAAAGAATTCTTAAGAGAATCTGAAGCGCGGCTGGCGATTAGAAAAATGGTCCAAGAAGATATGAAGGATGCTCCGTATGCAAATACCGGTATTAATGAGTTAGAACAACTTCTGAAGAGGATTATCCCCGTTATTGAGCCTGATTATAAAAGTTTAACAACTACGTCAGAACAGCGGGAATCGTATAGAGCGCATATTATAAATGCGGTAGCAAACTCCTTATCTCCAGATATAACTTCCAGTGCTAGCGATGGTATTGAAATTCTAGATACTCCCGATGAAGATGAAATGTCGCTCGAAGAGACCGGCGATGCCAACGAAGAGATTGAAGTTGCGGTGGATACGGGAGATAAATTTATTGATATTGATCCCAAGGCCAACGACAAAGAAACAGAAGAAGCAGAAGAAGAGCAAGACTTCGCGCTCGAAGGTGAAGATGAGACCGGTCGAAATTTTGCAATGGGAACTTGGGAAAGAATTGAAACCAACATTGTTGAGTCTTACCGAAGATTATCTGATCCAAAAGACCAGGATCTTTTTTATGATTACCTCATCGCAAACTTAAAACTTTATTTTGATAAGTTTGAAGATGAATTGGCAAATGTTGTCGACGAACCTGAAAGTGAAATCTATGATCAAGAGGCAGCCGCTGGTGAAGACGAAGCAGCGATGGGAGCCGAAGAAGATTTTGAACTAGGCGGCGAAGAAGCAGCGATTTAATCGATTTAAATCTTCAACCTCACCCTTTCCTTAGCATAGCAGGCAAATCGCCTGCTATTTTTTTAAGTGGTGTTTTAAGAACAAAATTAATTATTTTGTTTACTGAGGAGATATATTGAAAAAAGTTCTTTACAAATCCTGAGACTTGATGCATAATGATTATACTAACCTAAGCAATTAAGCAGATCTGCATATATGCTTATTACTAATATATAATTTATTATTAATTAAATTATTATAATAATATTAATACTATAGAATAAATACTATGAAAGAAACATGGAAAAACAATAAGCATTTTCAAGGTACAAATAAAAACTACTCAGTATCTAAATCTCTTCGAAGAAAGAAAAAAACAACTGATGAATTTGAGTCAATGTTAAATTCTCTCAATCTAGAAGAGGTGATCTCTCTTAAATTAGAGTTGGCAGCAAAAGCAGCTGGCAATAAAATGTATGGAATCCCTATTTATAAATACCTTGACTTAATCGTTAAAGATGCTATTATTAAATATGCGCTTAGTGCTTGCCATTCAAAAGCAGAAGCTCAGAACTTTTTAGGATTGAAAAGTGCCGAATGGATGGAACTACTGAAGGGTTTTAATCCAGACCCATACTTTGATGAAGAAAAATAAGATGGTTGCCCTACTTCCAGCATAATTACTTATGTAACCATTAGAGAAAGAGAGTTAAATTTTGTTTGGAATAAATAAAGGAAAAGACAATTTAATACCTATCCTGCCTTTAAAAAATGCAGTGTTCTTTCCTGGCACAGTTATGCCTCTTTTAATTGGTCGAGAGAAATCTTTAAAATTAATCAATGCAGTTATCAAGACGGGAACTGAATTTGGCGTCGTGGCTCAAAAAGACGTAGAGGTTGAAGAACCAATTGATTTAGATTTATATAAAGTTGGAACGTTAGCGAAAATTATAAAATTTTCTAAAACCTCCGATGGTAATTATAATGTAATTATCGAGGGAATAAGAAGAATTGAATATAGTGAAATGAATACCTCAGAACCGTTCTTTACTGCAGCAGTAGAATATCCTGAAATTCCACCTTCATCGAATTCAAGTGAACTTCAATTACTATTTCAAACTTTAAGAGAAACTTCTTTCGATATTATTTCTGCTCTCCCTGAAATTCCTTCAAGCGTCAAGAACTTTATTGATACCATCGAAGATCCTGGGGTCTTGGCCGACGTGGTAGCAGGAAACTTAGGTGAAGCGGTTGAGGAAAGACAAGCAGTACTGGAAACATATGATGTAAGCCAAAGAGTTATAAAGGCCATGGAAATTTTAGGAAGAAAGCACGAAATGCTCGTCCTCTCAGATAAAATTAATACATCAGTTAAAGAAGAAATTTCAAGGAATCAAAGAGAATATTATTTGCGCCAACAACTCAGAGCAATTAATCAAGAGCTTGGCGAAGGCGCCGAAGAAAATGATGAGTTAAATGTTTTCAAGGAAAAGATGAAAAACATTGATTTACCTGATGAGGTTGTTAAGACAGCCACGAAAGAAATTAAGAGGATGCGTAATATGCAGCCAAATCAGGCGGAATATAATGTTTCTCTAAATTATCTTGAAACTATTTTAGATTTTCCCTGGGATGTTTATACCCGCGATAGTCTAAAATTGACAGATGTGAAAAAACAACTTGACGATGACCACCATGGCCTTGACGACGTTAAGGATAGAATTATTGAATATCTTGCTGTCCGTAAATTAAAGGACGATATGAAAGGGCCAATCCTTTGTTTGGTTGGGCCACCTGGAGTTGGCAAAACTTCGCTAGGAAAATCAATTGCCCAAGCTTTAGGTCGCAAAATGAAAAGAGTTTCTCTCGGCGGCGTCGGCGATGAATCAGAAATTAGAGGCCATCGAAAAACTTATATCGGCGCCATGCCAGGAAAAATAGTAAAGTCGATGATAAATATTGGCGTCAACAACCCACTCTTTTTACTCGATGAGATTGATAAGATGAGCAAAGATTATAAAGGAGATCCAGCATCAGCGATGCTAGAGGTTCTTGATCCAGAGCAGAACAATGAATTTATGGATCACTACCTTGATATTCCAATTGATCTTTCAAATTGCCTTTTTATTGCAACAGCCAATAGTCTCAGAACAATATCTGGGCCTCTTCGTGATCGAATGGAAATTATAGAATTATCTGGATATACATACGAAGAAAAGGAAAATATTGCAACCAAACATCTTGTCCCAAAACAAATAAAAAAGAATGGACTCTCTGATACTAATATCATCATTAAACCGGGCGCCCTTAATAAAATTATTTTGCAATATACCAGAGAGGCTGGAGTCCGGGGGCTTGAAAGACAAATTGCCAAAGTATGCCGTTATGTTGCGGCATTGGTTGCCAAGGAACAAGAAAAAGAACAGCCGCAACACATCATTAAAATTATAAATACTTATAATCTTGATACATTTCTTGGTCCAGAAAAATTTGACGTTGAGCCCGATACAAGAGCAAGAAATCCTGGTGTTTCAACTGGTTTAGCTTGGACTGCTTCCGGGGGAGATATATTATATATCGAAGCCACCAAAATGCCCGGCAAAGGAAATTTAACTTTAACTGGTAAGATTGGCGACGTCATGACCGAATCTGCAAAGACTGCAGTAAGTTTAATTCGATCCAAAGCAATTGCTCTTGGCCTCACAAAAGAAGAGAACAAGAACTTTTTAGAAGAAACAGATCTCCATATCCATTTCCCAGCTGGGGCAACCCCAAAGGACGGCCCCTCAGCAGGCATTGCAATAAGCACAGCACTCGTTTCGCTATTAAGTGACAAGAAGGTACGCTCGGACACTGCAATGACCGGAGAAACGAGCCTGCGCGGTCTGGTGCTGCCTGTGGGCGGAATCAAAGAGAAAGTTATTGCTGCTCACCGCTTAGGAATCAAAAGAATACTCCTTCCTCCAAAAAATGAGAAGGATATGAAAGATGTTCCAGATAAAATCAAAGAAGAGGTTGAATTCTTCTTTCCCGAAACGGTGGAGGAAGTTTTTGCACTAGCTTTGGAATAAATGAATTATAGCATTCACGAAGACATTCTGGTGGGAGATTTGGTTAGAGGGACATCTATCCATAATGATAATTGTGTCGGAATCGTTGTGAATTATGAACCAAGCCACAAAACAGAGTATACAGTTCATTGGCTTGTCGAGAGTCCATGGATTGGATATTACTCGTTTTACGAGCGTAGATACGATTTAGAGAAGCTATCTTAAAACAAGATACTACTTATTTTTATGAAAATTGATTTAGCAAAAGTAGGAACAGCGGTGGTGACTGCATTGGTTATTGGAATGATGACTTATGTTGGCACAACCCTTCGAGAACTTGAAATTGAAACGGAGCTTATTAAGGTTCGTCTTGAGCAGGTAGAAAAGAAGTTTAAAAAGCGGCCAAAACCGTCAAAAAAACACCAATAAAATCAAGTACTTACGTAAGTACCTGTTTTTAAAGGGAAAAAGAGATTTTATGAGACTTTTAATGGAAAATTGGCGACAGTATTTGAATGAAGATACCGAAGGCGTTAATATCTTTTTTGATATGGATGGTGTGTTAGTTGATTTCGCTGGCAAAGTTGCAGAATTAATTAACAGCACAATAGATAAAAATCCAGATGAGTTTTATGCCGAATCCAAATCCAAACGAAAAGCACTGAGAAGACTCCAGAAGGTGATGGAAGAAGAAGGAAGAACTACACCAATAACTCCCAAAGAACTAGAAGAGATGACAGCCAGAAAAGATGCAGGCCAAGAAAGAACCAAAGTGGAAAAGAGAATTAGTGATTATTTGTTTTCCCTTATTTCCAACGATTCTCAAGTGTGGGCTGATATGGGAATCCTTCCCGGAGCGAAAGAAATGGTGGACTTGGCCCAAGGTCTGGGAAATGTACATGTGTTGACATCGCCAGTTGATGATGCTTCGGCGGAAGGAAAGAAAGAATGGTTATCTCATCACTTTCCAGAAATCGATAATATAATTATTACCGGTGAAAAAGGCGCTGCCCTCCAGAACCTGGGAATCATCGACGCAGGAGGACGAGCTATTTTAATTGATGACCGCACCAAATATATAGATCAATTTGAACAAGCCGGAGGAGAAGCTATACATCACTCTGCAGATAATATCTCTAGCACCGTCGATTTTTTAAGGAGTTTAGAGGCATGAAATTATTAATGGAAAACTGGCGAGAATATATGACAGAAGAAGAGGGGCAGCCCAAAGTTAAGTTTAGCGGCATCCTTAAATTAATGCCCTCGTCAGATATTGTCTCCCAGGCACAGGAAGCATTAAATAAATTACCGGAGAAGGTTGAAATTCCCTGGAAACCCGGATCGTCAGCCTCTCCTGTACCGCTGACACCTGAAAATTTTCATGTGACGCTAGCCCACCAGAGTGTTTTAAAACCTTATAAAAAATTACTCAAACAAATGGGCAAAGAAAACAAGCTTCCTGAACCACCCCCAGTTCAACTGGATTTGAGTGAACCACCCCAAATGAAGGTGGCTGAAGATCTCCAGAGAATGTCGTGGGTGGCAAATGTTGCGAACCAGCAAGATATGAGAGATTATGTTAATCTTATAATGGAAATGATCGGCGGTTCTCCCAACCCCGAACCAGAGCGCATATTTCATGTTTCATTAGCCAACCTTACGGGAAATCCAGGAGACAGTGTAAAATGAAACTCCTAATGGAAAACTGGCGAGGATTTTTGAACGAAAAGCTCATGCTCAAGCCTGGGCCAAATGGCTGGGACTTGTATCGTGACTTGGTTGCAAAGGCTTACATGGCTGCACCAAGTTTTGAGCCTAGAGCTGTTTCATCTTTTGAGGCCACCGTTCCATTCATCGAAAAGATGTTCAAACAAATTCAATCGAGAGTCGAAGTACAATTTGTTGATTACCACCCCTACGAAACCGATGCGGATATCCGTCGAGATGTCGAGGAGAACGGAATAATGAAGGTTGCAACAATCGATGCAGATCATGCTTTATTCGATGAAATTACAAATGCAAAGTTCCGAGCCATCCATGATTATATGTCTCACATTCAAGCTTTCGGTTCGACAGGAACACCGTTCGGTTTGGCCGGAGAATTAAAAGCCTACAATGTTCATTTAAAAACATTACCTCCAGAAGCCGCACCCGCCCTATTTACAGAAATCGTCGGACAGGTCTGCGCGAAAGAAGCAACCGGAGAATTTCAGGAACAAAAGATTTGCTTACTGGACGGATTTGATTATTACAATGTCGGCGTTGTCAACGGATATAAAATTGTTGATAAAGAACTTGTTAAGGAGGACGCAGAGTGAAACTTTTAATGGAACAGTGGAAAAAATTTATAAATGAGAACGATGAAAAAGCATCTAGGCTTAAGCCCGTTGGTTTACCACAAGACGATTGGGACAACCACCAAGAACTTGAGCGAATCGGTTCAGAATCACTCCACAGTGATATGAGAGATTTATTAACCACGAATATGCCAGCGGCGGTTGAAAGGCTCGTCTCGCGTAACGATGATAATCGTATCACTGATGACTACACAGAAATGCTTGAAAATACGATGGATTATTATGTGGATAAGGGTTTTTATGAAGAAGCCGAAGACGGCAATGTGATTAAAACTTTTCCCAAACAGCTCGTTAAACAAATGCTCAATGTTGCCATCGAAAAGGCGCGGAAATTAAAATGAAACTATTAATGGAACAGTGGAAAAGTTATTTAAACGAAGGCCCCCGTCAAACCTATTATTGGCAGACGACAGGAGCTTGGAGTGGTGACGGCAAAATCCGTCAAGGCTCCAGTCACGTCCCGCGATCCAATCCTCGCTCCCAAGGGAACGGCAGAGTAGAAGAGATTTTTGAGGAAGTCAGAAAAGAACAATTTCCAGAACGCCCCAGCCGCTTAGATTGTGTTTATTTGTGTGAGAACCTTGACGGCCCAGAAGGAGGCAGTTTTTGTAGTTATCCAGCCCGTGGCGGAGGTGAGACTTACGAGATAAGACTTCAGGGAGAATACAATTTATTTAGAACAAATTCCGAATACTGGACTGAGGCAGTCACATCCTTTGAGCGTGGCGACGAAGATCGAGCGAGGGGTTTTGCAGAAGCGTATTGGGAAGGTGATGATCCCTACATGACCTTTTCGGAAATTCTTGTGAGTCCGCCAGAATCAGCAATCATAGATAGAAAGATTTAAAAGTGCTTAAACAATTTGTGGAGAAAGTGAAATATAAATTCTCTTTCTGGAAACGAGACAATTTTAAAAAGATTATAGTGGATTATGGAATGCCTCTCCTCGTCATCCTTATTGGATGGGAGATTGTAGAGGATATTTTATTCCCGGCCTTATTCTATTGGTTAGGACAATACTTCCCAGCATTTTACGCTTTAATCCCCGTAAGCTGGCTTTTGTGCCTCCATCCAGTTGCCGTCCCCATTCTTTGGATGATATATCTCAAATTTTGGGGAGATAAAAATAAAAAAGAATATGAGTGTGGCCACGATCATTAAAAAAAGGCACTTACTGTGCTAGAATGCTATTTAGTATTGTTAGATTCTTATTTTAGGAGACTTAATTATGAGCAACATGAAATTAATTATGGAAAACTGGCGCCACTTCGAAGAAGAGGGAAAACCCACAAAAATACTCAAAGAGGTAAGTCTCCCAGGATCAAGTCAAGCAAAGATGGATGATGAAATCGAACTTTTAGGGCGAGAAGAATTAGCGGTTGCCATCGAGAAAGCCTTTAACAATGGCCCAGCCGGCGTCCGAGCATTCATGAACTCTCCTCAAGGTAAAGATTCTAAAGTCCGGAAATTTCTAGCAATGGCCCACTCAAAATATGATGGCTCATCCACGGATGATAAAATACCTGTGTCTGCAGAAAAGCCCATAAAGTTGGATGATATGAACCCCACTCAGGCTTTTATTGATTTAATGCAATCCGTGGCCTTCCCCCTTGGTTCTGCAAAAGCCTTAAAGAATGCCATCGAAAGTGGCGGCCATGGCCCCATTACCGTTTCTCTTCCGTATGTGCTTGATGGCCACCACCGATGGTCAGGAGCTTATGCAATTAATCCAGCGGCGAGCATTACAGTAAATAATTTGGGCTTCCCCGGCAACGAAACTCAAAAACTTGCAGCTGCCCAACTTGCAGTTGCCGCTGTTGATCCAAATCCTTCTGATGAATTCCCCTCAAAGGGCGGCGACGCAAAGACGGATATAATTGGCAAAGACGCGGAAGAAATAAAACAGATGATATTGGCTAACATAGATGAACGAACCGACGATAAAGCTCCTGGTAATCTCTTAAATCCTGAGATGATCGCAACGATAGGAAAAACTAAAGATCCTGTTATTTTAAAGTGGGCAAATATTACACCCGAAGAGGCTGAGAATGCCAAGGTGGTTATAAATAAAATCGCAAATAAAGTTGCAACGAATCTGGGGAATCTCCCACAACCTTCGAGTGCTGCACCAGATCGTCCTGATATGCCACAATTAGATCACCCCTCTATTGGGGGAGATAAGGGTCTGGCTAAAATCTTTAAAGCAATACCTAATTCCGAATTTAATCTTGAGCCCCCTTTTATTAAGAAAGCGGTCAGAGAAATCAAAATCCGCGTTAAAAAGAGTTGACACACCGCGTCATTCTTAAACCAATACTTTAACCTTGACACTTTACTTTAACTATGATAGAATAAGTACAACTTAACTTCGTCCTGCAATTCAGTAGGCGAACTAAAGGAGAAAAAAACTATGAAAAAAGCACTATTAGCGACCGTTATGGCGTTTTTGGTAAGTACCGTTGGTTATGCAGACGAATTACGTTTGGAAGCTGGCGCATCAGCGAAGCTTGGCGATAATACTCTGTCTGTGGCAGAACAAACCCGCCATGATCTAAGCATTAGTGGAGACATGGTGACGAAACCAGCAGGCTATGAGCATACTGAGTTCGCCGTTTCTCGTTCTGTGACTGAGAATATCGGTCTAAGTCTTGGTGTTCGCAACACCAACACCGAAGGAACATCAAGCAACCGACTTCACTTGGATTTGAATGCTGGTGTTGGTCTTCCTATGGGTATCAACCTCTCAAACCGTTTGCGCTTGCAGATGGAAGCTGGGGATGATATTACTGCAGTCACCACTGACTCTTTGATTCTTCGCGAAAAAGTAACTCTTAGTAAAACTATTGCGTTACCTTTCGTGAGCCTCGACTTGAGTGTTGGTGATGAAATCCACGCTAATGAAGGTGGGTTGGTGGAAAACCGAATTTCCGCCGCCGTATCCAAAGAAGTTTGCCCTGGCCTTTCGGCTGGTGTAGAATACTTCCGCCAACAAACCCCTGGCAATGATGACGCGAATGTTGTGGCAGTTTCAGCTGCGCTGACATTCTAAATTTAAATAATAATAATGAATATTAAAAAGGCCCCAATTCGGGGCCTTTTTTTGTTAAAAGAGCTTTATTTTTCTTTATTTTTGTGTTAAAATGTATGTTCGTCATTACTTAATATGACGAATTCACAAATCACTCAATAAAGGAGAATTTATTATGTTCGAAATTCCTGTTCTAAAAATGACAAAAGAAGAAGCTTTGATTTATATATCGAAACTCAAAGAGGGACAAATGGTTAAAGTTATGCTTTTATCAAATGAGGGTAAGAGAGGAGATAAACAACTTCTCACGGAAGACGAAAAATGGGATTACGGATGTTACAAGGATTAAAAATGAAAAAACTACTTTTATTTAGTTTACCCGCAATGTTTGCTTGCGGTACAGACACTCACGTACAAACAGAATCGTTCGCAGCGCAGGAAATTATAATCCCCCGCGCTGCAGTTTGCGAAAACCTCGACGCCTCTGTGAGAGAGGATATGGATGCCGGCAAATACGAAGAGCTCTGCGGCCATCCGAAAATTTGTACGGAGTTTGAAACTGAGATGGTTTGTGAAGGCGAATGGTGTATTACTTATAGTACATGCCGCCTAAAGTAAATCTTCCTTCAATTTAAACCCCAACTGATCGGTTATTCTCTTTTCAACAATCTCTCTATTAAAGCCGTTTGAGTGGAACCAAATCCACTCGGCGGTTTGTTTTATATTTAAAATAGATTGATCAAGTTCTTTGTTTTTCTGGTTTAGCCAACTTATTTCCTTGTCCTTATCCACTTTGAATTGAACAGACAATTCATAGGCAATCTCCAGAAGTGAGGCTCCATCCCCGTTCTTAACTGCATTCGCAGCTTCCTTATATAAATTTATTTTATATTCTCTCTCGTTATCATCTACATCTTTTAATTTATCAGGGTGTGTCTTAATAGCTATTTTTTTAAATAATTCCCTGAGATCTTTATCTCTTCCGAAAATTTCTTCTTCGTTATCCCAAATTTCTTTTTCTATTTTTGGAATTTCCTCTTCTGCTCGATGTCCTCGTTCTTGACCTTTCATCATTTCTGTTGAATCACACTGCGCCGTTGGTTCAATTATCTTCTTCGGTTTCCGCCCGGTTTCAAATCGATTGTTAAAGCCCTCGATTGCATCCTCTAAAATTATTTCAGCTTCCAGAAATTCCGCTTTTTTGAATTGGAAGCTTAGTCTTATTTTTTTTATTTTTGCCTCTTCTCTTTTCTTAGATAAAGGCATCTTCGCTTTGCGTACCATTTCAAACCCCGGATGTTATTTGGGCAAAACAGAATTTACAAATTTTTTCATCTTATCATAAGGGACTGATAGAGTGATGTGGTGGAATCTTGAATGGATTGCCCAAACCATTCCCACGAGTTTACCTCTTGAATTTATAATGGGAGATCCAGAGCTGCCTGGATTCGCCGGGAGAGAATATATATCAGCATCGGGATTATGAAAACCATCCCCCTTCAAAACGCCGGAGTAAAATCCCTCAAAGAGCATTATGAGATCTTCACCAAAGACACCTTGCGGTGCAGCGAGGTTATAAACCTTTTCACCAATTTCTGGTTTTGATAAAGCTATACTGATAGCCCTTTCTGGTAGCTTATCTGATTCCAAGATGCATGCATCAATATCATTACTTTTTTTGATTACCTTGGTTTCCACCGTTATGGCCCTTTGAGTATGCGCGTTAATTACATCGAGAAGCCCGTCTTTCTCTTCATCGCAGAAGTGTCTTGCAGTTAAAATATAAGTCTTTTTATTGTGATGGCCTATAATTGCTCCCGATGCCGAGGACATTCCAACCATCTGTTTTTCGGCGTTGAAAACAAATTTTGTAAGACCCACAAAGGACTTCCTTCTTTGATCTAGCAGGTTTTTCGTGAAAAGGTTTGTGAAGGCACAGCTGGAGACTAAGAAAAGAATACTTAACAGTGGAATAAGGAATAGTTTTTTCATATTAGTAATTACCATTAATCCACACAAAAAGCAAAACTTATTCAGAAATAGTTATGGAAAACTATTTAGAATAGAAGGTTTAAAAGAGATATCGAAAGAAAGAGTTTATGAAAAAATGTACCTACGTTCTCGATACGAGCGTTTTTCTGACAAATGCCAATTCTGTTTATGCATATGGAACAAACGATATTATTGTCCCAATGAAGGTGCTAGAAGAGATCGACAAGCATAAGAAGAGACAAGACTCAGTGGGATCGAACGCTCGAACTATTATCCGCATATTCGATGATATGCGAGAGATAGGATCTTTATATAAAGGAGTCCGAATTCAAAAGGGAAAAGGAATTCTAAGAGTAAGACCAAGTGATGTAGACGTACATAAATACCTCCCAGATGACCTCTCCCCAGAAATCCCCGACCACAAGATAATTGCAACAGCAATGCAGGAGAGAAAAAACCGACCCAAAGTTAATGTTATCCTTGTATCTCGCGATGTTAATATGAGAGTAATATGTGATGCCCTGGGCCTCCCAACTCAAGATTATAATCCAGATCAAGTTCTTGAGTCTGGAGACGAAGTATATACTGGATTTACAGAGAGGACAATATCCGATGAGAAAATAGACAAGTTTTATGCTGGAAAGAATTTTAAGTTAAAGTGCGATGATCTCAACCCCAATCAGTTTCTTCTGCTGAAATCACAGTCAGACAAGAATAAGACGGCCCTTGCGAGATTTATAGAGCCCGGCAAACCACTCCGTAAGATTTTTAACAAAAAGACTACCTATGGAATTTCTCCCCGTAACAAAGAACAACAGTTTGCTATGGATATCCTTTTTGATAGAAGGATTCCTGTAGTCAGTCTGCTTGGATCTGCTGGGACTGGCAAAACATTATGTGCCTTATCTGCCGGCCTTGAGCAAGTCATGGCTTCCGGAGATTACACTCGCTTAATTGTTTCGAGGCCAATACAACCACTTGGAAAGGACATTGGTTTTCTACCCGGCACAATGGAAGAGAAAATGGCCCCGTGGCTTACCCCAATCCAAGATAATCTTCAATTCCTCATGGGAAATGATAAATTAATGTTGCAAGAATACTTAGATCGTGGTACAATAGAGATGGAAGCTATCACTTATATTCGTGGAAGATCTATTTCAAAGGCTTTTATTGTCATTGATGAAGCTCAAAATTTAACAAGACACGAATTAAAGACTATAATAACAAGAGTGGGAGAAGATTCTAAATTGGTATTGACGGGAGATATAGAACAAATAGATAATGCTTATGTTGATGAGACCTCTAATGGTCTCACCCACGCGGTGGAGAAATTTAAAGAATATAGCTTAGGCGGCCATGTGTCGTTTAAAAAAGGTGAGCGAAGCGAAGTGGCAACACTTGCGGCTAAAATTTTATGATAGTTAATAGAGAACAAAAAGAATTGTTATTGTATAACAGAATTCCAGTCATCATTCAGGATAAGGCGTCCTTCAATGTACAGGCAGTTCTGAAAGCTGTGCAGAAAAAGCTCCCACAGCCGCTGACACAAGATTTGGATTATATACTTATAAGCAATTCCGATTACCTCAGAGATCGAGAAGTAGATTCAGTATATCAAGATGGCATCATTTATATGTCCTCAAATATAGAAGATGACGAAACTGCCCTCTTGAGCGTGGTTCACGAGGTGGCCCATTCAATTGAAGAATTACTCCCACAAATTTATGAGGACGAGACAATTGAAACAGAATTTTTGGGAAAAAGAAAAAAACTCTATGAAATTCTGTCATCACATGGATATGATTTAAGCGGTTTAGACTTCTTTAATGCAGAATATTCGGAAAAGTTTGATGATTTCCTCTATTTAGATATTGGATATCCACTATTAAGAAACTTTGCTTCTGGTCTTTTCCTGTCGCCCTATGCGGCCACGTCAGTAAGAGAATATTTTGCAATTGCGTTTGAGGAGTATTTCATGAGGGAAGCAAAGCACGTAAAGTTGTTTAGTCCAGCTGTTTATTTTAAGATTGAAGAGTTGTTAGATAACTTGGGAGAGAAATTTGTATGAAGAAAGAGATCGTTGTAAATAAAGATAATAATGAAGTGACGATTTGTTTATCACTTAAAAAGAGGATTATGGCAAGAGATCCTCGTATGACCATTACTACGAAAATGGTGCAAACAATGCTTGAAAACGATGATTTTAAGCTTGACAAATGTATTTCACATGATACAATAGATAATCATGATAATAATTCAAGGCACGATGGAACGTGGATTTTTTCATTATTTGTGGAAAAAACACAGAAATTGGCCTTGAATAATAAGAAAAAAGAAAATATTGATGCTCCTCCAAGTGTTGCCCCCCAAAAGAAGGCAAAGACAAAAAAGAGGACATATAAAAAGAAAGAGAGCTAATTTTGCCACACGTATCATTTTCCGCTATTAAAGACTGGAAATTTTGTGCCTTTTACCATAAGCTAACGAGAATAGATAAATTAAAAGTTTTCCAAGGAAACGTTTATACCGCCTTTGGAAAAGCTATTCACGACACTTGTGAAGCTATGCTTATTAGCAACCAAATTAAGAAATCCTTTGAACCAGAGGAATATTTCAAAAAACAGCTCGTCGAAGAGTTGAAAATTCTTCCTCCCGATGTTGCACCATCGATGGATGATGCCAAAGTGTTCCTAGAGCAAGGGAGGGAAATAATCCCTCACATATTACCAGCCCTCAAAGAATACTTTGGAGAGTTTGATCTTGTCTCTTCAGAGGAAGAGATAAATGAAAAATTAAGATTAGATACAGATGACCAGTATTCCTTCAAGGGATATGTGGATTGTATCATCAAAACCCCAGATGGAAAGTATCATGTCATTGACTGGAAATCCTGCAGCTGGGGTTGGGACATGCGGAAACGCACAGATCCAATGGTGACATATCAACTGACTTATTACAAGCATTTCATTTCAGAAAAACGAGGAATTCCAAAAGAAAATATTGAAACTTATTTTGCTCTCCTCAAGAGAACAGGCAAAAAAGATAGGGTTGAATTCTTCCGTGTTACATCGGGAGAAAAAAAGACAAATAATGCCCTTAAACTTTTGGAACAATCGGTTTATAATATTGATAGGCAAAACTATGTTAAGAATCGTCTGTCCTGTAATCGATGTGAGTTTAGGGGGACGACACATTGCCCGTAGGGGAAACTATGACAAAGAAAAAGATTTTAACAATTTCCGATCACCCATTTTCACCAAGTGGTGTCGGAACACAGACAAAGTATGTTATTGATGCTTTGATGAAAACGGGAAAATACAAAGTTATTTCTCTGGGAGGCGCCGTTAAACACGGCAATTATAATCCCACCAAAACCGAAGAGTATGGAGAAGATTGGATTACTCATCCCGTCGACGGCTACGGAACACCAGATCTAATTCGTTCGTTTTTAAGAACTGAAAAGATAGACATGGTGTGGATAATGACCGATCCCCGCTTCTGGGGTTGGTTGTGGGAAATAGATGACGAGATTCGTGCGCTGTGCCCCTTGGTTTATTATCACGTTTGGGATAATTACCCTTACCCGACATTCAATAGAAAACATTATTTATCTAATGATGTAATTGCTACAATCTCCAAGGTCACGGACGATATAGTTCGAACGGTGGCACCCGAAGTAGAATGCCACTACGTTCCCCACGCGGTGAACCAGGAGATCTTCAAGCCTCTTCCGGGCGATGAAATAATAAAATATAAAAACAGAGTAATGGAAAAAATCAAAGGAGAAGATAAGTTTATCTTCTTTTGGAACAATAGAAATGCTCGAAGAAAACAAAGCGGCTCCCTCATCTATTGGTATAAGGATTTGTTAGACCGCATTGGCGATGACAAAACATGCCTAATTATGCACACTGACGTCAAAGATCCACATGGTCAGGACTTAGAGGTTATTATAAAAGAACTTGGCATGGCCAATGGGCAAGTTATGTTTTCGACTGCAAAGTTGCCACCACAAGACTTGGCACACTTATATAACATGGCCGATTGCACGATAAACGTCTCCGATGCCGAAGGATTTGGTTTGGCGACTCTTGAATCACTGGCATGTGAAACCCCAATCATTGCTACGATGACAGGTGGTCTCCAAGAGCAGGTCACGGACGGCGAGAACTTCTTCGGCTTCGGCATCGAACCATCATCCAAAGCAATCATAGGCTCACAGGAGATTCCCTGGATCTTCGAAGATCGCCTCAACGGAAAAGATGTTACGGATGCCATGCAAAAGATGTTCGAAATGTCAGAAGATGAGAGAAAGAAACTTGGACAACTTGGCAAGGAACACGTTGATAAGAATTATAATTTTGAGAACTTCCAAAAGACATGGGCTGACCTGATTGAAAAGGCGATGGTAGATTATGGCTCCTGGGCAGAAAGAAAAAAATATAATAACTGGACGCTGAAGGAGATTGTATGAAAAAGAAAGTAATTGTAAAAGGCCCAGCCCTCACCGCGTCTGGGTATGGAGAGCATGCACGTTTCGTTTTGAGAGCTCTCCGCACCAGAGAGGATATTTTTGATATATATTTTCACAACCTTAATTGGGGCAAAACGGGATGGATATTTGAAGATTCCGAAGAGCGAGAGTGGATCGATGGTCTTATCGGGAAAACTGCCAACTATATCAGCCAAAATAAAGAGAACTTAGATTTTGACATATCGTTGCAGGTGACAATTCCAAATGAATTTGAGAAGATGGCCAAAGTAAATATCGGTGTAACGGCAGGGATCGAAACAACCAAGATCGCCCCAATTTGGCTCCAAAAGGCCAACGAAATGGACAAGATAATTGTAGTTTCAGAACACGCAAAACGCGGATTTGAAAACACCAAATATCCCCTAACGAATAACAGTGGTGAACATGTATCTGACTTAGTTTGTGAAACCCCAATATCAGTTGTTGGGTATCCGGTTAAAAAATATAAACCTGCTAAGGTCAATTTTGAATTTGAAACTTCTTTTAATTTTTTATCTGTCGCTTTATGGGGTCAGAGAAAGAATCTTGAAAAGACAATTTTGAACTTTGTTGAGGAATTCAAGGATGAGGAGGATGTAGGTCTTGTTTTAAAAACCGCAATTAGGGGCGGATCAACATACGATAAGCTCGGTACCGAAAGTCTATTAAAAAACCTAGTTAAGAAATATCCAGATAGAAAATGTAAGATCTATCTTTTACACGGGAGACTCTCAGACGAAGAGATGACTACACTCTATCGTCATGACAAAATTAAGTGTATGGTATCGTTGGCTCACGGAGAAGGCTTCGGCCTCCCCCTCTTTGAAGCGACCTACAATGACTTACCAATTATCGCCACAGATTGGAGTGGCCATATGGACTTTCTCTACGCCCCCCAGAAGGATAAAAAAGGAAAGACAAAAAGAAAAGGTCTTTTTGGGAAAGTTTCTTATGACTTACATAAAGTTCAAAAGGAGTCTGTCTGGGAAGGGGTTATAACTCCAGATTCTATGTGGGCGTATCCCAAGGACAACTCTGCAAAAAGCAAAATGAGAGATGTTTACAAGGACTATCAGTTGGCCTCCAACAAGGCAAAGAAGTTGAAGAAATTTGTTGAAGAAGAGTTTGAGGCAGAAAAAATGTATAATAAATTTTCTTCAATTGTTTTGGATCACTGCACACACCGCGAGGAGCTCGAAGCAGAGGCGAGAAATGTTTTCATGTAAGTCGCTCAGGGAGCTGCAATCTTTTAAACAAAAATCTGATTTCATGAAAGGCTCATTTGCGGGACAAGAGTGTGTAATATTTTCGTGCGGGCCGTCATTTAAGTCTTTAGAGTTGAGAGATATAGAGAAATTCTGTGAGAATAAAAAAGTAGCATGCATAAAACAATCTCAAATAAAACTTAAAGAAATAACAGATTTTCATTTTATTAATGATAATAATTTTTTAGAATATGTATACCACCCGAATACTTTAAAGTTTGCTTCTTCTGGCGCCCTCTCTGCGGAACAATATAAAACCTTTTTTAATTATACCCCGGATTTGTTTTGTGGGATAGATACCCACCGCGACACCACCGCGTCGGATTGTAATTTTGATGATTTTTCCTTCGGGCCAATAAGAAGGTGGGGTCCTGGCATTATGTATGAAACGGTACTTCCCACACTGCTTCATATGGGTTTTTCTAAATTATATATAAATGGATGGGACTATACTACTGCCGATGACGGAACTCTCAAACACTTTTATGACGAAAAGAAAGCGAAGAAGGTGTTAAAAAACCCAGGAGCGAAGATAGGACAGTTATTCCCTGGCGAAAAGGATGAATTGATATCTTCTACTTCTGAGTTATATTCTTTTTGTAAATCCATTGGGGTGGAGATCTTTTTAATTTCGGAAGTATCAGAACTATCTTCAGAAATACCACGGATAAATATAAAATGAAGATTTTAATACCAGCGAGGGCGGGCTCTAAGGGCTTTCCTTATAAAAATCGGAAATTGCTGCGATATACTTTGGATACAATACCAGCGGACTATCTTGCGAATGTTGTGGTATCTACAGACGACGAGGAGATTAAAAAGGTGCTACCAAAAGGTGTGGAAATCCATCAAAGAAGTTCCGATGTTTCGGAAGACACTTCTTCAATTTGGTCAGTCGTGTCAGAGGTTGTGAAGGGGTCGGAAGAGGACGAGGATATAATTATGCTCTACTTAACTTACCCAGAGCGTCGTTGGCAACACGTTATAGATGCTTATCAGTGCTATCTCCACGCCGGCGCCAGCTCCTTATTGTGCCGCCAACCTGTTAAGTCTCACCCTTACTTATGTATGATCGAATCATCTCCCACCGCTGGAAAGCAAATTATACCTCATAATCTTCACCGCCGCCAGGATTATCCAGAGTGCTTTGAATTGAGTCACTATATATGCATTTTTAATATTTCGGAACTTAAAAATTTAAACAACAACATGTATAATAAAAATACATATTTTTATAAAATAGGAGACGTCGTTGATGTTGACTATGAAGAAGAACTGAAGAAGGTATCACTATGGTTATGACAAAAGTTATTGCAGAAATAGGAATCAATCACAATGGCTCTGTCGATATAGCAACAAAGCTTATCGACGTGGCTTCCATCGCGGGATGCGATTATGTTAAATTCCAAAAGAGAACTCCGGATCTGTGCGTCCCCGACGACCAGAAAAACAAATTGCGACAAACTCCCTGGGGAGAGATAAAATACATTGATTATAAAAAGAGGATCGAATTCGAGGAGAAAGAGTTTGATCAAATTTTTTCATACGCAAAAGAGAAGGGGGTTGAATGCTTCGCTTCTGTTTGGGATCTTCCGTCTGTAGATTTTATGAAAAAATATGGGAATATATCTAAAATTCCATCTGCCCTAATCACAGACTTGGATTTGTGCCGCTACGCTAGGAATAATTTTGAAACTCTTATAATCTCTACAGGAATGAGTACGGAGGAAGAAATAGAGAAGTGTGTGGCGGCATGTAACCCCGATGTTATAATGCACACCAACTCTACGTATCCGTCACCTGTCTCAGAGCTTAATTTAAATTATATAAAGTGGCTTCAAGACAAGTACCCCGCCGAAATTGGCTACAGTGGCCACGAATATGGCTTGGTGACGACCTTTGCGGCCGTCGCAATGGGGTGTACTTGGGTAGAAAGACACCTCACCCTCGACCGCACCATGTGGGGCAGCGATCAGGTTGCTTCCGTTGAGCCACAAGGGTTTATGAAATTAACAAAGGGAATCCGAGATATAGACTCTGCAATGGGAATTAAAGCTGCACGAGTTTGCCTCGGAGGGGAACTTGATAAGCGAAAGAGTTTGAGGGGATAAAAAATGTTGAAGCTTTTACAAGAAGAGAAACGAGTTCAAGAAGAGCTTGATAGATTGAAGGAAATAAAGAAGAATTTCAATGGCAGGTTCATTCATGATGAGATCATTTCTGCCTCTATATTGACGAAAATTCTTGCAGAAAACCGAAAAGGGATAAATTATTTAGAACTGGGGGTTCACAATGGTGCATCTTTTTGCACCGTTATCTCATCCACCAGTGGTGTAAAGTGTTGCGGGGTCGATCTCTTTGAAGACACTCATGATCCCAAACACAAAAACCATGACAAAATAAACATTGAAAGAACAAGAAGTAATATTGAATCCAATAATCCTTTTGATAATGATTTTACCCTCATCGCAGGAAATTTAAGAGATCCCTCTGTTCCAAATCAAGTTAGAGACTTTTTTTCTGAAGAAGTAGACATTCTCTTTATTGATGCGGATCACGACTATGACTCTGTAAAAAAAGACTTCACAGAATACCTTCCTCTAGTAAAACAGGGTGGGTATATATTACTAGATGATTATGCAGAACACATGAAGGGTGTAATTCAGTTTGTCGATGACGTTGATGAGTCTTTGGTGGAAAAAATTGGTGAACTGAGATACACTGGGAATAAGCGTATTGGAACCTATGTTTTGAGGAAGAGATAGTGCTTTACAATATTGATAACATCAAGATTTTTGTCGAGGAGGAGATACTATCTCCTTCTGGCGATTTGTTTGGTTCCAAACTTGTTGAGAGACTGAAGACTGGAGAATGGGAAGCCGAAGAGTTCGAAATGCTGAACACTATGCCTTCAGACTGCACAGTCTTGGAACTCGGTGGCTGCATCGGTTTTATCTCTTGTGCCACGAATCGTCTCTTGGAGAACAAGGAAAACCATGTCGTCGTCGAGGCAAACTCAAACTTAATCGAAACGATAAAGAACAACAAAAACCTGAACGACTCAAAGTTTAAAGTGAAAAACTGCATTGTGAGCAGCAAAGAAGGCTCTGTCGAGTTCTATGTTGACAAGCGCAGCATCCTCGGCTCGTCTACTGCTATGCAGAAAAGCAGAATTCACGAAACACTGGACATAGAAACAAAGACTGTTCGAGAGATTGAGCAAGAGAACGGTCTGGTTTTTGATGCACTCATTTGCGACATTGAGGGAGGAGAATACGAACTCTTCCTTTCAGAGATGATGCAAGAGAAAATCAAAGAGCTCAGATTTATTTCGGTTGAATTTCATTGGAACATCGCAAACTCAAAAGCAATGTCTCAACACATTGTCCAGAACATCAGAGAAGAAGGTTTTGATGTCACAACCTTCACAGCAAAAACAGGACAGCTGCAGCTGTTCGCGGTGAAAAACAAATGAAAAAAGTCATATTAGTTGGACCATCACTGCAGGCACTTGAGGGCTTTGACTTGTCAGAATGCAAAAATTATGACAACGTTGTCGGAACAAACAAGGTGATGGAATCTGAATTATCGAGGAAGGTTGATTTTGATGTTATATTTTTAAATACGAGTTGTGTGAAATTTTATAGTTCCCCGGAAAGGGCAAAAAGTCTCACAGGAAAAACAATATTCGTAAAGGAAAAAAAAGATATAACACTGCTATCCGGCGTCTTAGAAGAGAGAGCGAAAATTTATGATATAGAAAGCACATGGAACAAGCTCAGACAAAAGTTTGCACCGCACGTCCCTTACTATGGAACAGCCATTGTTGATTACTTATCCTCAATTTGTGCAGAGGTCTTTGTGGCAGGTTTTGATTTTTATTATAATGGATTTTCATCAAAGATGAATTATATTAGTGGATATTATGATTTAGAGGACTTACGAGAAGAGGAAAGGTGCCACAGCATCGAGAAGGATCTTCTGTATTATAAGAGTTTTTTATTAAATAATAAAAACATTATTCTAGAAAATAAAACACAAAAATATTTTGAAATGATGCTATGTGAGAAGGAGATTATATGAAAGAAGAGAAAGTTCTTAGAGAAGAGGGCGTCCTAAAGAGGGAAAGTTTTCTTTCCGATAATGAATTATCTTTAATTTTGTCTGAGGTGGACACTCTTGTTCACGAGAAGGATATTTACAACGTTCAGCCTGACTTAGCTAACACTTATGAATCACTTAGGGAGAGTAAGGAGTATGTGATAAACCGCCGAGTACCAACTCGCGATGGAGACGATGGCCTGATCGATGTTTGGAATATTGATCGCTATTTTTCACCGGAAAGCCAAAATATTTTAGAAAAGATAAAAACACACTCACTCAACGTTATTGAACGATCTTTCGAAACAAAATATAAATTTTTTACCCACAACCTCTATGTAAATCGTGGCGTCCGAACCAGAGGGATTCATGCAGATTCCGATATTTTCCCATCAAGGGTAAAATCTTTTTGTTTTCTGACTGACGTTCCAGACGAGACCTATGGACCGTTTAGTTATATAAAGGGCACTCACCTTGAGGGAGGCAAGAAATACCACAGAAGATATGATATTTACGAACCCCTCAGCGGCGAAGAGAGGGATAATTATGAAGTTTATACGGGGATCGAAAAGGGCGATTTAGTTATTGCTGCCGTAGCTGGCGCCCACCGTGGCTTGAATCAGGAGAAGGACAAAGTAAGAATTGTTCTTGTATCCAGTTATGATCCGGAGTAACATGTGATTATCTACGTTGACATCGATGAAACAATTTGTGTTTCTCCGGAAAGCAGAGATTATTCAAAGGCCATTCCCATAAAGAAAAACATTAACAAAATAAACAAAATGTATGATAATGGAGATACGATAATTTATTGGACGGCAAGAGGAACTGGAACTGGAATAAACTGGAGAAAAGTAACAGAAAGACAATTCGACGATTGGGGCGTCCAATACCACGAATTGAAATTTGGGAAACCTCAATATGACCTCTTTATAGATGATAAAAATATGAACACAGAAGATTTTTTTGGCAAACCTACAGGAGATAGCAAATGACCAAATTAGAATATATATGGACAGATGGTACACAACCAACCCCGACACTGAGGAGTAAAACAAAAATTGTTGAAGATAGTTTCGGCACCTTCGAAGACTTCCCCTTGGTGGAGGATTGCCCGATTTGGGGCTTCGATGGTTCCTCAACAAATCAGGCAGCAGGCAATGACTCAGATTGTGTTTTAAAGCCAGTTAGGGTATATGAAAACCCCCTGGATCATTCTGGTTATTTAGTTTTATGTGAGGTCTGGAATGTCGATGACAACCCCCACAAAACAAACACTCGACAGGTCTTAGAATCCTTTACGGCATCCGATACCAGCGATCCTTGGTTTGGCATTGAACAAGAATATACTCTCTATAAAGGTAGCCAGCCTCTTGGGTGGCACAATGGCGAGCCTCCCCCTCAAGGTGATTATTATTGCGGAAGAAACATTGGCGACGGAATTGCTCATTACCATCTGGACATGTGCATTGAGTGTGGTATCAAAATAGGCGGTATCAATTCTGAGGTAATGCTTGGCCAATGGGAATACCAAATCGGAGCTGCAGACCCTCTTCGTGTATCTGATGATTTGTGGGTGGCCCGGTGGCTTATGGAAAAGATTTGTGCCAAAAAGGGATTGACCGTATCACTCGACCCTAAGCCCGTCGAAGGCGACTGGAACGGCGCAGGTTGCCACACAAATTTCTCCACCAAAGCCATGCGAGAAGAGAATGGAATTAAATTTATTCATGAAGCAATTGACAAATTAGAGAAGATGCATAAGGAACATATTTTTATGTATGGTAACGGAAACGAAAAACGATTGACAGGCGACCACGAAACGTGCGACATTGATACCTTCAGAGCAGGAGTCTCAGATCGAGGTGCATCAATTAGGATTCCATGGCAGGTAAATAGAGACGGGAAGGGCTATTTAGAAGATAGACGCCCTGCCTCCAATTGCGATCCATATTTGGTTTGTTGGAGAATTTTAAAAACTACTCTCAAGTAGGAGAACGATATGACAAACAAAATACACGACAATTGGAAAAAATTCTTAAATGAGATGTCCTCACTTTCGAGGGTATACTCACACATGCTCGAACACGATACGGCCATAATTACAAGTTTCCGAGGAGACAGGGAAACAAAAGAAAATTATGAGACCAATCGGATTCTGAAAGCTCGCCTTCTGGAAAGAGGATATGGAGTAACGGCTGTGAAGGGCTCATATATAGAAAACTTTACAAAACCCGCAGCCATGGAGGTATCAGAAGAGAGTTTCTTTGTCGTAAACCTCCCAGACGATCCAGGGTTCGAAACGATGATGTTTACTTTATCTGAAGAGTACGGACAGGATTCTTTTCTTTTTATTCCCGTCGGCACCGAAGGTGCCTACCTTTTTGGCACGAGCGAAACCAACGACTTTCCCCCCTACGGGGATAGGCACATGGTTGGCGATTTGAAGATGGGCCAAGAAGATCAGTTCATGACTAGGGTGAGAAATCGACCTTTGACCTTTAAAGAGGAACTGGATACCTATGCCAAGCTTTCACGAAATTCTAAATGGTCTGTTAAAAAATTAGCAGAACAATTCAATAAATCATAAGGAGATATTATGAAATTATCAAATCAATCAATTGGAACGCTAATGATGGTTCTGCAGAAGTGCTTGATGGAACAAAGTGATATTGTACCACTGCTTAAGGAGCTGGATTTTGTAGTTGACGGAGATGAGCTTTCCGTAACAAACCCACCAACAATTCATGTTGATGAAGACAAAATAGAAGATAAATTGGTGGAAACGAGTGCCTAAATACGTTTACGAATGCAAAGAGTGCGGATTTGTTAAAGAAATAATCCATTCCATGAAAGAAAAGCTTAAAGATTGTTCTGAGTGTGATACAATAAACTCACTCATGAGGATACCTTCGTTTAATTTTCTCCGAATGGATATTGCTGACGACAGCACCACCGGCGGGAGAGTAAAAGAATTTATCGAAGATGCTCGCGAGGAATTGAAACAAGAAAGAAAAGATCTTGTGAATCGGGAGTACAACAATGATTGAGTTAATTTTAGTTTTGTCTATTTTATTAAATATCTTTCTTGGATGGTACGGATATCTTCTTCTAAGGAAGATATTATTCGCTTCCGATAATACATCAGACATTCTGTCAGAAGTTGAAAGATATAAGGAACATTTAAGCAATGTCTACGAATTAGATACATTTTATGGCGACGAGACCTTGCATGTTCTTCTGGATCATACAAGACATTTATCAACTTTCTTGACAGAGTGTGAGAATGCATACGCACTAACTGAAAGAGAGTTTGAAGAATATGTCGAAAACAACGAAGAAGAAGGTCAAGCGCCGGAGAATGAGCAGGGGCGGCGGTAAAGCCTATTTTACCAAAGATCACGAAGACGCAATTGTACAATATGCCCTTTCCGATTCGCGGGAAGTAAAGACAAAACTGTATGTAGACCTTATCAACCCCGCTTTCAACGAGATGGTTGACAAAATTGTTTATACATATAAATTCACAAACCTCCCAAATATTGATGATTTAAAGGCCGAATGTAAAGTTTGGCTCACAACAATTTTAGATAAGTTTGATCCGTCAAAAGGATCAAAAGCGTTTTCCTATTTTTCCGTTATCACAAAAAATTGGTTCATCCACAAAGTCAAGCGAACAGCACTCCAAAATCGCCGTGAGGTCTACTATGACGACATGCCGAAAGACATGGAGCAGCTGCACCTCTCCACCACAAATATGTATTTTGAAATCAGGGAAGGCCACGAGTTTTGGCAATCTTTGTGGGGAGAAATTGATGAGTGGGATAAGTTAGCTTCGAAGGCAAACGAGAAGAAAGTAATTGATGCAATTAGAATCCTTCTTTCCGAACCAGACGCAATTGAAATTTTCAATAAGAAAGCTATTTACTTCTATATAAGAGAAATAACAGGTCTCAATACAAAACAAGTCGTTAGCAGTCTTAACAAGGTGAGAACCAGATATAAAAATTTTAAGGCCAAATGGGACGAGGGAAAAATATAGATGTCAAGAAATTTAGAAGAACAAATTGAACAAGCGTTGGAGAATGTCACGGAAGACCGCGACGTCACCAAGCGCCTCCTTAATGATCTTATTGATTATATTTCCGTGTCTAATGACCGACACGTAGAGGCAGGTACAATTGCAGCCAAGTATGTTGAAACTCTTCAGCGATCAAATGAGCAAATTGTCAAAATCGCCGGAATTATTCAACGAGCAAATGCCCACGCCGGCCCCGAAGGATTATCGAGAGAGGAGAAGGAAGATCTATTCGAGTTAATTCAGGGGGTCGAATAAGTGGTCGCCTCTACCGTTAAGACAAGGCAGCCACCAAGTAAGGCTCGTGCCCTAAGAAAGATTGTAAACGATAGTCAAATTGAAGTTGGCCAAGATGCCAGCGCCGTAGACTATAGTAAGCAGTATATTGCACAAGTTAAAAGCCTTTGTTATGATCAGGCCGATCTAGAAATACCTCTTTATGTTTTATCGAAAGAAAAGGGCGTTAAATGTCAACTTTATAGAATAAAAATCCTAGAGAAGCTCGATGGCCAAGTGTTCGGAGGACAAATTCTTCCAGATATTGACGGCTCGCAAACCCGCGTTCTCGCAGAAGGCGGAACAGGTTACGAGGGCCACTCTGTGGGAAGCGAGTCGGATGAGTTGAAAATGTCAATGGCCGGCGTCGGCGGCGAAGAATTTAAGAAAGAAAAAGAAAAAGAATCACCTCAAGCAAAAAAGAGAAATATTTTGCTTGGCCTTTTACCGGAGGGGATATATAAGATTGTTGACAATGAACAACCCCCCGCCGTCAATGATTACGTTTATGCCTATCACGATAACATAGAGGGCCGATTTTTAATTAAACCACTCGACCCATCTGCAACAATTGGAAACCCAACAGGCGGAAATAACATTCCCCCTGATTATTCTTCATTAGAGGGCAACGCCGATTTCTTCACCGACAAGAATGGTTCCCCCGTAAAAACAAATAAGAAGGTCGGAAAGGGGAGTATTTCTCTTTATTCGAAGAAAGTTAATTGGGCATGCTTAACCCCGGAGACGAAGGGGATAATAGAGCAGTTGGCAAACAAAACAGGGCTAAATATAAGAATTTCTTCTGGCTTCCGAACGGCGTCAGAAAACACAAGGGTCGGCGGTATCGAACCAGAAGAAGGCAAAACGCTGGGCTCTTACCACCTTAGAGGGCTTGCTTTTGATATACCTCGCAGCCCCTATTCGGAGGAGCAGTGGAGCAACATCGGCGCAGAATTAAAAAAATTAAACCCAAAGCCCTTTGTTTTAAAGAAGAGGTCGTTATATCATGTGGCCCTGAAATTCCAGGGATTTGAAACAGCACAGGCCCAGTACGGCAACAACGCCGCTGGTGTCCCTTACTGTTCGGACGAAGGCGGCGCAGACCCCTCAGAGGGAATCCGAATCACAAAACACAAGGAAGAACAAAAACGCACCCAAGAAAGAGAAGGCCCCGCCGCTTACGAAGGAGATTAATAAATGCCAAAAAACGAACCAGTTACACCAGTACAAACAAGTCCAACAACGAACAAGGCAAAAGAACAACCCTTTGCAAATACTGGCAACACAGAGCAAGACAGGAAGTTAAAATATATCAATTCCCTGGCAAATGAAATTTGCCCGCTAGTAACTCCCGTAAAGAAATCTTGGGAGAAAGTATTTGAAACCCAAAATAATTCAAGCATTGTTCTTGGTCGCGAGTATGGCAAACCAACAGTCGATACTGGAGTAGGAATGATTGACCTCGCTGTCGGCCGAACACCGAACGCTAATCTCAAACCACAAGGCGATGGAGAGTGGTCCATCGAAGCCGTTGCAGAGTTTTTTGGAGCAGCCCCCGTAGAAGAAGAATATTCCTATGGAATTTCATCAAACGACGCAGCCAGGATTTATATGAGTCAACGAACAGACATCGATTCTCTTTTTGATCTCCCCAGCCCTGACGGCTATTCTGAACGTTCCGCAGTTGGAATAAAAGCCGATTCAGTAAGAATTATCTCCCGCGACGCAGCAGGCGGAATAAAATTAATGGTTCACCAAGACCCCAACCAGAGAAACTCTTTTAATGGTGATGCATCCGGAAAGATAGGTGTTCAATTGGTAGCCGGAGGCCGATTGGAACCAATGGTCAAAGCAAATGCACTATCTGACACTTTATTAAAAATGCTTGAGTTTATGACGAGAATAGAAAACATGGTTGTGAACTTGCAGACTGCTCAGGGCCACTTTAATACTAAGGTGGCAATGGAAACTCACATGTCTCCCTTTTACGGTACACCAGATGTACCAGACCCCGGAAACCCCCAAGCTCTTGGTAAGTGTTCTCTGGAAGGTTGGACTGAAATCATGGAAGAGGGAAGATTCCTTCAGGCCGAAATGAAATCGTGGTCTCTGGCGGAATTGGGAGCAATGAACTCAGAAGCCGGCCAGGGAGTTTTAGATCAATTACAAGGCCGCAAACGCCCTTCCGACAAACAAATAAGACTTCCAAAGTTTGCCAGCACCCACCACAAACTAGACTAGAGAGTATTTATTAGTATGGCCTCCGACGCAGAAAACGAAAACGAAGAACGTTTAGAAAATTTAAATGCCCACCTTGCTGGTGCAGCAATGCATCTTTTTGGTTTGTCTAGCAGTGAAGCTGTTGCTGCAGTAGAGGTAGTCGAAAAGAAAATAGCGATGCAACGCACCGCGAAACGCGAAGATGATGAGAGAGCTTACAACCAAAAGTTTTGGACAGAGTTGGCTTTTTTGGTCGAAAAAGATGCGATAGAAAAGCGGGAAGAAATTTTACGAAGACTTTCCCAAATGAAATTTGATCAGAAGTGGTCAGATATTTTACAGCAGGTGGACCTTGTAACAAGTCTCAACAAGGGAGTCGCCCGCAAAGGGCCCGTAACACCACTTACCTTGGCGCAATTGGCCGACGAAGAAAAAGCCCGGCTTGAAAGAATAAAAAATCTAAATTCCGAAGCTGCAGCGAAAATTGATAAAGATATGGCCGAGGGCCTTTCCAGTGCATTGGATTGGTATGAAGCGGAGTTTTGGGTCGACGAAGAATTAGCAAAACACTTCTTAAAACCATCCGGGTCGCGGCAAGTAATCACTCCGGAAAGTGAAAGCCAAAGAATAGCAACTCTCCAAGGAAGTAATCAATCAATAGAGAGAATGGCTCAGGTGGCAAGGTTAAAATCACCACGCTACCACCAGAGAGAGTATCGAATGGCCAGCAATATTTCAGCCATGAGCAGTGATCTTAACTTGGCCGATAATCTTGAAAGGGAATATGCCAACGCCGACGCAGAGACGATTTTCTCACTTACAGACCCGCGATATGGACTTGATCTTGATCTTCAAGATACTGGCAGCATACAACAAGCAATTGAGGACCTATATGGCACCGCATATGTTGAGCCCGAAACACTCCTCTCAGATGAAGAACAAGCCGGCCTTGCTACCATTCGTAGACTAACCGCAGAACAAGTAGAAAAGGAAGCTCAAAGGATTGAAGACGAGGAAGAGGCCGCACATGAAAAAAGAGTTATCGCCATCCACGAATCCACTAAACAAGCCCGTGAGATAAGTCTCCTCATCCCCGGCGCATCGGTATTCGATTTTAATTTCATAAATTTAAATTCTCTTCTATCTGAAGACCTCTTGCAAGACAAAGTTTCTCTTTTGGATAAGAATTTTAAATTAAGCAGATTGGAAGATGACGCTCTGGGTTTTGAGTTGATAAAACCATTCGCGGAATACTACTCTTCTAAAATGCAAAGCATTGAGAAGTTGTTTCTTTATTTGGATCAAAGCCTAAAAGGGGATATGGAAAGAGGTAAGCAGGTATATACGTTTGGAAATGATTTTAAAAGAGATTTACGCCAACTGAAAGAAGTCCCAGATCAAATTCTTAAGGCACTTCAAGAAAATAATTCTGACGTGTCTGATATTATTGAATCCAGATTTGAATCAAAGTATCAAGCAACAATTGTAACTGATAAACAATTTAATTTTAAGGGAGTAATTATATTCAGTTATGACGGCGGGATTTCAAAAAAAACAGGCAAGGCTAGCCCCCAATTCATAGCAAACCTCTTTCTTAAACCAGAACTTTTCAGCGACGATTCCCCACTCAAGACCGGGAACTGTTTAAGATATTTAAATAAGTTTTCGGTTCTGGAAATGGCTGCAAAAGAGAGTTTCAATGTGAGTGCCAACTTAATGGGCGCCCAATCAGCCTCCAAAGCATTTTTCGGGAAAGAGGAATATAGTGAATGTCTAAATCCAAACTCTTGGATGGCAAACCTCCCAGCTGGATTGGCAGCCCTAACCTCCAATTCCTATACTGATTATATTAAATTCTCAAAACAGTTCCAGCGCCCGAACATAATGAACGCCCCAGGAACGGAAATCGAGAAAAAAGAAAAACGAGCCAACGAAACAAAGACAGATGTATCCGCATTCAGCAAAGTTGTTAAAGGCACTGTGGACGCAGCCCAAGAGACAGCGATAGATTTTATGGCGAATGATTATATCGTAAGCCCAAAGGATTCAATGATAAAATATCTATCCATTGATGACGCCGGAGAAAAGGAATATCTCGGCCTTGGCAAACCTAAAGAGGCGGAGTGGATAATTGCCGGAGGCCATGGCACACCTCAATTGTCGGAAAGGAGTCTCAAGGAGAGGGAGAAGATATCACCCGGCTTCGCGGAACGAGAAGAAAACCGCAAGGACTCACCTTTGGCGATTCTGTCAAGAGACTATTCATTTACAGGCGAAGGATTACTTGGTTTAAACAAGGGCCTAGAGGCTACGTTTAAAGAGAGTTATGATAAATATGGGAATGCACTGACTTTGTTGGAGGGTAAAGTAATTAAGGTTCCAAAAGCTGGCTTAGGGAGTTCCTTTGGTGGAATGTTAGATGTCGGAAGCGGAATGTTCAAAGGCGTTGGCGAAATGGATTACGGGAAGATCTGGAAAGAGGCCCTGTTAGATCCATTTATTTCAAAGGTTTGTCCCAACACCCTTCCCAAAAGAATTATAGAATGTCTGATGCCCTCAGACTGCAAAGAGATAATTAAGTGGATTGGCCTTTGGCGAACTAGAGATATGGTTGAGAACTTTGCCAACCTAGATGTGTTCGATGATAGGAATGGAATCATGGCGGCCCTAGAGCAGTGGGACGAAGCCGTATCAGAGGGCTATAATTTTAAGGCTGTTTCCTTTAATGGCGACGGCCTTTTAAAATCGGGAGATTTCGACCCCAAGGATTTATACACCAACGGCCCAGATAAATTTTCTGTTTCTCTCCTCGTTAGAACAACCACGATGGCAAACATAGCCAATGGGATACCAAACCAGCGAGAAGTCAACGCAGGATACACAAAATTCATTTTCTCCCATGAAGACACTTTCGCAATAAAGAAAACAAGTAAAGGAAATATTAGTGTAGTTTTGAAATCCGCAGATGGCAAAACCGCCGAGTATTCTTCCTCTGGCGAAGCCGACATATTTGATGGAAAGTTCCACCAGATTGGCTTTTCTTGGGTTGGATCAATTGGCGAACTTGTATTGATCATCGACGGCCGCGAAGTTAAAACAAAACTAATAAGAGGATCCAGAATACGAGGCCCACTTGCTGTAAAAGATCCGGGATCTAAAATTATTGTTGCATCTGAGAAGGCCACCAAAAGCTCGAAGGGCTTCGCCGGACAAATCGACGAAATTTGTATTTTCCCCTATGTTCTACCAAACGAAGACTGGAGAACGTTGGCTAAAATTGAAAGTGATAAGAATTTAAATTCCTACGGCCTTTCTGTAAAGGCGTCTGCTTGGTGGCGCATGGGCGATTCCGTAGGAGACCGTCTTTCTACTGGAGCAATTGATGATGTCGAGGGCCAAATCATAGATAGAATATCTTCAATTGATTTAACACCACTTAGTGTCACCTCAAATAACCCATCGACCTTCACCAGTAGCTCTGAGCCCTCACCGGCAAAATCCGTTGCGGCCATGAAGAATAGCGATCAATTTATTATTGTTGCCCGGCTTTTTAAGCTCGCTGACGAAGACAAATTCATTGACATACTTAATAGAAATGTCGACTTGGCAAAGCTCTGCGCGATGATTGTAAAGTTTATCAACGACCTTGTTGAATTTGGTATGGACCCAGAAGCCACTATTGAAGACATTAAAAATATGTTTAAGATGCCAAAGTTTGCCAAAGACCCATATCTGAATGTTGGCATGTTTATTGAGAAAACCGTTATAACGAATTTGATAAAAACCCTCTCTGACTTTCTTTTAGATATGCTGGAGGAGTATATATTAAATTGCCAAAACTGGAAGCAACTATTGCAAGGTCTCACAAAGGGCGCCCTTGCAGGCGGCGATGTGGGCGCTGCATGGAACGATGCGTTTGGTGATGCAATGGGTGATAATTCTCTCCTGAAGCTCCTGCGTGGCGAAGCAGGGGATGACTTAATGAAGGATCTTTATAACTTCACAGAAGAGTCCATGGAGTTCGTCAAATCGTCAGTAAAGGTGACAGGCGCCGGCGGTGTTGCGGGAGCCCCCGGAACCCCCGTAACACTTAACCTTGGCGACGTCGTGTGGTCCGAAGAAGCATTCGCTGCTGAAGAAACTTATGCCTACCCCGGCGGCCCAGGAGAGCCAGATTTACAATTATCGATACAGGACACAAGCACCTCGCTCTTGGATCGAAACACTACTATAGAAATTATTAGGAAAACAACAGATACACTTGAGCCTGACGAATCCCTACAGCTTTTAGGTGGCACCGCTTCTGATGCAGTCATAGGAAAGGTTAAAGATATTGTTAGAGACAATTTTACTAAATCTTCATCCACCGTGAACATTAATACCATTCCCACTATTTTTGGCTCTTTTGGTGAGGCTCTGGGCGCAAGAGCAGCCATAAATCAATTGACACAGATGGCAGACATTCTTTCTGCAAACTTTCCGGTATCTGATGATCCCTGCCCACCGGGCAAAAACTTTAGAGATGTGTATGGCCAAGGGTTATCTCCCATGGCCGCCGCAAAAGCAAAAGCCCTCGCTCAGAGGATTTTTGATTTTTCGGAAAATTCCACCTCTCCCAATGCCTGTCCCACCCCAACACCTCTCTCGGATTTTGAAAAGAGAGCACTAAGTAAAACAATTTCAGATGTTTTTTCTTCAGTTCTGTTAGCTTATGATAGTGATCTTCTTCTTTACCGCTTGGGATTAACCTCCGTAGATGAAAAAACTCGCCAAATCAAAAAGGTATTTTGGAAAGAGGAGAAAATCCACAGAGACGTGTATGATAACGCCAGCAACAAAATGGTTTCGAAAGTTATAGAGATAGAAGAGACTCAGATCAACCCTGAGTTTCGCACTGTCGTTGATCAAGGTTTTGTGCCAACAAATTTTCTTGGCCAAATCGACGGCACCAAGGCAGGCGGTGTCGTAGAAACTGACTGGTTTGCCTGGGGTTGGCCAGAGAAGCGCCCACCAAGATCGGTTCAAGAAGATGAAGATGTTAGAAATCTTGGCCCAGGCAAAGCTCTTGGCCCTTATACTGATTATACTGAAGAATATGCGACTGTGGCAGAACCAGTTGTTAAGCTCGGCGGCGAATCTACTAAGGCTCTAGAAAAAGCAAATTTAAATTTTTCTATGTCTGATGATCTCTCTGGTGATTCCGCAGCTTATTTTGCCGACAGGACAAACACGACCTCCAATCGCGGGTATAAAAACATCCTTTCCAAATCTAAAACTAGCTTACTCAGCGCCCCCACACACCTGCAGGGCATCGCAACTCTTCTTGAGGATAGTTACTCTACAATAACCCACGGAACAAGATATGGCTCGGCCCTCGACGGAAAGAAATCAGTAAAATTTGAGAAAAAGGGAGCAGATCCCTTCTCTTTTGATGCTTCCATTGACTTTTCCCTATCTGCGGATCTCCGAAAGAAGATAGCTGATGCTGGGTATGACGAGGGCGCCAACGCCGAGTGCGATGATGATCTCCCCGATAATTTAAAATATACTCCTCAAGAAAATGTATTTGAATTTGTGGTCAATCAAACATCACCTAACTTACAGTTAAGTCCAGAAGATCTTAAAACCACGGTATATGATAATATCTATCGAGAAGCACTTACGGCAATGCTATTTAAGGTTTCCGACTCTCCCCTTCTGAAAACGGTTCCAGGCACTAACGATGGCCATGGCGGAGAATTAGTTGGACTAAACTTTATAAAAATCAACACCACCCCACGCCTTATCGATATGGAGTCGTTCTCAGAGCAGGTGTCCGAAGATTACTCTACCCTTTTATCATGCCCCGACAAACTAGACGAGGCGCCCCTATACAAAGCTTTAAAAACTTCTGTTCCGAGAATTCTGGCACGAATTTATCTTGTAGATTTAATTTTAAGAGGAATCATTCCATTTTCCCAGCTGTTCTTTAGTAAGAAAGATGCGGTCATAAAAGAATTTATTATCAAGAATCTTAAGCGGGATATGGGCCTTTTCTTAACCGGAGACAACCCCAACGGCGTAAAAGCAAAGATTGTGCAGCAATTTAATTATCTTGCAGACACTGGGCACATTGATGAGTCTTCTCTGGATGAAGAATCTTTCCGATCTAATTGGGAAGATGCAATGGGATATTTCTTAGAGGATGAATTTGATTTTGTTGCGAACAGAATAAAAGAGGTTGTGCATGGAAAATGTATTGACAAGCAGGACTCTTCCGCTGACGGCGTGAATAAAAATATGTATGATGATATCATCAGATATGCCAAGGTTGAATCTGCGAACCTTAATGTAAAAAATTACATGGTTACGAAGCCCACCAAGCGATTCCCTAATGGCGAAAAGATTGAAAATTACTTTATTAACAAAAATAACGAAGATGACATCGACCGAATTGGGATTTCTTTATCTTATTCATATAATGATCAAGAGGTTATCCTCTCCCTCATCGAAGAAGATTGGGAGAGTGTTAAGGAAAACCTTGATATAAATCTTGACGGCACCGCATGCGAGGACAGGGCACTTTATCCAAGCAGTGGTGTCACCACCGAGGGCGATGGCCACTATCACCAGTATGAAATTGACGAGAACGGAAATGGCAGAACCACATCTACCCAAGGCTCCGGGCCACCACACACTCATGGGATCTTTAATTATACTGTCGTCCCACTTACAGGCCCAGACGAAAATGTGAAGCACGTCCACGCGCTAGCTAAAAACCCCGACAAAAGCGACGTCTCAGGCGCCACAATTAAATTTCAAATACAAGGACACATGGAAAAGGCACTTGTTGCCGATGATAATTTTAAGATAATGTTTGATTATTGTTTTGATCTTCGGGACGTATCTTCTCTGGTTCTCATATACACACTCCTCGTTGCCGAAAATCAATTAATGTCCAGAGCCTTCAACGGTACAAAAAAGGCAATTCTTGATATGTTTGTGTGGCTTTGGAAGGACGGCCCAAGTGCAGATCCGTGTAATACCGATGTGACCTCAAGTAAATCCCCAGACTTTGGAGCCCTTCTACCAGATTTAGGCAATTTTATGAACAACCCGCAGGCCCTATTGATGTTCATTCTCGCCCCCCTCTTAACGTTCCGTGGTTGGACAAAAACATTCGATCCTCACGTTTTTATAACTACAAGCATAATGGATGTGATGAATATGCCAATCAATCCGATATGGAGATGGGAAAACGTTCCCGATCCACTTAATGATTTTGAATTAAAGTGTATAGAAGTACCAACATGGCCAGGAACTAGACTTATTGATGATCTGACATTGCCAAATTCACCGGAAAACCCAATAGGAACTCACTTTGTTCTTAATGGGATAACGGTTGAAGGCGGCGTTGCCACTCTGGTAACTTTTGCCCCATGTGCATTTGGCTCTCCTCCTTTTCCGCCCACACCATTTGGCTTTTGGTATTACCTGCTTGTAATGCCACTCATTTGGCTGATAAGGGATCTACCGCGCTTACTAGATTTATTGTTAGAAGATCCTAATGGGCAAATGCTTTTGCAGAGTATTGGCCTTAACGCCAACGGAGAGCTGACGTGCGACGACACCGATGAAGGTTCACAGGAAAGTTCAGATCCCGTTGATGGTCAAGACGGCAGCAAATGCCCCGTACCAAAAACGTTTAACGATACGATTATTGATGTATCTTCTTCAGAGTGTTAGTATTTATTAATAGAGGTATTGAATATGGCAAATGACGCGACAAAAATTTTAACCCCGGCACTCCCACTGAGCGAGAGCGGGGAATTAGAATACAAACATATAGATAATTATGCTGACCTTATTCGTCAAAACTTTAAGAATCTTATTTTGACAATCCCCGGCGAACGGATGATGGATACTTCTTTTGGTGTAGGTATTCAGAGGTTCTTGTTCGAAAACGCAGTTTCCAGCGCCCCGGAGATTAAAGAGGCCACCGCCCGACAGCTCAATAAATATATGCCCTTTATTAAGTTGAATAATATTCTGGTTGAACCTGGAGAGGATTCGAACAGCCTTACTGTGAGGATGTTTTACACCGTACCATCACTGGCTATTGATGAATTTATTAACCTATCTTTTGATGCCAATGGCTATATGATAAGTTAATGATGTGAAACTTTTAGTTTTCAACTATTTAAAATAGGCAGGAGAACCGCTAAATGACAAAACTCAAGAATGTTCCCATAAATTATACCAGTCGAGATTTCGAGACTATTAAGCAAGATTTGGTGGACCACGCAAAGAGATATTACCCAGACACATTTCAAGACTTCAACGAAGCTGGCTTTGGTTCTTTAATGTTGGACACTGTAGCTTATATTGGAGATATCATTTCCTTTTATGCCGACTATCAAGCAAGTGAAAGCTTTGTGGATACGGCATCTGAATTTAACAACCTTGTGAGTCTCGGAAAACAAACGGGATTTAAACTGAAAAGAAACCCGTCTTCTCAAGGAATTGCTACGTTTTTTGTAATGGTTCCCGCAGACTCTACTGCAGTCGCCCCTGATGCGAGATATATCCCCATTATAAAAAAGGGAACAACCATGTCGAGCAATTCCGGCGCACGTTTTGTTCTCAACGAGGACGTGAACTTCACCGCTGGTGACACTGTAGTTGCCAGAACAAATCCCACCACCGGCGCAGCGACGTACTTTGCCATCAAAAACTATGGAGCAGTTTCTTCTGGGGATGTTGCTTCTACTACCATTTCAGTCGGCGACTTTGAAAAATACAGAGAGGAATTGGTTGAGGACTCCAACTTAACAGAAATCATTTCTATCGTCGATGCCGACGGCCACGAATATTATGAGGTTGATTACCTAACTCAAAATATTATATTTCGCGCCACCGCGAACAGAGACGCCAACACCAGAGAGTTGACACCAGAGCTTTTAAAACCAATGGTGGTTCCACGTAGATTTACCTCGGACCAAACAGCCGCCGGCGCAAAGATTCAATTCGGCTCAGGACTAGAGGAGAGTGATTCTAACGAGAGAGTTTTAGATCCCTCTTCCGTTGCAATGAAAATGTACGCAAAAGCCTACATTACAGATGTTGAAATGGATCCTAGCAAATTGCTTTCTTCGGACACGCTTGGGGTATCACCAGCGAACACGCAACTAACTATCACTTATTTGAGAAACACAAAGAAGGATGTAAATATCAGTACGAACACTCTGGTAAACATTTCAAACCCCACAATTGAATTTCAAGATATCGCATCTCTATCTCCATCAGAGGTGGCCACTGTTCGAGATTCTGTTGAAGTAACAAATGGAAACCCAATTGTTGGTTCTGTTTCAAGTTCCGATGTCGAAGAACTCCGACGGAGAGTTATGAATTCTTTTTCAAACCAACGCAGAGCGGTAACGCTTAAGGATTATGAAACAATGACTTACTCGATGCCAGCAAGGTTCGGCGCGATTAAGAGAGCGAAGGCAATAAAGAATCCCAATCCACGTCGAGGAAATTTAAATATAGCTATTATATCTGAAGATAAAAGTGGTTATTTTATAGAATCAAGCACCGTTCTAAAAGATAATTTAAAAACTTGGCTAGACAAAGGCCGAATGGTGAGCGACGTAATCGAGATTACCGATGCCAAAATTATTAATTTAGGAGTTAATTTCACAGTCGTTGGGGACTTAGACAAAGATAAAAACATCACCCTCCAAGGATGTATAGGCGCCCTTTCTCAGCTCTACAATAATAATAAAGCAGAAATTGGAGAAGCATTTTATATAACGGATGCCTATAAAGTTCTTAAAGATGTTGATGGCGTCATCGACGTCGTTGATGTTAATATATCTACAAAGTACGGCTCCGGCTATAGTGGCATTTCTTTTGACATGACAGAAAACCTGTCTGACGATGGAAGGTCTATCATCATTCCTCGCAATGCGGTTTATGAAATTAAATACCCCACTTTAGACATCAAGGGAGCGGTTAGATAATGGCACTTAAACGATATACAGCAGACGCAGATAACACCATCACTAATGCGTTCGAAGCAAATTTGCAAACTCGTGGGACTGACTCCAATATGGGCGAGTCGGATATTATTGAAACCTTTACGATATATAATCAAGTACCAGCAGTTAATGCTAAAAATTGGCTTTATGTCAATGAAGAGAGCCCCGCAATTTTGACTGATGGTACTGAAAATTTTACATTAACCGGCACTCAAACATATATATTCGTCGCCACTGGCTCAACCGTTGCGGCCAATGAGTTTGATGCTTCCGGCGACAGGGATGATGTCCTAACAAACATTTCGTCCATAATCAACACTTCAGCCTCCGCAGATTTTACTGCATCTGTATTTAACTACTCGGTTCAGATCGAATCCATTGTACTTGGAACAGCTGGAAATTCGAATACCCTGTCTTCAAGCTTAAACAATACAACTCCAGATACAGAAACTAACTTTGCTGGGGGTACGGGAGGAAGAGAAGAATCTAAGATATTAATAAATTTCCCCATATCGGACATCGATGCAGACCGAACCGCAGAGAGCATCCCAGCCTCTGGAAGCGTTGATTTCTATCTCCGCGTCCACAACGCTCCCCATGGCCAAACCCTACCCAGGGATTATGACCTAACAGTTGTCCCTGTCTCTGGTGCTTGGGACGAAGGCTATGGCCTCGACATGGAGGGATATACGGATGAAGGGGTCTCAAATTGGATCTCGGCTTCTGCAACTGCTGGGTGGGTTTCTGAAGGCGGAGATTATTATAGCACTCCCGCATATACCGCCTCCATCACCACTGGCCCACAAGATATCGATGTAAATATTACTGCCCTCGTTGAGCAGTGGCTCGATGGCACAAAGCCCAGCAATGGTGTCGGCATTTTTGTTTCTTCAAGTTTTGCCGACATGGATCGTTCTTTTTATATCAAGAAATTCTTTGCTCGCGGCTCTGAACATTTTTATTTACGCCCCCAAATCGAGGCCAGATGGGATTCTTCAAAGAAAGACAGAAGAAATTCCTTCTACGCTTCCAGTTCTTTGGTTCCTGCCGACGACAATTTAAATACACTATACATATATAATCGGGTTCGAGGACAGCTACAGAATATTCCTGCTGTCGGAACTGGAAGTATTCTTGTGAGTTTATATTCTGGATCGACAGAACCAACTGGTTCTAAAATGTCCCTATGCGTGAGCGGCACCACAAACGCTACTGGCTCTTGGGTATCCACCGGAATATACTCTGCACAGATGTGTATCGACACCACCGCCTCTTATCTCTACGATGTGTGGCACTCGGCGTCAGTCGAATATGTCACGGGAAGCAGAATATCAGTCCGCAGCTTTGTGACGGATACAGCTGTCGATACGGGAGAGTATGTATCTACCATAACAAATTTAAAACAAAAGTATATTCAAACTGAGAGCCCTCGAATGAGAATGTTCGTTAGAGATAAGGATTGGAATCCAACAATTTACACGGTAGCAACAACCAACATTGAAACAAAAGTGATTGAAAATGCTTATTTTAAAGTCTTCCGCGTCGCAGACGGCTTTGACGTTATTCCATATGGTACGGGAAGCCTCAATCACACGCGAATGTCTTACGATAAGGACGGAAATTATTTCGATGTCGATATATCTATGCTTGAATCAGATTATGCCTACGGCATTAAGGTGGCATACAAAGTTAATGATCGATATGAGGAGCAGCCGGAACTTTTTAAATTTAGGGTTGAATAATGAGCAATACTAATAAAAGATCAGCGGCAGCAAAGACACAGCAAGAACTTCAGCAGGAAAACCTAGAATCCTATAAGATTATTGATGCTTCAGCAGAACTTGAAAGCACGATAGAACCAAGGATGGATTATGCCGATCCCTCCACGTTTGCTACATACGGCTCTGCAGAAGAGTATTATACTTCAGCAATAAAAAATATATATAATTTCTATCCCTATGATGGATCCAAATACGAAAAGCTCCAGTGGCACATTTCTGGATCTGGATTAGATAATCAACTTTTTGAAAATGAATACCCACGAACTCATGGATATGTTTCCATCTCTCACGACGGGTGGGGAGCCCAGGCATCGGCCACGGGAAATTACCGTCTGCCAGTGAACAAAGAATATATAACTTTACATGGCGGCCCCAACACAGATGCCTCGGCCTATAATCTCGCTTCCCTTTTCCCGTCAGATGGTGGAAAAGCAAACATAATTAGCGATGACGATGACAGAGAAGCAAATCTTACTCTCGGAGCGGGCAACACGGTTGAGTTTTGGATGAGAGTCCCAGCTTTTGCAAAGCCGCATGAAGTAGTCTTCGATATGGTCACAACCGGAAGCACAGATTCTGGCAGATTTTGCATTTATTTGGATGAAGCCACAGATAGCGTCGGGCTACAATATAAAGCAAATTCAGATGAAATATCTGGATTGTTTGCTACCAACTCTATTCCCAATGCAGATTGGCACCACTATGCGGTCACAGTCTCATCGAATGGTACAGCTTCTTTACATGTAGACGGCACCCTCTCCAGTGGAACCGTCGTAGGGGCAACAACTCAGGAGATCGAAGGCCCATTCATCGCCAACATCGGCGCATATATGAGTGCTTCTGCTGCAGACAGTGCAACCTCCTTCCCCGTTAATACTCCAGGCTGGTGCAAATTTTCAGGATCTCTCGACGAATTTCGTTTCTGGAAGACTACCAGAACTGGCGAGCAGATTGGTCTCAACTGGACAACCCAAGTTTATGGTGGCACAAACACAGACACCTCCAATACTGACTTGGGAGTATATTACAAATTTAACGAAGGCATCGTCGGAACGTCAGTTGACTCCACAGTCTTAGATTTTTCAGGGAGAATTTCCAACGGAACGTGGACAGGATATTCTGCAGGAGCCCGAAGCACTGGCTCGGCAATGATAGAATCTTCTGCGTCCCTCACCGAATTTAAAGATCCTATAATTTATTCTACTCATCCCGACGTCGCTGCGTTGAAAGAGACAAACCGCGTTAAGGGGCTTGTATACGATCAGCAGAACAACGCATCGTTATATAATTCAATACCTTCGTGGATTAGAGAAGATGATGTCGGAGAACAAAATATATTGAAGCTAACACAAATTATGTCATCATATTTGGACACGCTTCAGAATCAATTGACCGACATAAATAAAATTAAAGATGTAGGATACCCAAGCGGATCACAACGTCCGTATAATTTTATTAACAGAAACTTGAGAAACCTTGGTTTTGAGTCTGAGGACTTTTTTATCGATGCAACATTGCTCGAAAGATTTATGGATCAAAACACTCGCGGCAATCTTGAATTTAAACTGAGCGAAATAAAAGACCTAATCTATCAGAACATCTATAATAATCTCACATATATAATGACCTCAAAAGGCACTGAAAAATCCTTTAGAAATCTCGTAAGATGTTTTGGCGTAGATGATGAGCTCGTGAAGCTGAATATCTATAGTAATGGTGAGAGGTATGACCTTGAGGATCGATACGCCGCATCAGTAATTAAAAAGCCAACAATTTCGTTTAACGACCCCAGCAGATTTGAAGCAACAATGTTTCAAACTCAAAGCACCGTGTTGCCAGCACTTGGCTTTATTTCTTCAAGCGGTGAGTTGGCTCGTCTTAATGGTATATGCTTGGAGGGAGATATTCTTTTTCCAAAACAGAAGGACGTCGCTTCTCAATATTATTTTGATATCCCCTTTACAAAAAGCTCCCTGTTTGGAATGAAAGAAACCAACAAAGTAGATTACGACTGGGTGGCGCCGGACAAAGCAGATCTGCAAGTTTATGTGGTGAGAGAAGAGACAAACAGCGCAAACGCATACTTTCAATTAACATCATCCGAACTCGGCATAGATCTTACATCAAGCATTTTCCCAGACGTGTATGAGAATGAGCGTTGGGTTCTGGCCGCTAAAGTTAGAAACCCGGCCATCGATACTGATGAAGATTATTTCTTAGATTTTCAAGGAGTCAACTCAGACGGCGAAACAATTCAAAATTCATTTTCTCTTTCCGCCAGTTTGCCAAACGCAGATGCTCTCTCACTTTTGGACGCACCAAAAAGAATCTTCGCCGGCGCATATAAAACAAATTTTACTGGATCAACGGTCAATAAGTCAGATGTCCTCGTTTCCGCTATCAGATATTGGGGAAAACACGTCAGTGACGCCGAGATCACGAGCCATGCTAAAGATGCCAAAAACTTTGGCTTAAAAGACCCGAATAGGCCCCTTTTTGGCGCTACCGATGAAATGGCGTCCATTGACACACTAAAATTACATTGGAATTTTGAGCTTGTAACTACCTCTTCTAGCGGTGGAGAATTTGCGATCCTAGATTATGCCGACAAAAGACTTGAAGAGAAGTATTATGGAGATTTTACTAACGTTCACGACGGCAAAGGCTACGGATTCCCGGCAAACTCCGCAAAGGTCGTAGACCTAGAATATGTTAACACATTAACTAGAATTACTCCCGATGTATCAAACGGCTCCGATATGGTTAGTGTTTTAAGTGCAGGGGAGCAGATAAGAGAAGAGCTTTCTAAGCCGACGAATTTAATCTTCTCGATTGAGAAGAGTTTGTACCAAACCATTTCTGATGAAATGATTAGATATTTTTCAACTATACAAGATTTTGCATCTCTTTACAATTCTCCGGCAGACAAATATAGAAATAAAAGAGCAGAACTAGAAGTTATGCGAAGAAACTTCTTTGACAGGATGGAAAATTCCCCAGATGTCAATAAATTTTACGAATACTTTAAGTGGATCGATGATGCAGTTGTTGGGATGCTTAGGCAAATTTTGCCAGCCGGCGCAGAAGTTATTGATGGTTCGATAAATATAATCGAAGGTCACGTTCTCGAAAGAAATAAATTTGAACATAAGGTGCCATCTTACGTTGTGGAGCAGGAATCAACAGTAGTCGCCCCCATTCAGAATGTTTCAACAAATAATTCTGGAAATGGAGTAACCGATGCAGCTAATTATAGTGACCCATTCTGGAATAACCGCCCATTTTTGGAGCTCCCCGACTCCATACTCTCTGGCAACCCCATCGTCGACGGCGGCAGGTTAAACCTATTAAACGTTGTCCATGGCCAGCCACGAACTGTTTCCCAGTTCGAAACCAGTGAAGATACAAGCGCCCTGGAAAAGAGAGATACAAACACAAACGTTCCCGAAACTGGTCAGCTCAATATTAATTCTTCCGACCTTGCGGAAACTCCCGCCGGAAACAATAAAATTAAAATCACCGGAAGGGTCGTCAAAACTGGATAAAACCCTCAAAAAGAGCCTAGTTAGAACAGTAAAGGTAAAACATAGATGAGCAACGACGGAAATAAATCAACAAGAAGAGTCCCATTTACAATGTTCAGTTCCTCCGCAAAGGATGGATACTTGTCGGATTTGCATACAAATTTCACTGCAAGTGTTGAACTTAACAACATGCATACGGACACTTATGGCGATTTCCGAAACCCGCCAATGCAAGGCCCATTTGCTGATGATATGGTTGGAGGCGAGCCGTTTAGACATCAAGAAATTGGCAGTACCACCGACCGCCAAGAGGGCTTTGTAGTTGCAGCACAGACGGGAACACTATCTGTTTCGTCAACTGGGCGCCCCGTGTTCTTCCGCGATGCCTATGCAAAGCGACCACTAAATATCAGGAACATAAAAACTAACAGTCCTGGAAATTACAGCCAGGAATATGAGGTTGTTCAATTAGCGGGACGAACATTAAACCCTCGCCACTTCGCCGAATTCCCCGGCCAATACACAACTGATTACCCCCTTCATTTGGGGACGGAAGGAAGGGTTTTAAATACCCTCAACGCTGCAGGGCAACCTGCAACTGGAACATTGCCAGACTATACAATGCCAGACAATACTGGCTCATACAACAATTTCATTTTCGTAAACAAGTTCTCAGCTCCCGGAAGCCGGTATACAATGTCGCGTGGATTCTTAAACCCAATCGGCGAAGAAATGTCTGCTTACAATGCAATTCCTTTTCGGAACTTGAACGTTCGAGGAGAGCTGTCAGAAGACTTGGCAAGACACACGCCGAAGGCGACGGATATTCCTCCAGGTGTACCCACAAAATATCATACGACAAATAGGAACCCGCGACTATATAAAACTCTCACGTCGTCATCTGACGTAATATCGAGCAGTTGGGACTATACCTCGGCATCTGCCCTCCCTGGAGGCCCAGATTTTCCAGAAGGGTGTACCGATGCCAACGCGTGTAATTATACAGTTAATGCAACGGTTGACGACGGATCTTGCCTTTATCCCCCTTTGGATTGTGGGTATGCGGATGTCGTTACTGATAAATTTGTATATGATAATGGTTATGTAACACATGCCATTCCTCAAAGCACCCTTCAGTATAGCTGGATCACAGCCTCAGCAGAAACAACACAAAGTGAGTTTCCCGGATTCGCCACCGGAAGTGATATTGCTTTTTATTCTGGAACTATTGATTTTACTACTTGGCGCAGAGCATCACTGATGGCGCTTCTGCCGAATGGGATCGCTGAAGAGCCCTATGAATATAAGTGGTATTTTAATGCACCATTTGCGGTAACTTCAGCTCTTGTCACCGATGAGCCAGCTTGGATGTCGTATGTGATAGATTATGCAGGTCAAAACATAACTTTTTCGGGATCTCCCACTTTGCTCGACGTTGGAGATACTACCATCACTGTGGATATGGCCGACGGCGGTGGCGGCACCGACGCACACGTTTTTTCAGTAATTATCAATTTACCCTCCCCACACATCCTTAACAACGTTTATATCGATCCTGACACAGCTGTACAATCTTTTGATTTCTTTGGCGCTGCATACACTTATAATTCATGGAAAGAGATCCGAGGAGGCGAACTAAGACTCTCCAGATATTACCGGGAACACAACATCCTTCCCATTACGAAGTCGCCGACAACTCAATATATCGAACCCCCTGTTGTTGCAAAACATATGCCAATGGAACATGAATTGGCAATTGACACGACAGGAACCCCATTTTTGTTGAGTACCGCTTATGGAAATGAACTAACTCGGTATTCCAACGATGAGATTAACCAGCTTTATAATTTTAGGGTTTCCGACAAGAAAACAAAATATGCGGAACTTAAAAAGCTATATCTCGACGAGTCAGGTGAAGATCCCAATAATCCAGTTAAGGGATTTATATCTTTAACATATGGACAGACTTTATGGCCAAAAGATGAGAACGCTTTTATGAAGAAGGTTCGTGTCCGTGGGAATTATTCTGAAGTAGCTGGCACCGGCCCACGCGGCTACGATAAAATTTACGGAACTCAAAACACAATATATAAAACCACGGAGATGAGGAGCTTAACGGGCGCCCTAAATTCCCAGGGGTATGAAATTGAGGGAGAAGAGAATCAATCTAATGCACTAGCTTTCGATCCAATGAGATCTGATGGTTATGCATCCCTCCCTGTACTCCCCGCACCCAAGAACGTCGGAGAGCTTAATTCAGACACTGATCGGTCAATGACACAAGCTGGTGGCTCGGAAGCAAGACCAGCACTCGCTTTTCTGGAAACAAACAATATTGGAGTTGACGGCTCATTTAGTGATTATTCGGAACGACTGATCGAGCAGATGTCCGGGAAAACAAGATGGTATAACACATATTCAGATTATAATAACAATATGAAGGGTCTGCTACAGGGAACTTCAATCCTTCCGGAATTTAGAATCTCCGAACACATGGACTATTATATTTCAGAACAGGGGGGAAATTTCCGGGCCGAAAATAAAGATTTCTTAACCCTCCTGGGAGCTAATTACACTTCTTCGGCAGACAGCCCCACTTCAACGACCTTTAATGTTGATTTTGAAAATACGTATCTTTCGTCAGAAGAATTTGATCATTTGAAAAAAATCAGAGACGATCACTTGGAGTTTGCAAATCCAAAACAAATAAAGCTGAGGGCATCTGGAATTAAGAGATTACTCCCTTACAACGGGTTCTATCCAGATACAAGAACAGTACAGCTTGGTAATTTACTAAGCGAATCTTTGTCCAATAATGTGGCTGGGTATTTATATGATGCCGCAAAACCAGAGGCCGTCCGTGAGCTCGCCCCGGCCCAAGGTTGGCAAAGTTTCTTAAAAACTTTTTCATCTCCTGGAATTCTTTACAATTCTATTAAATCTGGGCTAGCCGTGGATTATCCCATTTATACATCGAACCCCCTCTCCGGATCATCAGGCTCAGTGGCAAACCCACTCTATATTGTGCCCCTGTCATCGGCAGCAAACATTCGCCTTCCGTTTGAGACCTTATACAATTTTAATGAGAACCTCCCAAAGAGCACCGATTTTTTTAACGTTTCATCAATTCCTGGCAGTGACAACCCAGATCATTTTTCGGCTAGTATTAAATACTATAGCAAGTGGGATGGCAAGAAGAAGCCAAATTTTGAATTAGCTTCTCATAATTTCCTCGCAGAAAGTGTGAACTTCTTTTTAGAGGGGGGAGAACTAAACTCCTTTACATCGGCCCCAGAATTACAATTTTCTGAAGTTGAGGTAGATAAAACATATTATATGGATATCGTCTTACGCGACGAGGTGGGCATGAGTAAGAACGTTGAATATCATGGAGAGGCTGACTTCTTCCCCGTCAATGAGGTCGTGACGGAAGGGATGAGTGTTAGTGCTACCGATCCGGACGCAGATATTACCACACTCGATCAGTGGTCGCTCGCCACATCGGTAATTGAGAACCCCGCCGGCGGCGCTTACGTTCTGGCAACCAGCAAATATCACCCCACATCCTCATTCGTAGGTCGAGCGATGTTATTGAGCGTGGACGAAGCAGGAAATGTTATTGACTTGGATCCAGGTGATATGCTAACTGGGTCCGCAGCAGGCGGTGACTCTCCAGGCTTTGGCCAGAGTTGTGCTATGGTATCTAGTTCAGATGGTTTGATCTTTGCCATCGGCGCAGTCGGCGAAAATATCGGTTATCCGCCCGGCGAGTACGGCGCAGCCTACTTTTATAAGTACGACGGTACTTCCATTTCTTTACTTTCCAGGTACGAACCTACTGGTAGTCGGGGCTATGGCGCCACTATGTCTGTCTCATCGGGCTCCGATGGTGTCATCTTCGCCTCATCGGGCTTTACTGATTCGTCCGGCATAAGCACCCTCCCCGACACGACTGTTTTTTTACACAATTACGACACCGCGTCTCCCCTAACGGCGTCCCTCTTAGACACCTGCACTGTCGTCGACGTTTCATCCGCCGAAGCCAGCGCCGTTTGCCTCACTTCTTGTTCTTCTTCTGAGGCAACGGTTGTGGCATTTAAAGGTACTGATGGTACCGCAGTAAACCCGGAGGGAGCGATACGAATTTTAACTTACACCGGTGCAAGTTTTTTTGAATCAGTCAATTATACATCTTCTGTACCAGATCTTACCGTAATTAACTCTTTGTCCATAACCCCCTTCTATACTCCGGCCAGCCTCCCATTTACGGCATTCGACGCGGATACGCTGCTCGCTTACGGAGCAAATATAACATCCGGCGAAGGCAAGGTGTGTTTTGTGAGAGTGGCATCAAATGGAGCTTGGGCCACATCTCCAGGTACCATGACAATATCACCGGAGCAATATGATATTGAGTTTGGAAAGTATATATCATTAGAGACAAAAGAAGATGACGATATAGAACACAACTCTTATCTAGCGATAGGATCCACTGGCACCGATGTGGATGCTCTTACTAATGCAGGTAGCATTACGCTCTATGAAATAACAATGGCGGCCGGCTACGTCGCCGCGTGGCCATCGCTTTCACAGGGCCTAAGCGGTTCTATCTTACAGCGCGTATATGCTAGAAATGATTACCAACAGTTCAGCGGGCATTATGGCTCAGGTGTTGACATGGCCATCGGCTCTTCTGGGGACATCAATGATGTATATATTTCTGCTGGGTCTTCTGGTTATGACTACGCCCCCACCGATCCCGAAGTCGTAAGCGCCGGCGGAATGGTTCAACTTACATACCGAGCCCAGCGCGCTACAAATTATAGAATACATGGAAGTTTATATGGCATGCCAATCGACGGTCTTTATGATCCTGCCTATTGTCAATATACACCACCCGGATTTTATGGAGAATCTATAGCTCGCCTATCTTATAGTTCATCCGTCGGTGGCCCAATAAGTTTAGATGAAATTTTAAGGGCGGTTAAAGTAGAAAATATATTAACTTTAGATCCAACAAGAGTAAGGACAGAAGGCGGCGAGCCGGCCATCATGACAAACACCCAGGAAGCAACGAAGACAACTGTTTCAGCTTCGGTTCAGCTGTATGGCAAGATTCTTCAAAAAGATATTCAATTTTCTATATCTGAAGACGGCGACAGTACAATTGCGGATAGGGCAACCGCAGGAAGCGCCGAAAACCTTCGTTGGGCAATTGCCACAAAATATGAGTGCCCCGTTGTTAATAATTCTTCAAGTGCTTACTTGGCAAATTATAGCTCTCACGTAACCGATCTTGAGGATGATCCAGTGTTTCAATTTACTTCTGGCACCGCCGGTTGGAAGCCCCCTCGAAGTGTGTGGACGAGCTACGGACAACCTGTTCAGCCGGATAAGGGATATGAATTTGAGCTGAGAGAGAGCTTCGCAAAACGAAGCGTCAACACACTCACCACTGGCTCACTTATAGATGTCTGCGGTTTTACGCCAGGAACAAAGAAAGTTGGAACCGTTGCTGACAAGAAAGATATAAGTGAGGCTATCATGGTCATTCCATATGTTGATAAAGCCATCCCATATAAAACGGTGGAAATTGATAAGGGAAAACATTTTATCCGATTTAGCAAGACGGAATTGAAGAAGCAGAAGAAAAATTTGGAAGACAAGGGGTATGCGATTAGTGAAGATATAAGAGAAACTTCTATTTCAGAAACCATACAGGCGATGAAAAAATATGTTGTTCCCCCTCAATATGATTTCCTTAAATATGACGACATTAAGACGTTTGTTTCTTACTTCCTGGAATTTGATCATGTCCTTTCACAGCGGGACTTGATTGATATTTGGCAAGGGGTCACACCTGCAATTGCCGCGAATCCAGAGACAGATGAAATTGAAATCACCCACGGATTCGATCAGCATAACTTTTTCCACAATGTAGAATTCCCGACAGATATTAAATTCATGGTGTTCAAGGTCAAACAGATGGCCAAATGGAATTACTATGAAACAACGACAGATTCTTCAGATGATAACAGATTTAAGTTTAATTTTCAAGGCGATGGGCAGACAGAAGTTATTCCGTCGTATAATTACAATTGGCCTTATGATTTTTGTTCCCTCGTTGAGCGAGCAAAGGTTGACGTGAGCGTTGTATTTAAAAAGGATGATGAAGATACAGGATGACATTTTTTGATAAAAAAGAAGAAGTAGTCGAGATTAAATTGACATCTTATGGAAAGACTTTATATTCGAGAGGGAGACTTAATCCCTCTCATTATGCGTTTTTTGATCATGATGTAATTTACGATGACCAATATGGATGTTCTTCCGGCAACGTCGACCAAAGGATCCTTGAAACACCAAGATCAAGGCTGCAAATTCACAAGGACGGTGCAAGAAACCGAAACGAAGTGAGTTTCGACGGCGTACCAACCGACTTCATGGACAATTACGAATCGGCTTATGGTCTTCGATATTTGGACTCCACTTTGGCGGAGGAGAAAAAGAGAAAAGATATCTTCCTCCCGATTGGCCACTCGTCCAACGATAGCAAATATTACCCCGCCTGGAGATCTTACATGCTCCTCGGCTCCACTGATTCTGCAGTTCCCTATTTTTATTTTGGTGATACGACAGGTTCTGTCGTTAACATCCCGCAAATAGAGGTCAAGAAAAGAATTTTTACAGAGAAGGGAATAAGAGGAACAGACGACAATTCAGCGGTCTATGGCCATATCTTTCCAGATGGCAGCAGTGTCACTCTCAAAGAAACCGAAGACGCAGAGTTTTTACTTTACTTGCAAGAGAAAAACTCCACTTCCGACGACAAGAATTTTAATGTCGAGGTTTACGAAGTGAAGGATGAGGCAAATGAAGAAATATTGTATCCCCTCAAATTTAAGAAAACACCTCAGTTTAATAGGATTGTTGACGGAATTATGTTAGATCATGATCCATCCTCTGATGCAGATTTTGATGCTTCGTATGATCCTGGGATGGTAGAGTATTATTTTGATTTAGAGTTGGATGGTGAAATAGATAGAACCATTCTGCAGCGAGCCTTTGCCAGTGGGAGATTTGCAGACATTAGAGATTTGGAATCTTTGATTAGTTCTTTTAGATTTCCGACGATTGATAATTCAAGAACTGGTGGAGCAGGAAGCGATGTCTACGGCCTCAGCCTAGACGAGATTGCAAATATGAATTCAGAGATATTGGAAGATTTGGAAAATTCTTCTGGGAATCAGGGTGGGCTATATGATAATGATGCAACTCGCAATAACGAAAGTGATCCACCGTGTGATGATTAGGGAGGTAGACTAAATGGCAGCGATTGATCTTGTTGGGGATCTTGTACCAAATGTGGAGATAGACGCAGTTCTTCTGGAGAGGGATCGTGTAGTTGTCCACCTATCCATTAATGAGTATATAAATTCATCGGGTGTTGGGACTTGGGTTACGAACGATGATTATAAAAATCTGCTGAAAATAGAACTCACTGAGGCTTCTAAAAGAAGAGGGGCACTTGGATCCACGCCTCGCTCTATAACAATATCGTCCAACGATCACATCCACTCTGTTGAAAGAATCACAAGGAAGAATAAAAGAAAGAAATTCCAGCGAGTCGCTTATAAAATTGTTTTGAAGGAATTCAATTATGATAATTTAATTAAGTTGTCTTATTCTGCCAATACAAAAATAACAAAACAAGATTTAAGTATTAGTAGGGGAATTACGTTTAGAGTTGTTGATATGAAGGAAATATCGGGTGTGCCATCGGTTGTTCCGACGATGGAGAACGGAGAAGCCCTTACAAAATCTGTGGGGTATTTCTTGGGCACTGCCTTTTATCGCGGCCCCAAAGTACAACTCGAAAATGGCCGATGGATAACAGGAACCAGTGCTACCGATACTCCTGAGTTTCTAACAGTTCGAACCATTCCCAATATAAAAGTCGCAGATTATAGGGACTTATATGATGTTCTTCCTCGAATTTCATCCCCGTTCAGTTCACTGAAAAAAGAAATACTTCACTGCTTGAGCGGCACCACCTTAAATTACTTTTCCCCGCTCCGCACCTGCAGAGACCTAGACGGAAATCTAAGGTTCTTTTTTACACTAGATTATGAGTCCGCCTACTTAAACACTTCTAAGTATGGAAATCTTTTTGATCGTATGCCACCGAGACTTAGAGATCGAGTTCTTTTGAGTTCTGCGATAAGGGTCATGGAATTAAAAAGACGCCGCGTAGACTCGGCAGGAACAACGGGAGATATATGCTCGGAGCCAAATGAATTGTTTGTTATCGGAGGAGAGGAAACCGGAGATAATTTCAGAGAATCAAATGCCAGATATGGCGCCCTCCGCGAAGAAGAATTTAGTTTTCAGCATGGAGATCTCCTTCTTCGAAGTTTTTCCGGCGCAGATCGCTCTTTCAAAAACATCAATATGGGAAAATACCAATATACAGTTCAGGCCGAAGTAGTCGACGGAATTTATAAATTTATGGATTTCCAAAGCAGAGATCTCGCTCAATCAAAAGCGCAGCTTGAGAGCTATAGAAATACGCTCGACGAAAATAATAATTACGATAAAAGCACAGATACATATGATCCTGAATTTATTGCTAATATGAAATTAAGAACGCCCTTTGAAAACCTCCCATATATTCGGGCCCTTATATCAATATCAGAGAATATAACTTTTTTGGCTGATAACTTAGACGACCCCTCGATTAAAAAGTTTATCAACACTTTGAGATATAATTTATCTCCCCGAACTGGAACAATTGCTGGTGTAGATAAAGCAATTAGTATTCTTGCCACCATGCAACAAAACATGAGGAAGGTGATGACCGTCGTCGACCGTGGCACCGGAACAGTATGGAAAACAAAAACAGAGGCTCAAACTGCTGGAACCCCACGCGGCAAATTAAAATTTTCCATAGGATATACGTTTCCTGAAGTTTTTAACGCCGCTGATACCTATAAAAAAGGAATTGCTTTCCTTTCCTCGACGGAGGTTTTGGAAATCGATGCCGCTCAAGGACTTAAAACTATCAGCGGCCCCGACTTCGAAAAAAGAATGCAAGATGAAAGTATTAGGTTTTTCAACGCAGAAGATGTCTCCTTCTCTGTAAAATATGGAAGTCAGTCGATAACATCACAAGGCCGAGGCTCTTCTTTCTCGTTTCTTACCCCAACTTCTATTCGGTTGAGTGACAAAACCTACATGGTGAATAGCGACGATACTACTTCGTTTTCTGGAGATGTTCAAGTTGAAACACTTTCTTCGGGAGATGAAGAAAAGAAATATAGAAATGTATTAGCAGAACTCACGAAGCCTCGTTTACAGAACAATTTTTCAAGCTTTCTGCAGATTCGTCCCGCAAACGACGAAAATTTTACCATGGTAAACGATCAGACCCAACTAAACGAAAATAACGCAGCAAAAGAATCTATTGAGAAATTTGAGGCAGCCTTTCACACGAGAGAGCTTGGCTATTCAAACCCCTTTGATACTGCTAAAATTTCTGATATTATTCTTTCATCGGGGGTGCAAAAGGGGTCGAGGGCTTTTGAAGAAATTAACAGAAAACTAGAAAACATTAATCCAATGGCGAGATTTACGAGTATTAATTCTCCAAATTTGCAGAACACCAAAGTTCCACCCACTACTTTGGATAAGGATTTATCATCACTTTCTTCGAAAATTATCCAATCTGGTGAAAGCTTGGAGATCATCGGCATCGATGGGAAAAATAAAACCATATCTAAAAAGAACTTTGACCTTTTACCCAACCACTTAAAGGCTATATTCTCGTCTGGTTTTAATTTTGGTACTGCATTTAGTGCTATCATCTCCTCTGCCAACGCGGGAAACAATGATAGATATAATTTAATTTTAGGCTCTATGGCAGAGATAGAGGTTCTGACGGGATACGACAAGGACATTGACGGAGACACACTCATAAGCTCCCCCAATTTTATGCCTCTCACCCGCGACTATTACAATTTCAGCGCCGGCAAAAATATTCTGTGCAGACTAAAACCATATGAAGCGGATCAGATCGGGTTTAAGAGAAGCAACACAGCACAAATTTATAATGAGTATTTTGTTATCAGTGTTCCGGCATATGCCGCTGCCCCAGATGATGTCATATCGCGACTACAAATACAACTTAATTTAGCAGATAATCTTGATCAGATAAATGAGATATATGATTCTTTTGGGATTGATACTGGTGATAGGTTCGATCCGAGATCAACGGGCACTGGCGGTACCGGCGATCCTGCGTGTGCCGCTGTTGCTGACGAAAAGACGGTTGAAGATATTCTTGGGGGAGGGAGATAATATATGAAATTTTCTAAGATAAATGCTTTATTCACCGAAAAGAATATTGTCAAAGATATTGACGACTCTTCGCTTCCTCAGTTTGTACAAAACTACATGGACGGAGGATATAGAAAAACGCCCGCACCCCCTCGGCCCACGACTGCCGGCGGCGCAACCTCGGAAACGTGGGTCAACGCCCAGCTCTTTTCAGAAGATAGATTTCGAAATGATCTCGGATCTTCTTGGAAGGTGGGAAGAGCTTCAATTGATTTGTCAAAAGACCTACCAGAAAATCAGAACTTCCCCCTCGATCTCACCGCGTTTGGAACAGCCCACAATATGCCACCCAACCCAGCCGGCTTCGGTGGAACAATTGAAAATATTATGGTAAGCGGAGATGAATTAAGAATTTCCAATCTTTCAAAAGATTTATCAACGATACCAGTTATGGATTTGTCATTCATCTTACCGGAGACCCGCGTAGGAACTATGTCCTCTAAGTACAATTTTTATATAAAAGAGTATGAAGACGCAACATCAGGTCTCTACTTCAGCGAACTTAATTTGCTTGATTCTTATGGAACCTATTTAATGTTGGATGCGAACTATGAAAGCAGGTACATGTATCATGACGATGGTATTGCTTTCCCCGCACAACTAAATCCTGAAGTTATGAGATATGATTCAACCGGGGAGCCTTTGTCGACTGGATACCAACCCACCCGCAATCAGATGGGATATCCCGACAACAACATAAAGAATTTCTTCCGAAACTACGCTGTAAATATAAGGAGCCAAGTACCATCAGAAAAATATAAAAATGTATTTTATCCAAATAAAAGTATCTTGGATGTCAACCGAGCCGTCGACGTCACTAAAGAATCTTTCCCATATTATGTTGGTTTTGATATTGGCATGTCCGAAAGCGGCCCAGTGGGTAAAGAGTTTGAAAACACGAATTTAGCAAATTACCTCATGAAGAATGTGGCATCTACTCTTAACGTGGAGATAGCCCAAGAGAGAGAAGAGTTTATAAGAAGCACGTCCACTGGCCAGATTTACCAAGCCCAGCCAAAAGTTTGGGATCTACTAACAGTCCTCGAAACAGGTATCGGAGGATTTAGCGATAAAACAATTGTTCTCGGCACAGAAGAAGATCGCAAAAACACGTTCCAAGAAGAGAACCGAGGCTTCACTGATGTGATTGATCACCTTGAATTTTTGGAAGGAATATATAACATTATAAATCAGCAGTGGAGATCTTACAGTGATATTATAGATGGAGACTACGCCTATTCAGAAACCCTCATGTACCGTGTTGCGAAATATAAAAAGAATTCAACCCAAAAACCAATTCAGAATTTCTTCTTTTTCAACTCGGAACAGGCGCAGTTATTTAAATTTATGGATACTCAGGTGAAGGTTGGAGAGGAATACATTTATAGAGTTTTTTCATATTCCATAGTTTTGGGGTCAGAGTATACTTATAATGATTTTCACATTGGCAGTTCTACAGCTATGCCGGGCGACCCCGAATGGGAAGCCGATGCCGTTAGCGTTCAAGTCGACGAAGCCGGCAACGAGGCTGGCATCGTCGTCAACAATAATGCTGCTATTAAGATTGTGGAGAATGTTGTTGGTTCTGGCGAATCTTTTGTTTCAAGCCACCCGCCGGTCTATCCGAACGTTGAGTTTCGAAGCTTCATCGGTGAAGCAAGAAAGATCCAAATTATCTTTGAAGATCAAACAGAGACTGTGAGTCAGGTTCCTTTCGAGATGTCGCAGGAGGAAGTAATCCGAATGCAAAAAATAAGGAAGGCCCAAGGCCCCTCCGAAGTGGAAGGGTGTCCTCAATGTATTACCTTTAAAAACGACGACGAAACAAAATTATATGAGGTTTATAGAACTACCAGTGCTCCTGAAACCCCGCGCTCCCTTCGAGGAAAGATGTGGCGGAGGGTTACACAGAAGGAAATACTAGATGATGTTACAGCAGATACCACATATTATTATATGTTTAGATCAATTGACGCTCATGGAAATGTTTCTAATCCATCGAAGACATTTGAGGTTACATTAATTGGTGGATTCTCCCCGTACCTCATTATCAATGAATATAATTATGAAGAGTCTCTACCAGACGAAAGAGTGAAGGAGCGCAAGATGAAAAAGTTTCTGCGCCTGCGACCAACAATGCAGAATCTTCTTGTTAAATCCGAGCCGCTAAGAGACAAAAGATCTTCTAGGGATGTTACCAATGGGGATATCCAGCTTGGGATTACAACTGAGGGCTCTATTTGGGATAAGAAGTTTAAGATAAGATTGACATCAATTGAAACTGGCAAAAAAATAGACTTTAATGTTGAGTATGGTTACAACTTTAAGCCTAGAGAAGAATAAAGAGGGTTTTTATTTAAAAAACCCACCTATTTAGTGTATAATACTAATTATGACGTGGAGGAATAACAAATGGCATTTTTAGACAATAGTGGTGATATTATTATCGATGCGGTATTAACCGATACCGGACGGTACAGATTGGCAAAGGGTGATGGCTCTTTTGCAATTACAAAATTTGCCTTGGGCGACGACGAGATCAATTACGCTCTCTATGATTTGACCGCCTCAACTGGCGATCAAGATTTGCAAATTATGCAAACCCCAATTTTAGAAGCCTTCACAAACAACGCTTCCTCCATGAAAAGCAAACTTGTGACCATCCCAAGAAATAACATCTTATATATGTCAGTTCTTTTAGCTAACGATGAGGCAGATGCTGCCTTGAATACTTCTATAAATATGTATGTGGTTGCTGTCGACAAGACAACCGAGAACAATGCCACGGGCACGATGCCAATTCTTTTCGGGGAGAACATCACCGCAGGACGAGCCTCGTTCATCCGGGTTGATCAGGGAATCGACAATGACGCAATTTCCCCAAGCTTTTCGATAGAGACAGATCTTTTAGAGACGCAGTATATCGTGGAAATTGACAATAGGTTAGGAAAGATTGTCTCTCCCGATGGGCCCGCTGCTCGCATCGCATACATTGACGATGACATGATCGCAAGCTATTATTTGACGCTTGGGACTGACCCATCCTATGTGTCGGAGAATACAATTACAACTGCCGCACCGACGGAAGTAATTGACGGCCCAAGGGGAACAATTTTAAAATTTGCGATACAGTCTTCAATTGAACTCAATTCAAGCACGTATCTTTTTACAGAACTTGGCAGCACTGGAAATGTCACCGGCGTCGGTGATGTTAGCTACATCGACACCACCGTAAGAATCCAAGGAGCTACAACTGGCGCATCAATTGATCTCCCAGTCAGGTTCGTAAAGTCATAGAACAGAGGAATAAATAATGGCAACTATATTTAAAACACTTTCAAGCGAGAACATCACATCAACAAGAACCTTGTTGCATGAGAATGTACCAGTGACGGGAGCGATAGTTTCGGGAAGCACGTACAGCGACTCGAACATTAAAAACTATTCCCACGGAATGTTTCAGTCAGTATATGACTACCCTTACCTAAGCTCTTCGGCCAATCACTTGTTTGACCTTACGTGCGGATATGCGTCAGGAACCCTCGTAGACACCACCACCGGCCAGAACGACAAAAAGCAAAACATCTATTCTCAAATGGCTCAGGTTCTTGTTGGAAATGATGCAACGGGAAGCATTAGACCTTTCGACCGCGATGGCGACCTTTCCGGAGGAGACAAAATTAATGAAGCATACTTTATCAACTTGGCTCGGTTGCTCACAAAAGACGAAGTAAAAAAGGGAACTTTCATCCTCACCTTGGGATCGGGAACTTACGCAACCCCCTTTACCACACCCATAACCATTAGTGATTATGGGGCCTCTAGTAATTACCGAACAAACTCACCAGCTGGCGAATATGGTATCTTATATACAGGTTCAGCCGCCGTCGCCGGAACGGGCGTAGGTTTGCTGTATTATCAGGCAGGAGTGGCCGTACTAACATCTTCAGTTTTTCCTGAAGAGTTTGGTTCTGCAACTACAACTGCCCTTCAAATGCTGACAGGAAGTACAATTTCCTCCAGCGCCAATGCTGTTCGACACTGCCTTGACAACCTTACGTTTAATAACACTATTGAATTGAATTCTACAATTTACTTTTGCCCCGCAAATCATTGCGAGTTCAATTACAGCTCTAATCCAACCTATTTAAATGACAGTAAAATCAGAGTGAAAGACAAAGCTATTGACTCACCGTCCTCGTATATCACTTCTGTTGGTCTTTATTCTGCAGACAACGAATTGCTTGCAACTGCGAAACTGTCGGAACCTCTGAAGAAGGATCCATCCACAACTCTAACTCTTCGAGTGAGACTTGATTACTAGGCGTCTTTTCCGTCAAGGAGGAACCGATGTCCTTTTACAAATTTGATAAGAACGACAGCATCCTGAATAGTGCAAGGTCTTATCCTGAGACCAAAATCTATATCGCAAATTCAGCTTCGTACTTTAATGGTTCACCGGAATCTGGATACAAACCAATCCCTCACGTATCTGGCAGTGTATTGATAGTAGGAAAAAACCAATACACCGCAAGGCCAACATTTGTGACGATAACGGATTTCACAGGCTCTTCGGTCACAGCCTCTTTCGAGAAAGATTATTTTCTAAGCTCCAGCGTCGTGGTGTCTTCGGACTATTTGGCTGCAGGTTCGGGAGATCTGAAATTAGACTCCCTTCTGAATACACTAAATTATTATAAGAAACTCAGCCCCCATTACGCTTACTCATCTAGTCTCGGAAATAAGCCCGAACAAGATCTAATGCTGATAAGCCTTCCGTCACTGTTATACGGCTCGGCTGTGCAGGCGGGAACCGTTGATTTAAAATTTTATGTAACTGGAACTGTCGCTGGACAATTGACAGATTCCACCAAGCGCGGCGAGCTCGTGCAGTCTGGCGGAACGGATGATGGCAAGGTCGCTGGAGTGATATTATATAATGAGGGGTTCATTCTTTTAACGGGATCGTGGGCCCTCAATGACACTAACCAAAATTATCCTGGCGGATCTGACTTTGCAAGGTGGAAATACTTTGGCACACAGGATGCCGCCCTAACTGATTCTTCTTTTGATATTAGTCTCAACGGCACAACTTACACCCCCACCATGACGATGTTTGCACACGCCAACCGGGGAGACTTAAACAGTTCCAATAACCCAACGTTTGTAGAATACGGCCAGACTAAAGTTGATAGCAGCAATTCCTATACTTATTTGGAAAATGATTTGCAGGAAATTAAAAACATTGTATCCTCATCATTTCAGGAAACGGGCTCTTTTGAAAAGACAACCTACATATCATCCATCGGAATCTACGACGACAACATGAATCTGCTCGGCACCGCAAAGCTAGCAAACCCCATCCGCAAGCGAGAAAAAGACAGTTATACATTTAAACTTAAGTTAGATCTGTGATATAATAATTGCATGATCTGCGGTTTAGATGTCAGCACCAGTATAACTGGCGTCACAATACTTGACAAAAATGGAAAAATAGTTCATAATGAAGCATGGGATACGAGAAAGTATAAAGACTTTTTTTCGAAAGCCAAGTCCATTAGGAGTAAAATAACCTTCCTTACCACGCAATTTGACATCGAGGAAATCTATATTGAACAATCACTCCAGTCATTTCGAAGCGGATTTTCTTCGGCCAAAACACTATCTACTTTGAGTAGATTTAATGGAGTAGTTTCATGGTTGATATACGAGCACACTGGAGTCGTCCCCCAATACCTGTCTGCGGCTTCCGCAAGAAAGGCTTGCGGCATCAAGATTCCAAGAGGCGAAAACGCCAAACAAAAAGTCGTAGAGTTTTTACTTGACAAAGAACCCCAATTCGTGGTACAATATACTAAGTTTGGTAATTTTAAACCTGAATGCTTTGATAAAGCAGACAGTATTGTTATAGCAAAGGCAGGACATATTTGTCAGCAGAAAAGAAAATAAAGGTATTAAAAGACGTCCTCGGCGGGTTTTATCGTGTCGGGGAGGAACGTCTCTTTACATGCCCGAAGTGTAGACATCACAAGCCAAAACTCTCTATAAACATAGAAAAAGACAGCTTTAAGTGCTGGATTTGTGATTATAAGTCTCCTTCCATCTATCGCCTTATCCGCCGGTACGGATCTTATACTCATAGAAAATTGTGGGAAGAGTTGACCGGAAGGATGGATCTGGCCAATGCACCGATGGATCTCTTGGCCCTTATTAAGAATATCGGGAAAAAAGAAGAATTAGAGCCAGAAGAGATCATCAACCTCCCAGAAGAATTTAGAACTTTAACAGGAAAGAAAAACCACATCTCCTCAATTAAGGCCGCACATTATTTGAAATCTCGCAACATAAAGAGAGAAGACATCTTAAAGTGGAAGATAGGATATTGTGGATCTGGCGAATACGCTGGGAGAGTAATTATTCCCTCCTTTAACATGGACGGGAGAGTAAATTATTTCATTGCTCGTTCTTATGAGGAAGAGTGGATAAAATATAAAAACCCATCCGCAAAGAAAGATATTGTCTTTAACGAGCTATATGTGGATTGGGAAAATGATTTAACACTTGTCGAGGGTGTTTTCGATGCAATTGTTGCTGAGAATGCGATTCCGCTTCTTGGGTCTTCACTTAGGGAAGATAGCGTATTGTTTTCGAAAATTGTAAATCACGACACACCGTTGTATGTTGCCCTCGATCCCGATGCTGAGTCGAAGGCCATGAGGTTAGTTAAGAACCTCATTCAGCATGATTGCGAAGTCTACAAAGTAGATGTTTCGGGATACAGCGATGTGGGCACAATGCCCAAAGAGGTCTTTGCGAAACGAAAAGAAGAAGCCGTCCCAATGGATTTGGATTCATCTTTTCTATATCAGGCACTGAGTGCCATTTAACAATAGAGGAAAATATATGGTTAGAATTGCTCACATTAGTGATACTCATATTCGAAATTTGAAGTATCACAAGCAATATAAAATTGCTTTCGATGATATGTATCGACAGCTTCGTGAATTGAAGCCCGACTATATTGTTCACTGCGGAGACATTGCTCACCGCAAGACAGACATATCCCCAGAATTGGTCGACATGACAACCGACTTCCTGAGAAGCATGGCAGATATTGCACCGACACACGTTATTCTTGGGAACCATGATGGCAACCTGAGAAACGACAGTCGGCAGGATGCAATCAGCCCTATTGTGGATGCGATGAAAAACCCGAAAGTTTTCTTGCACAAGAATTCTAAAGAGGTTACGCTTAAGCACAACCTTGTTCTCAATATCCTTTCCGTGTTTGATAAGAACAATTGGATCACTGAACCCACAAAGAAGAAGAAAATAAACATTGCCCTTTATCATGGTAGCGTCGCAGGCTGCAGAACCGATACGGGATTCATGCTAGAGCATGGAATCGATATTTCAGTTCTTTGTGGTTTTGATTATGCTATGCTTGGCGATATTCACAAGACTGATCAATCCCTTGATCATGAAGGTCGTGTGCGATATTGCGGATCAACCATTCAACAAAATCATGGAGAGACTGACGATAAGGGGTTCTTGATCTGGGACATCGAAGATAAGGACAACTTCTCAGTTTCCCATCATCGAATTCTGAATCCAAACCCTTTTGTCACAATTATCCTTACACCCAAAGGTAAGGTGCCGAAGAAGCTAGAGATACCGGAAAACGCCCGCATCCGCATTCGCTCAATGAATCAGATTTCTGTTGGAGCGATGAGAAAGGCCCAAGGAGTTGTTCAAACGAAATTCAAACCAGAATCAACAACGACACAGAACAACGTAAGCGGAGTTGTTGGCAGCGTCGAGGATGCGATAAAAGAGGCTCTCGAAGAAGATTTGAGAGATGAAAAGGTCCAAGAGAGATTGATTAAAGAATACCTCAACGACTATGAATTGGCTGATGACATGATATCAGAAGTCCTTGCTATTAATCGCCGCATGAATTCTTACGCCTCCGAAAGTGATGAGGTATCCCGCAACATCCATTGGAAGCTTAAAAGCTTAGAGTGGGATAACCTTTTTAATTATGGAGATGGCAACCATGTTGATTTTGAAAATCTCTCCGGAGTGGTGGGCATCTTTGGTGAAAACTATTCTGGAAAGAGTAGTACCATTGATTCTTTATGTTATGCCCTTTTCAACAGTACGACTAAAAATGTTAGGAAAGCATATAACATTATTAACCAAAACAAACCAAATTGCAGAGCCAGGGCTGTAATTGATATTGCCGGCCAGGATTATATTGTTGAGAGAAAATCGGAGAAGTATATTAAAAGACTAAAGGGAGAGGTGACGAATGAAGCAAAGACAGACGTCGACTTCTTTGTTACTGATTCTGCCGGCGACATGAGGGAACTCAATGGGACGACTCGCATAGAAACAGATCGAAACATAGCCAAATACTTTGGAAACATTGATGACTTTTTACTTACATCCATGTCATCTCAGACAGACTCTCTTACATTTATTAAAGAGGGCTCTACGAGAAGAAAGGAAATTCTTGCAAAGTTTCTTGATTTGCTTTTGTTTGAAGAGAAATTTAGTATTGCAAAGTTGGAGGCAGCAGACTTGCGTGGCTTCGTAAAGGCCCTTGAGGGCCGGGACTACGCTAACGAGATTGCCTCTGGAGCTGCCGACATTGTGAGAAACGAAAATGCAGTAGCCGATCATACAGCGAAGTGTGAAGGGTTTAAAGAAGAAATAGAAGAAAACGAAGAAGAGATCTCAACCATCACTTCCCAAATTGATTCTATTCCTGCGGAAATCATCGATGCGGAGAATGCGAAGACCACCGTTTTGCAGATTACCGAAGACGTCCTGAATTTGCAGGAGACAGAAACAACAATAGCAAACACGAGAGTGAAAGATTCAGAGGCACTTGAAAAGATAAATGATTTTATATCTTCCTTTGACATTGAAGAGTATAGGGAGAGAAAATCAAATATTGTAGATCTTGAGAGGGACATTGATATCCTTTCAGGAGAGTGGAATACCCTCAATGAAAAAGTTTCTGTTGCAAAGCGAAAGGCGTCTTTGTTGAGCGAGGTGCCATGTGGTGATAAATTTTTACACTGTAAGTTGCTGAAAGACGCAACGGCCGCAGAAGGAAGACTGCCAGATCTTGAGGAGAGATTATATGAGATAACCTCGTCAAAATCGCAAAAACAAGACAGCCTCCAGCTATTAGGCCCAGAGGTGGTAACTTCTCACATTGACAAATACGATCAGCTTATTACAAAGAAGCTGGAGAAGGAGAGAGCAGTTTCAGAAGCCTCCCTTATGTCTGAAAAGTTGGCTTTGGAAATTCTTTCAAAGGAACGACACATCGAGGATCTTAAAAAAGATATTGAAGTTTATGAAGAAAACAAAGATGCAATTGAAAATTTGGAACTTCTTCTAAAAGAGCGAGAAAAGAGACAAAAAAGGGTTTCTGAATTGTCCCTATCTCTGGATAGCTGCGAGGAAGAAATCTTAAAATTATATAAGATTCACGGCTCCTTAGAAGAGAAATTATCATCTTTAGAAGCCGACAGAGAGATGCTTAACCAAAAGAGGGAAGAATATGCCGCTTATGATTATTTTTTGCAGTGCATGCATTCCCACGGAATTTCTTCGGACATCACGAAACGAAGACTTCCAGTCATTAACGCAGAGATTTCTAAGGTTCTCTCTAACGTTGCCGACTTTGAGATTTATCTTGAAACCGACGGAAGAAAACTTGATGTTTTGATTAAGCACCCGAAGTTTGATCCCCGACCAATTGAGTTGGGATCGGGAGCAGAAAAGACATTGGCAGCAATTGCCATTCGTCTGGCTCTCTTGAGCGTCAGCACGTTGCCTCGTGGCGATGTGTTCATTCTTGATGAGCCCGGCACCTCTTTGGATGAGAATAATATGGAAGGCTTTAACAGGATTGTTGATTTGATTAAGATGCAATTCAATAAAGTTATCCTAATCTCTCATTTGGATAGTTTGAAGGATGCTGCGGATATGACAATTGATATCGACAGGAAGGACGGATTTGCTCATATTAATCAATAACTACTATTTATATGGTGGAGGTGACGATTATGAGCACTGATGAGAAAATTAAGTTAGATACAATTGAGGAGAAGCTTGACCAAATGACATCCAAGTCTGGAGCACTGGACAGGCTGTTTAGCAAGGTGGCTTCTCGCAAATTAATGGTTTGGATGACAGCTACGGCACTCATGTCTGTGGCCGCTCTCGAATCGGAGCATTGGGTCTGGATTAGTATCGTTTACCTTGGCGGCCAATCAGCCATCGATATCTTTGAAAGGATTAAAGGTTACAACAAGTAATGACAACTTTAAAGAAGGTTTTCCTTTGGCTCAAACATTATTGGTATTTTCCGGTGGTGTTTGTTGCCATTCTTGTTGCGTTTGTTTTCCACCGAGGAAAAGTCGAACAACTTGTTGACTTGCTGATCGGATCGATGGAGAGTCACAAGAATGAACTTGCAGCCGTCAATTCTGCCAACGAAAAAGAGAACGCAAAGATTGAAAAGAGCGCCAAGAAATTCTCCAAAGATCTGCAGGACATCGTTTCCGAAGAATCTGCAGCCCTCGAAAAAGCCGAGGGAGATAAAAGGAAAAGAGAAAAAGATCTTAAAGACCTCGAAATGGAATTGCTCGCCGAAGAAATGAAGAAGGCATTTTCCAAGAAAGATTAAATTATGAGAACACTAATACTATTATCACTGTTATTCAGTTTCCCTGTCTTTGCCGACGAGATTGTGGCAGAGCCAATTACGAAAGGCCAACGAGCCCCGTTCAGCGGGATCATTCTTGATGGCCCCTCTGCAGCCAAGGTAATCTCGGCTCACGAATATGCTACTGAAAAGTGCAAGATTAGATCAGAGCACGATGCAAAGAAGGCGAAAGCAAATTGTGAACTGGAGAAGGATATTCTTGCGGCGAAACTCCAATCCCTGCACGAGAAACATACAGCCATCACGAAGATTAAGGACACAGAAATTACAAGACTCCAGGGAGCTCTCAGGGATGTGTCTGCTGATTATAGCGAGTGGTGGTTTGTTGGCGGTGTCGTTGCGGGGATCGCAACTTCGATTGCTATTTTCTATGCTGCCGTTAAGACCTCCCAAGGCGATGCATGAAAAAAGACACAAACGATATTGCAGCAATTGAAAAGGCCATTTCTAAGAAGTATGGTGACGAGGCAATTGTTAATCCAAAGTCGTTGTGGGATGAAGACAAAGAGAAAGATTATATTGAACAGGTCAAAAAAACTACAAAAAAACACCAGAAAGTCTCTGAGGCTAGCGATAAAGTCGAATTAAACGGGTTTTTGTTATCCAAAAAACTAATTAATAAGACGAGCGACAGGGCCTGCCCTGTTTGTGGCACTTACTCTTTTGATAAGAAAGATGATTTATATATGAATCGCTTTGTATGTTGTTTAAAGTGCTACATTAAGTTTGTTGAAGGCAGAGAAGAGAGATGGGAGTCAGGATGGCGACCAAATGTGGTGGAGAACAAAAATGATTAAAGATGATTTAGAAGATATTGTTGAGATGCTTTGTGACGGATGTAAGGATGCTGATAAGTTTGATCGTGGAAATGCGACCGCTGGAACGCGAATTCGCAAACGTGCGATGGAGGTTATTAAACTCCTTAAAGACATGAGAGCAGAGATCATTGAGGTCAGGAATGACCGAAAAGAAAATAAATAGAAAAAGGGGTGATTTAAAATGTCAAACATATTAGATATTGTTAAGGGAATTAACCAAGCTGCGGCCAACGCACATGACGGCGCCGTCAATGATGAGGGTGAGCCTCTTGACATTGGACTAGAGAGAGACAAGCCAACACCAATCACTGACCGTCGAGTTCTCGATGGTTTTGGCGTGAAGCTCTTGGGCACCACGATGCGCGTGAATTACCACCGCGAAGTTGGAACTAAAGAAGTTACAACCAACAAATTAAAGGGCGAAGTCGAACACGCCATTGAAGAAGTTACCAAGTTTTTGAAAAAGGAATATAAGAAAATCACCGGTGAGGCCCTGAAATTAAAGAAGAAAGGAAGCCTCACAATGGGCAATGTCCAGACCACTTCCAGGATCAGATCGTGGGTTCAAGCTCACTGTGACTATGAAATTAAAGGAGTTGAAGGGCACGACGTGAAAGATAAGAATGATATTGATTCAACAATCAAGTCTTTTCTTGCGTTAGGTAAAAATGCAAAGAAGCCAGAGAATGTGTCTATAACACCAAAAGCAAATGAAAAGTAGAGCGATGCATGGCCTACCAGCTAACGAAGAAACAAATTATACAGGAGATTGTCAAGTGTGGCAAGGATCCTGTATATTTCACTAACACATACGCTCGAATTTCTCACCCCCTCAAGGGGCAAATCCCATTTAAAACATACCCATTTCAGACACAGCTTCTGAAAGATTTCGCAGATTATCGCTTTAACGTTATTCTGAAAGCCCGGCAATTGGGTATCTCGACAATCTCCGGAGCCTATATTGCATGGCTTATGATGTTCCACAAAGAAAAGAATGTTCTTGTGGTCGCGACAAAGTTTGGTACAGCATCTAACCTTGTTAAGAAGGTTAAGCAAATCATTAAGAATCTGCCACCGTGGATGGCCACGGCAACTATTACAATTGATAATCGATCCTCGTTTGAGCTATCAAACGGATCTCAAATAAAGGCTTCTTCGACAACTGGCGATGCTGGTCGTTCTGAGGCTTTGTCTTTATTGGTTGTTGACGAGGCCGCCCACGTAGAAGGTCTTGATGAATTGTGGATGGGTCTTTACCCCACCCTATCTACTGGTGGACGATGCATCGCACTATCAACTCCAAATGGCGTCGGCAACTGGTTTCACAAAACATTTTCGGACTCAATGGAAAGTAGAAATGATTTTCATGCCACCACTCTTCTATGGGACGAGCACCCCGACAGAGATAAGTCTTGGTTTGAAAAAGAAACACGAAACATGTCTCGCCGCGACATCGCGCAAGAACTTGAGTGTTCATTCCTCGCTTCAGGCGAATCGGTTATTCACCCCGACGATATTGGGAGATTGGAAGCTTCCGCAACTGCACCAAAGTACCAGACCGCATTCGATAGAAATTTGTGGATATGGGAAGAATACCAGCCGGGAAACACATATTTATTGGTTGCTGACGTTGCGCGGGGAGACGGAAAAGATTTTTCAGTGTTTAACATAGTGAAGCTGGAAACGATGGAAGTGGTCGCAGAATATCAAGGAAAGCCAAACTTAGATTCGTTTGCAGCCCTCCTCAGCACAACAGGAAGAGAGTTTGGAGGGTGCATGCTGGTTGTTGAAAACAACAACATTGGCTTCAACATCTTAGAAAAGTTGATAGCTATGCAGTACCCCAATTTATATTACTCTGAGAAGGGATCACATGAGTATGTAGACCCCCTCGTTGCAGAAACAAAGTCCTCTACGGTCCCAGGGTTTACTACTTCTATGAAGACCAGACCTCTAATCATTGCAAAATTGGAGGAATATATAAGAAATAAACTACTTAAAGTGAGTTCTATACGTTTTATCAGCGAATTGCGAACTTTCGTGTGGAACAATGGACGCCCCCAGGCAATGCGAGGATACAACGATGATCTCGTTATGTCGCTTGCAATTGCGTGTTGGGTAAGGGATACGGCCATACTGACAAACAGTAGGTCTGTCGAATACAGTAAGGCTTGTTTAGATTCAATGATTGTTGCAAATACTAAAATAAATACTAAAATAAATGGACAAGTGGGTTATAATAGAATACTAGATACAGATAAAGGTACAGAGGCAGACAACACCCTGAAGGAGTACCAAGAGTTTATGTGGCTCTATAAAGGATAAGAAATGGCTGAACAAAGAACTAACCCCAGAAACCCAACGTCCCAGCTTTTTAAAAAGCTAACAAGATTATTTTCGGGCCCGATTGTAAATCGTCGAGTCCAAATGTATCGCAAGCAGCGACGCAAAGATCTTAACAAATACCGATCTCAATTCTATTCCACAAGTGGCTTGCAATTTAAAAAGTCAACTTACAACCCTTTTGACGTCATGCAGACCAACCAAATCTCGAACCAAAACAGGGCAGAGAGATATATGGATTTTGATCAAATGGAGTACACTCCAGAAATAGCATCTTCCATGGATATATATGCTGATGAGATGACAACCAATACACACTTACAACCTATGTTGAGCATCGAGTGTCAGAACGAAGAAATAAAAACGATTCTGGAATCCTTATATACTAACATTCTAAACATCAATTTTAATCTTTTTGGCTGGTCGCGCACAATGTGCAAGTACGGAGATTATTTCCTATACCTCGACATTGATGAGGAAGAGGGGATTAAAAATGTAATTGGTCTCCCGCCACAAGAGGTGGAGAGAATGGAAGGCGAAGACCCCACAAATCCAAACTACGTCCAATTCCAGTGGAACTCCGGCGGAATGACATTTGAAAACTGGCAGGTTGCTCATTTTAGAATTTTGGGGAATGATAAATATTCTCCTTATGGAACCTCCGTCTTAGAACCAGCTCGTAGGATCTGGCGTCAATTAACTCTCCTTGAAGATGCAATGATGTCTTATCGTATTGTACGCTCACCTGAGCGCCGCGTATTTTATATTGATGTCGGAAACATCGCCCCCCAAGACGTTGAACAATATATGCAGCGTGTAATGACTCAAATGAAACGAAACCAGATTGTTGATTCACAAACCGGAAGAGTTGATTTAAGGTACAATCCCCTATCGGTAGAAGAAGATTATTTTGTTCCAGTGCGCGGAGACTCATCTTCAAAGATTGAGAATCTTGCCGGAGGAACATTCACTGGCGATATCGACGATGTTAAATATCTCAGAGATAAATTGTTCTCTGCGCTTAAGGTTCCTCAGTCCTACCTCTCACGAGGCGAAGGAGCAGACGAAGACAAATCAACACTGGCCCAAAAAGACATCCGCTTCGCTCGTACAATTCAAAGATTACAGAGAAGTATCCTTTCAGAGATTGAAAAGATGGGAATCATTCACTTGTATACTATTGGCTTCCGTGGAGATGACTTGGTGAGCTTCACTTTGTCTCTTAACAATCCTTCTAAAATTGCAGAACTTCAGGAGTTGGAACACTGGCGCACTAAATTTGATGTCGCCAGCGGAGCAACCGAGGGATTTTTCAGTCAGCGTTGGATCGCTCAGAAGATCTTCGGTCTTACTGATGACGAGATTATTCGAATGCAGAGAGAGCAATTTTTTGATAGGAAACTCAACGCACAGTTGGAAGCTGCTGGTGAAGTACCAGAAGCGACAGATTCCGGAGGCGGAGACTTTGGTGACGATGATCTAGGCGGCGACGATGATCTTGATCTTGGCGATGATGATCTTGGCGGCGATGATCTTGGCGGCGATGATCTTGGCGGCGATGATCTTGGCGCAGACACTGCCGACACAGGCGAGGATGAGACGCTATTGGTCGCACCCCCCGCCAGGAGAAATTCTAATGTTTCAATTGGTCAAAAAACGACAACACGAAGGTCAAAAGGAAAGACTTATGAAAAGCGTGGCCAAGGTGGCCACAAGGCCGCTGCGCGCCGTTACAGCGCAAAAGCCCACGGCGGTGATTCATATGCAAGAAATACAAAAACCAACACTCATCCTGGCTTAAAAGATCTTAGCGGCCTTGCAAATGGGGTATTTGAATCAAAAGACACTAATTACCTAGAAGATGAAAACAAAATCTTTAGAGCAAAGAACGAGTTGGACAAGTTTGCGGAATCTCTAGCCCACTCGAAAGCCCCGGAGAATAACGATGAAAGCTAAACACAACAAAAAAAGAAACACTGCTTTTATTTTTGAGGCTCTGAGTAGGGAGATCACCAAAGCAATTGTGGAGAAGGACGAAAAAAAGAAAGAGGGAGTAACCTCCATTATTCGTTCGTATTTCCAACGCGGAACAGAACTTAGGAAAGAGTTGGATCTTTATAGAAGCTTGAGTGAGTCTGTTGAGTGTGATAAAGAGACCGCCAATAGAATTTTGCAAGAAGTAAAGAGAGATTACGAAGACATCAATAAAGAGAAGTTGTTCGAAGAACAAACATCAATGATCAACACCATTAACAAAAAGCTATCAAAATCAGTATTCTCTAACTTTGTCGGAAATTATAAATATCTAGCTACCATTTCACAAATATTTTCCAGGGAGTCCGATGCTAAAAGTAGAATTCTTTTGGAGAACGTTGTTTTAGACACTATGACCAAAGACGCGCCTGATGGCGATATGAAACCCGTGGATAATATTGTATATAAATCCTTTGTTTCTAAATTTAATGAAGAATACTCTTCTGTACTGCCCAGCGAACAAAAGGAACTTCTTGGAAAGTATGTTTCTTCTTTTGCGGATAATGGTATAGAATTTAAACTCTACATGAATGAAGAGATCGGCAGACTCAAGGAAAAAGTAATGAAGTCTCTTGACTGTGAGGAAATTTCCAAAGACTCAGAAATGAAGAAGTCCACAAACGATGTTTATGCTCTTCTGGAAAATGCCCCGAAGAAGCCGATTGACGAGGAGTTAGTGAGACAAGTGCTAAACATTCAGAATTTTGTTAGAGAGGTTGAATCATAATGACAATTGAAGTAGAAGTTGATTCGGCAACCGAAAATGAAAAAGAGATAGGCTCAGACAACCGACCTATTTCGTTTGAGATGAACGCTCGTCGCTCCCTCGACGGAAATATTATGATCTTTGATCACATTGATATTGACATTGTGTACATGCCGTCAAACAAAAAAGTTGTTACGTTTGCCAAGGAAGTTCAAAACGAGAATGTTTACGCAGCACAAAATAGAATGTTTGATTACCTTGCAAAAAAGGGCGTAGTTATTCCAGAGTCAATACGCGGCGGGAATGTCTATGGTTCAATTGAGGCTCAAGTTCCTAACCCAACTGGCGGCTTAGATGCCACCAAAGTTGTTATGCTGTCTTTGGGGAAATTTATGGAAGAAGAGCGCCCGTACTTTATTTACGAGAAAGCTTACAAAGAAAATGAGATTGATGATTGGGTCGACCCCACTCCGGAAGATTCTACCGAACTTGGCGAAGTGCCACAAGCCCCCAAGAAGGGCTCCATTGGAAAATTGAGAGGATACTGGAACGTTTAATGAACCTCTTGTTGTTTGTTTTGTGTGCCTATGGCCTAACACAAATCATCGTTTACGGAACCATATTTGATAAAATCCGCCCCGCAGACGGGTGGTTCTGTCAACTTTTTTCCTGCTCTATGTGCGTAGGATTTTGGGTTGGCTTATTTCTTTGGGGAATAAACGATTTCACCGCACTATTTACCTTCGATAATAGCATCCTAACAGGGTTTTTGTTGGGCTGTCTTTCCTCTGGAACAAGTTATATTTTGTGTCAGAGTTTTGGCGACGAGGGAATTAAACATGAATTACACAATCAAAAGGTGGATGTTGCAACCAGTAAGACGCTGTTGCAAGGGTAACATATTCGAGCGGGTTGTGCCCGCTTTTTAGATGGAGAATTTGATGTCAAAGTTTTTGCTCACAGAATATTATGAATTGTGCCCCAATGGTACATGTGAAGATCTTCTTACCGAAGCTGAAAAGCAATTGGTGAAAGAAGGAGCCACGTTTCTTACGGGCGTGATGCAGAGAGCGGAGGCTAAAAACGGCAACGGCAGAAAGTATCCCCGTAAAACACTTCAACGAGAAGTGGAAAATTACAAGAAGATTGTTAGAGACCGAAGGGCGGTGGGAGAACTTGATCACCCAGACTCCGACGTGGTTAATCTTAAAAATGCATCTCACATCGTTACTGATGTGTGGTGGGATGGCGACGACGTGAAAGGAAAAGTTCAGGTTCTCAATACCCCATCTGGCCAAATTCTCCGCAACCTTGTTGATGGCGGCGTAAAGCTTGGAATCTCCTCTCGCGGCCTTGGTTCCGTAGCCGAAGCCTCTGGCGGCGAAACGATTGTTCAAGATGACTTTCAATTAATTTGTTTTGATTTTGTTTCCGAACCGTCTACGACTGGTGCCTTCATGATGAAGGAAGGAAAAGAGAGAAGCGATAACATTGTAACTAAAGCCGACCGGATTAATAGAGCTCTCAACGAAATTCTGAAACCTTGGGAGAACAAGTGATGGCTATTCTAGTTGAGATACACAATCCACGCCATAAAATCGGGATGATAGACCACAGTCTTCCTGGCGCTGAGGAGCTTGTTGATTCCGTGACTAGCGGCTATAAGCAACTTTTCACCGACGAAGATGGCAACTTAGATTTGACCAAGGAATTGTTGTTTCTCGAAATAATCAACGGCATCGTAAAACAAGCCCAAGCCCACACCCTAATGCGACTATCGAAAGAAAAAGAGGAGAACAATAATGCAAATCAAGAAATCTAGATTGAGACAAATTATCAAAGAAGAAGTTGAGAGTGCAAAATTTATCAACATAGACGAGGACATCAACGATGGCCCCGCATCGCAAATGCATGGCGACAATATCACCCAAGATGACGAAACCATCAGCCTCGATGAACTTGTAGCTCAAGAAATAACAAAAGCTTTCTCCGAGGGAGCCCCAGATCTGGAAGAAACAGTCCGGGCCGATCCCACATATGATCCCAACAATTCTCCAGATGACCCCAATAATTGGAGAGACCTAAATGGAAAAGTCGTCCCCCCTGATCAACTTAATGCACCTAGCATGGGCAACACTGCATATGAGCAGCAGATTCACAATTTCCGAATTATGATGAAAGACCCGGAGTTTTCAAAGGAAGTAACAAGCGTTCAGGAAGAGTCTGAATATCAAGACGCCTCAGCAGGCGCTGCCATCGATAAGCTCAAACGCGCCATGAGAGGTGGTGACAAAAAGGGCGATGAAGATGAGAAAGAAAAGCGCGGCGGTGCTATCGATCCAGAAACAGACTCCACGGAAAAAGATTACGTCCCACAGTTTGAAGCAAAGAAGAAAAAGAAGAAGAAAAAAGATAAGGATTGGATGGGCGATATCAAATCTACGGGCGAGTGGACTGACTATACAATAGAGGAGCTGGAGAGGAAGAAGGCCGCTCTGATGCAAAAGGGCGAAAGAACTGCAGCCGAAATAAAAACCGTCCAGCAACTTAATTTTGCTATTAACGCCAAACAGGGCGACTATAAGAAAAAAGGAAAGTAAATGAAAAAAAGCGATCTCAAAAAAGTATTAAAACCCATCATCAAAGAATGTATTAGAGAGTCCCTATACGAAGAAGGATTACTGAAGAGCATTGTATCTCAGGTTGTTGAGGGATATTCCCAAGGAGTCACCCCGATTACAGAGGTTTCAACTCCTACAGAAAAACGAGATGATACCGAGGACACGAAGAAAATGAAGATGAAGCTCGACGAGACAAAGCGAAAAATGCTTACCGCAATTGGCCAAGATGCCTATGGTGGTGTAAATGTATTTGAGGGAACAACCCCCATGCGTGGCACAGACCCCGCTTCTGGAAATGTGATGGAAGGAGTCGAGCCGGGAGATTCTGGTGTCGATATTTCTTCACTCATGAATAACAGATGGGGAAAATTAATTTAGAAAGGCTTAATTACAATGGCAACAAATGTTACAATAAAGGCAAGAGCGGGAGAATCGTCGGAGAGAATGATAAAAAGGTTTATGAAACATATCAAGAAGTTCCGAATCATGGAACAACTGAGAGAGCGTAGATATTATCAAAAGAAGTCCGACAAGGCCCGCCTCATAAAGAAGAAAGCCAAACGCGAGATTGAAAAGCAAAATGCTAAGAAAAAATCACTGGAGAAAAACGTATGAGTAATTATTATAGTTATAAACCGGGCATAGGTGAGGCAGGTCAGTATTATATGTCTGGGCGCCCATGGTTCCAAATTGTTACAACACCTGCATCTTCGGGACACGTAGAGCCGATTGAGTTCCCCCGTGTAACAAAGTCGTTCACTATCCTGAGCACCAATGAGGATATTTTACTTTATTTCAACGCTGCAGCACCAGCTGCAAACAAAATAACCATCGAAGCAGCCTCAGAGCCTCGAATTTTTAATGTCAAGTGTAGAAGGATTTATATAGAAACCGCCACAGGCAATGCCACCACTATACAAACTTTGGGTGAGCTGACTGGTATTACCGATGAGTACATTCTTACTGGCTCTGGAATTACAGGGCCATAGGGGAAAACATGAGCAATTATTATTCTTATAAGCCGGGAATCGACGATGCCACACAATATACAAACTCTGGCAGGCCCTTCATAGTAACTGGCAGCGTGGATGCCGGATCTGCAGCAGACCCCACTTTTTTGGAGATTGAGTTCCCTCATGTAGCTAGCTCTGTTACTATTAACAAAATTGGCCGCATGCAGATATCATTTGACTTGGGAGGCTTCCCTGCTGCTCCATGGGGCACACCACTGCCAGATGGAAACTATTTAGATTTCACACCATCGTCGGATGATCTCAACGCACCATTAACCCTTAATGTTAGGTGCCGCCGACTCTATATAAGAAACTCCGGCATTGTTGCGAGGGATTACGAAATTATAGCAGCCCTTACCGAGATTGAGGATGAATACGTTCTCAGCGGTTCGGGTATAAACGCCCCCTAAAAGGAAGCACCCAGCAGGGTGCTTTTTTTATTTCTTTTCAGATCTCCTGCGGAATGAGTCCTATTTCGCCACAATCAAAACAATTGAATATATTTGAGATTTCAGCAATGATTTCAGCTACTTACCCCCGAAGACTATGGCACCACTGTGCCTAATCGTCTTTAGTGTTTGTAGCAGCCAGGTCTGCTGCGGACATTTAATTAACAATTTTAATCCTTGGAGGGATATAAATATGGCAAAAGGTATAGCAGTATTAAATGCTTCCACTGGCGCCACCGTTCACAAGCTTGTGGATAATGGTGACGCTAAAGTCGGAGGCGGCGGCACATCAGCCGTAACACTTAATGGTACCGTACAAGTCGAAAACCTTGACATTAAAGTCAAAGCGGACGGCACTTATGGCACCATCATGGCAGCCGACGGCGCCAATTCAAATGACTTAGCTAAAGTCATCAATGGTATAAAAGGTTCTCTTGATAAAGAAGAATCAGATGCTGATGGTCGTAGAGACCTTCTTGACGGCAAGGTTAACGATTTGATCGTTGCAGCCGGCTTGACAGCGGGCACCGGCGCAGCCACAAACAATGCCACTTCTGGCATCGTTGGGGTTAACCCCACACTGAACACAACCAGTGCAAACATTCAAGGCGTCAAAGACGCAACCACTCTTAAAGCAGTGGACGAAGCACTTGTTGCTGAAATCGTAAGACAAAGAGCCGAACTAGGCATTTTGGAACACGCATCCAACGCTGGCTCCATCAAAAAAGCAATTGCTGATGTTGTTGCTAGTCCCGGTGACGCTTTCGACACTCTTCCAGAAATTCAGGCCAGCATCGCTGACGACACTGACTTTTCCGGAACCGTTCTTTCTGACGTTGCATCCGCACTCGAAGAAATCGACGGTGATGTCGGCACTGCAGACGAAAACTTGAACACTCTCGAAACAGAAATCGAAGCCGAGAAAAACCGACGTGCAGGAACGACAGATCTGACAAGCGCGGCTCGCCCTGTGGGTGGATCGCAAAAAGCTTTGCGTGACGATATCGACAGCACCCAAGGCGCCTCATGCGCTGGAACGGCCGCTGACGGAACCATGTCGGCCATGACCGAAGGTAATTATACAACTGGCGCAACTTCAATGATCGCAAGAGATAAGAAGTTTGACGACGCAACCAAGACTTTGGAAACTGACATAGCAGCTTTAAGTTCTGACTTGCTTGCATGTAACACTCTCACTATTAGCGGAACTTCCGACATTAGCGGACACCTGAAAATGATGAGCACTTCAACTTTTAACTTCCCAGTTATGACTGGACAAGAAGCAATTGATGACGCGACTATGCGAGATGGTGATACTTCCAATAATGGAAAGGTATTCTGCCTCAACAACGCCGCAGCTACCGACATGAGCGCAACCCCATTTACCGAAGGTTCAGTACTTTACTTTTGTGAAAATGGAATCTGGCACTCATCTCACTTATTGAAGGATGATGCATAATCGAAATTAATAAAAACACTTTAATCCTTGGAGGGATATAATATGAAAAAAGGTATAGTAGTTCGCAGTGGTACCGCAGAGGTACACAAGCTCGACAACGAGGGCGAATTTAACTTAGGTCTTGCAGGCTCTTCAAAGCAGGTCAACCTCGATGGCGTTGTTTCAATCGCCAAAGATGGCGCAGCTGTTACTGACGTAGCCGCAACTCTCACCCAAGTCGACACCGACCTTGGGACAGAAGCAACCCTAGACTCAAACACAATTGCTGATATTCAGCAAAAATTAGATGCAGCAGAAGTTCTTATGGGCACCACCGGTGCTGGAACTTATGTTGCCTTAAGCGGCGACGGCGCTGCAGCAGAATTCTCTGCCGCAGATAAAGCAATTGATGCTTTGGCAAAAACCGAACAAGACAGAATTGATGTAATGGATGCCAACACTGGCGCACACTCAATCAAGCGACAAATTGCAGAAGTTGTTTTTGGAGCCGGCGCAACCGGTGCTAACTTCACCAACCCCGCAGGAGCACTTGATACCATTGAAGGCATTCAAGACTCCCTGAGAAACGCAGGCGATAGTCTTGACGACGCACCCGCCACAACCGTGGTGACTGCAATCGAGAATCACATTTCGTCTTCAAAGGCGACATTTATCGCCAACCTCGAAGGTGCCACAGCCACTCTTGGCTATTTGTCTGGCGCTCTTGAAAGTGAAATTTCTCGCTATAACACCGAAAACGGTTTGTTAGTTGGCGAATTGAGCACCACGTTTACTAACCTCGGCCTCGCTGCCGATGGCACAAATACTCCTGATGCTTACGCTACTGAAAACTACATCACTGCAGCTGGAACCATGGTTCAAGCCGATAAGGACTTGGACGAAGCTATTTACCAAAGAGATTTGTCTCTTACGGCCCTCGAAGGTAACGGCACCACTGGTGGTGCAATGACCCTCGCTGGAAAGCTTACGGTTAGTAGCACTGCAGATTTGGGAACTGTGAGATTCACCGCAAATAGTGGTCGCTTTTCGCTCCCCAACATGAGCTCGACTGCAGCGGTTAACGCAGGACTCGATCCAGCGACAAACGCAGCGCGACAAGCCCACAATGGCAAGTTTGTATTTATCACCGACGGTGATGGTGCAACTTCATTTAAACAAGACGATAAACTTTACATGTGTGAAGATGGCGAATGGCATCCATCCATGTTCAGATTCGAACCAGAATCATAATAACTATTAGAAGGAGAAAATAAACTATGACTAAAGGTATAGCAGTAGTTTCAGGCTCTTCAGCCGTGAAACACAAACTTATGGACGATGGTGTGGCCGAATTAGGTCATGCTGATGCCATTTCCACTCTTTCTGGTACAGTTACTGTATTAGGATCTGCTGGAGACATCGTAACTAGACTCGAAACCCTTTCAGGCTCGGTTCGAACTCGAACCACCGATTCCGCAACGACTCACAGTCCACTCGGAACAAACCTGGAAAACGTGCGAGTTTCAACCGCAGCGAGTGCTGTAGACGGAGCCAATAATGGCCACGACTATGTAGCACGAGCTGACACCAACTATGCAAATAGTGCATCAAGCTTACTTGATGCCGATTTGAAATTGGACACTCAACTTGACGCTTCAAAGGCCGATATCAATCGTATCAATGGTAGTAATACCACTTCTGGTTCGCTTGCATATCAAGTCTCACAGAGACTAGAAGGCACTGGCGTTGAAGAAACTTGGAAAACTCTTGAAGCACTTAAGACTGCCATGGATGCAGATACAGATCTGCGAGGCACCTTAACTTCTAAGATCACCGCAATGAAATCAGAAATTAGAGGTACCGCTCAGGCACCTAATGATACAATTGCTGCACAACAGATAACTTTGAGTGCCCACAATAACACCGCAGAAAATACTCATGAAGCAGGTTTGACTACCAAACTCAGCAACGCTACCAGTTCCATTGGGGCAAGTAGTGCATTTGCTGTTGATTATGGTAATGCAGAAGCTACAAATTATTTGAACGGTAAAGCGAGCTTGCATGCAGCCGACGATGAGTTGGATAAGAAATTGCAAAGTCGACAGAATAGACTTGACGCCATGCTTGGCGCAGCCGCTAAAACTGTCGACGGCTCTTCTAAAGCAGCTGGCATGCGAAGTGACTCTCTCACTGTAGCAGCCAACAAGAACGCTGAAATGTCGGGCGACACTTCCTGTGAGAAATTCTTCACGCCGAAAGTATCGACAATTGCCGATATTGAAGCCAGCCCAGAAGAGGGAGAAGTGTTCTATTTGGAATGTTCTGCCGCTGAATTTAGTGCCAACAGCACCACAGAGTTCCCAGCGAATAATAAATTTTATTTCCGCGAAGATTCTCAGTGGTTTGCATCACCGTTCTTTTATGACAACTTGCCAACGATTAACACTGCAGGAGTAAGTACCACTCTAACAGAGAATACTAATTATGACTTCGCGTCTAATGCAACTGCAACTGATATCGAAGACGGCGCACTTGCTGTTACTGCGGATCCCGCAAATGCCAGCACTATGGCTGTTGGTGCAAACCAAACAGTGACTTTTACAGCAACAGACAGCCAAAACCAAACGGCCACCGCTACTGTTGATGTAACGATAGAAGCTGATATTGCCTTTGCAGCTTCAATTGTTGACAACGGTGGCAGCATTGATATTACCTGTAGCGCCAATTGCGTGGCGGTTGCAACGAACGCCGGCTACGGTGATGTTTGGTTTGGCAGCCCACCTCCCACTGGTGCACCATATCCCCTCGCCGCAGGAACCACCACATTGGTGAAGTTGGCGGAGATCGGGTTGGATCAGGGACCTGGACACGTTTATACATTTCAGTTTATAGATGATTCCTTTAACGTGGTCACGGTGCAGTTCACCGACTCCTAAACAATTGTAACTCTTAATCTCTTTGAGATAAAGATGAACGATACAACAAACAATTACAAAGCACCCCCACAAGGCGGGGTGCTTTTTCTTTTGAGATCTAAATCTAGATCCGCCTTGATTTTCGGGTAACAAAGGATATGAAAATACTTTAGGTTTCCTAATGAAAATCAACTACTTACCAACGATACTCTTGGCACTTCTGTGTCCAAAATATGATCATGATAAGTTAATTAACTTTTAATCCTTGGAGGGATATAATATGACTAAAAAAGGTATAGCAGTCATTTCAGGATCTGGCGACTTGGCCAACGATCTGAAACACACCATGACAGCTGACGGCGACGCCAACTTAGGCACCGCTGACGCTGTATCTACGATGTCCGGCACTATAGGTGTCTTGGGCGTTGATGGCAACGATCTTGTTGCAACACTCGAAAGCAAATCCGGTTCCATTAGACAACGAACCGTCGATTCTGCAGCGACTCACAGTCCGCTCGAAACCAACTTAGAAAATACTAGGATCGCAACCGCAGCCGACGCTGCCACTGGCGCGACCCCTTCACTTCGAGGCCACGATTATGTAGCTCGAACTGATACAAATTATGCAGATAATGCTACAAGTCTGAAAGACGCAGATTTGAAATTGGACACTCAACTTTCAAACTCCAATACAGACATTATAAGAATTCAAGGAGCCAAGACCGTATCAGGATCTTTGGCATACCAAGTCTCACAGAGACTAGAAGGCACTGGCGTTGAAGACACTTGGAAAACACTTGAGGCACTCCAAACAGCCATGGACTCAGATCCAGACTTGCGTGGAACCCTAACTTCTAAAATAAACACCATGAAATCCGAAATCCGTGGCGCAGCTCCTGCAGACGATACAATCGCTGCACAGCAGGCAGTTTTGATTGCCCATAATACCACCGCAGAAGATACTCATGAAGCAGGTTTAACTGCCAAAATCTCTAACGCAACTGCATCTATTGGTGCATCTTCTACATTTGAAATTACTTATGGCGTGGCTACCTATTGTTTAACTGGCCTCACATCTTTGCATGCTGCCGACGATATGTTGGATCAGAAATTGCAAAGCCGCCAAAATAGGCTTGATGCTATGCTCGGTGCTGTCGATAAAGCAGTCGACGGCGTTACAAAAACCGCCGGTATGAGAAGTGATACTCTTTCTATTGCAGCAGGTCAAAATGCTGAAATGTCAGGAGACATGACATCAACTAAATTTATTGTTCCACTTTATGACGCTGTTCCAGCTCACTTGAAAGACGGCTCTGCACTCAAAGCAGATATGTCTGATCACGAAGGAGAGGTCTTTTATCTCACTACGGCTGACGACAGTGACCCCGTTCTCGCCCCATTTTCAGTGGCAGAGAAATTTTACTTTTGTGAAGGCGGACAGTGGTTTATGTCACCGTTCTACGCGATATCTGAAGCATCACCAGATTATGGCGCCATTGTATTCAACGGCGACGATTGGACTTCAGAATGGCAAATTGCTCTTAACGCCACCGGCCTTATCGGAGGGTTAAATAATTGGGAAAGCCCACTTCTGATGTCAGACCATGGCGTGATAACACCACAGGAAGGCACACAAACGCTTTCTCTCTTAGACACCTTTGGCGACGGCGGCATTACAAGCGTTGACTTCAAAAACCCCGACACTGACACCATTGTGTTTTCCATTGTACCCGATTACACCACGGGCCCTTACGATATTCAGATTGTCTGGGATGGCTCAACTCTTTCCGTCAATGGCACAGCCATTTTGACATATTCTAACGGTTCATGGGCCAACGCAGTGATGCCCGATGCAGACAACGACGGTACCCCCGACTGGCTTGAACCAGCGGGCGATTATGATCTCGACGGCACCGATGCGGTTAATGATCCGGATGTACAAACTAGCGTTACATCTGGAGCACTTCTTCCAGCAGTTATTCTTTTTGGTGCAAGCGATGACCTCGTTGCAGACGCTACTACAATTGCGTCTGAGGCCATTACCATTACTTCAATAGAGTGGCTAGCCAACGGCACCACCATCGGAGGTCAAACCACAAATACCCTTCCTGGCGCAACTGTTGCAGCCATGGCCGCTGACGATCAGCTGTCTGTTATAATCAGATATACGGTTGATAGTAGCGGCCTTAGTGGAGCACATTCTGAAATTAGGAGCATAGTTGTGCCCGATTTTACCTATGTATACTCTCTTTCGGTAGATCAATACGGCGGCACACCTTACGGAGACCCCGAAGGTACTTTCGAAGTCATTATCAATGGCAATATGGCAGTGAACTATGGCCTTGGCGAATTGGCCACCGGCAACCCCAGCCTTCAGGGTACTCTTCCAATTTCTGAAGGAGATACGCACATACTTAATATGGGGGACAGTTTTAACGACGGCGGCCAAACATTGACGTTTTTCGATAACTACGGAAACCCACTGTGGTTGGGCCTGAATTCCAACCCGCAAGGACCTCAAGAATATCTTACCGATACATACTCAGTTGAGATTGATTCTGGTACGGGAAATCTAGTAATCAAAAGAACCATATCCAGCGCAGGCGTTGGTGATGTTTTCGGCGGCGTTGACGGGATAATCGTTTATGACGACAACCCAGATGCTACGGTATTTGCAGTCGACTTAGAGATGATGTCGCCACCAATGGTGGATCAGACGGTTAATACATTTGCCGCCGCCATCGAGGACAACTCCGGAATCACCGTTATCGACGTGGTGTGGCAATCTAATGATCCTGCCGATAATACTTCTGGCACAGGCTTTGGAAACCCAACCACACCGTGGACTGATATTGGTTCACCGACAACCTCCACCATCGATGTTAACGACCCCATTTCCGTGGGCCCCGAAGATCCCATTACCATAGCTGCGTCTTTGGTGGGCAAAATTTTACGAGCCCAATATACTGTTACGGACGGAGCCGGAGATCAGAACGTATTTTATGTCCCGTCTGATGAATTTATAGCTGAAACCGACGGTGGTCATGCAATCATCGAAGAATTATCTGACGTTCCCACCACATTTATGGATCCCACAGGACAGTGGGTATCCGCCGGAGTCTTTGAATATAATTCAGGACAAGGTGTATACAGTTCTGAAATACGTGCCATGGATGCCAATCTTATGGATGCAGCAAACCCCTTCAGCATCTCTTCACAGGGCTCACACGGTACAGCTGTAATAACAGCTCAGGACCCAAGCTCTTCGGACATCCGCTACGGAGAGTGGATTTATACTCCTGCAACCGCAGGCGCATTCACCGGTGCCGATACATTTACAATTAAAGTAGTAGACGCAGACGGAAATGAAACTCTTCAAGTGATTACCATCAATTTGATGAGCCCCGATACCGATGCCGATAACGTTCTTGATCCAGTTGATGACTTTCATCTCGATCCGGGCGAACAAACAGCAGTTCAGCTTACCGCCGGCGGCGATGGATACTTCGACGGCCCCGCATTGCGCTGGACATTTTTCTTTGACACTTACTATAACGAACCAATAATATCTTTCATCCAAGATGCAACCACAACGGTTATGATCCAGGGCGGATTTTACATGGACGAAAACATGGCGCCCCAACCAGGAGCGCCAAACGGAACCACTACCAGCACACCCCCAATTTCTGCTGGCCTTACAGACATTAGTCTTGACTGGGCAGACTCATGGGGAGATAATGGAGGACAGCTTTTCATTCATAGGGATGACCAAGTTCCCAATCCTGTAGACCCAACTTCTTATCTTGCAGACATCGGGCCCGGTGGATTCCCCGATGCCAACGTCCCAACCACCTTTGTTCTTAATTACGACGGGAAGGATTTGGTAGTTGATGGTGGCACTCCCATCTCTGTCTACCCCGGCGCCACCCTTGTTCCTGGCAGCGGCGCACCTGCGACTTACACCCTCGAAGGCGAGAACATGGTTAATGCTGTAAGCACCCTAGAAAACCTCCGAGATAACAGCTTCCTTGCTGTAACATCCCCTACGTGGGAAGAAACTCTCACAGCAGCACATTATGATGTGGGCGCAGACGGTAATCTTACGGCAGCTGCTCAAACCATTATCACCGATACGGAAACTGCTATTGCACAGGCGTTCCAAGAATCCCAAGACGTTGCTGCAATTTGTGCTGATTTAATTACTGGGGATAATAACCCATCCAGTCAAATTGGTACAGATCAGGAAGATCACTATAACGCACAATTGGCTGCGGGACAACAAGCCGTTGTCACTTTAGCCACCATTAGCACCAAAAACGATTCTTTAGCCACTTATGTTAGTGGCGATTGGGACGCCGATGGCATATCTGTTATTAACGATCCAATTCCAGGACTTCCTTTGGGATTGTCTTATCCGGCAATTATTCCTCTAACCACAGATACGATTGCCGCCTACAGTGTAAACGACAACTACGACAACGACGGCGCCGAAATAAGTTATGTTGGAGATCCCCTTGCCCTTCATTTGTCTGGATCTTGGACATCACCAAGCATGTTCGCTGGTGCAGCGTTACATACCAGTATTATGAAAACCATGGCATTGCGACCATTTACACTTTCCTTTATACTAGATATACCAGAGAATACTTTCGCCAGCAACGGCTATAATAGGCCCAAGCACATAATAGGAACGAAGCGAAACCAAGCAGTTCTCTACCAAAACGGCGGTTTCTCAGTGCAGACTCAAATGGTTAAGGACGATCAAGATGATGATATTTGTCGCCCCCTTATGGAAGGTGGTGTGCAAGTAGGAAATTATTATACTATTGGTTCATTTTATAACCATACTTATAATTCACTCAATCTTTCACACATACCCCTCCCATACGGAACTGACAACACTGCAGCTGGTCCCCAAAGTGGATTCCCCATCAGAGCAGGCGAAAAGACACACGTTTCTCTCGTCAGAGATGGCGAGGAAATGCGCGTCTACATTAACGGCGCCCTTCATGTTTGGGACAGTGGCGATTTCATTGATCTTGCAACCGCCGATGTACCAGGAGCCGGTGCCCACGCTTGGACACAGATGCCCAAAACCTTTGGAGATTTGATGTTTGCAGCATATGCTGACGAAGACGGCTCTTGGACCCAAGGCGATCTTGGTTTCTACAGCGGCTGGTCTTTATCTAGAATAAGGATAAACGATATAGCTGAGGATGCGGCACAAGTTGCAGCAGATAACGCTGCAGCGGTTAGTGAAACAACTACACCACAACTTACTTTGCTAAATCTACCGGGCTTTGACGCAATTAGTAATGTTACTAGAACTAAAAATACAATTATATCAACAACGACGCCCATATATAGCTACGAGACCCCCTACTTGTTTGCAATGGGAGCTGATCAGATTCGGTTCGATCTTGATTCCTTATTGGAAATTGATGCCGAAAGTCAAGTAGATGGCACAACGTTGAGCGTTGAATTAAGATCAACCGAGGATGCTCTTACAACACTCGCTTCTGCCACTACCACTTGGCAAAGCGCAGGCTGGCTTCAGCCTACGTTAGACGTCGCTGCCCCCGTCACTTTAAGTGATTTTGAAGGTGCCGAATCCTTGCAAGTTCATTTTGTGGTAACTCATGCTAATTCCGGAATTAGTACCACCACTCTGGCCTATTGGGAAGAGTTCGCCGGCACCGATGCAAATGGAACAACCGGTGCAGAAAGCGCCGGCAACGACGACTTCAGAATTGGAATAGTTGGTTCTACCGATGCTTTAACATATGTGTATCAATCTGCGGGCGAATATCGTCCATACCCCGATGCTCCTGTGCCAAACTCTTCGTTCACAATAACTAACCCCAACGACAATGATGCGGTTAGAGAGCAGCCCACAGGGGCCATTACTTGGACGACAGCCGCTACGGGCGCAACGTGGCTCAACAATACCGACAATCTGATTTCGGGATATCTCTTTGCTGTCTACGACGATGAGATAACTTTTGATCATACCGATGTTGAACTTAAGGATGTTAACGGTAATGTATTGACTAACCTTAAAACCCGATTAATAATTTCAAAGAGCAATTGGCAAACCGAACTCCCCGGCGCAGGCACCACAGACCCCCTTTCGGACGGCGACACTGTAGTGCTTTCTGACATCGGTGATTCCACAATGCGCGTTACATATCAAGTGCATGATGAATCCACAGGCCAATTACTCCATCACGGCGGCGATATCATTTCGTCATTTACCCAACCCAAAACAAACGTCAATCACCTTTGGATGGCGGCCGACGAAGCTGAATGGGCAGCAAATGCAGATCCAGACGGCGACGGTGTTTTGTGGCAGGCAGATGCCTTACCCAACGATCCTGACGGCTCCATCGATGATGACGGCGACGGCATTGCTGCCGACGGCACCCCCCCCGATCCGGACGATGGCAACCCTGCACTTCCCGCAGCGCCAACTATGACGCTGGCACCCGTGTGGACCGGCGCAGGCCCCGAACTGCAATCGGCCATAGTCAACACCGAAACCGGTCTAGGCTTTCAGAAATACCACCATCTAGAACCATGGGGACTTCTCATCGCTGCCCCCGGCGATCAGATTGAATTCGTAGGATCAGAGGTTACGGTCGACGAACCCAACAGAGTAGGATCAATACTTACTGTTGAGCTCACGATGGCCACAATCACCGTGGCATCCGGCACATCCACTTGGGACGCCATTAACGGCAAATTCAAAGAAGGTATTATCCAAATACCAGACATTGGAGAAAACGATGCTGGAAATGGAGCCATCCAAAATGTCGCGTACTCCGATGCGACTCTAAACCCCACTGGCGGAGGAGGTGGCTATTTGAAAATTAGAGCTTATGTTACTAACCAATATGGCCAACAATCTAACGTGGCGTATTTTGGAGATGAATTAAGCCCTTTTGCTTTTATATTTGTTTCACCTGCGGCGAATGTTCCCTTTCACAATGGTCTGGCCCTCGCGGATCAGGAGTACGGAGTTACCGGAGGCGACGCCATCGCTGCCGCCGGCTCATCCATAGAAATGGAATTTGCAACCAATTCTCACATCCGGGTCTTTAATAACGGTCTTGGCATTACGAGGGATATTATCCCCGCAGATTCCACTTTCATCCGACCGGGCTCTACCAACGATCAATTAACCGGCGAGGAATCTATTCTTTCCGTCGTAGGAGACTTCATGAAGTTTTCCGGTGACTTGGGCCAAGCACAATCCTTCAAAACCCCGGATGGTACTTCGCTTCCCAACCTAGAAGCCCGGTTCATGCTCAGGAACCACGACACCACCACCGGGTGGAACTATTATAGTGCCGATGGTACTGATGCCCTCGACCCATGGAACCTCAATAACATGGCAGGACCCGACGATACAATTGAACTCACTCAAGAGATGTTTAATAGTAACGTCAGCGCCGGCTCAAGTTGGGGTTTATTAAGGGTATATGCAATTTTATATGATACGGTTAATAATGTTGCTCAGTCTAGTCACAATTATCTCCAACGATCCCCTTGGGACACAGATTATAATGGACTTTCGGAACCAATCGTAAAAGTCTGTATACACCAGACTGAAGCTGAGTATCAAGCCCAAGCCGATCCAGATTCCGATGGTGTTTCATGGTCATATGATGCATTCCCGAACGATCCCAATGAAGACAGTGACGCCGATAACGATGGTTACGGAGATAACCTCGAAATGTCTGTAGGCACTGCCGAAAATCCAAACCCACACTTAGATTCCGAAGATCCAGGTGTCCACTGCGAGGTTACACTTATTCCAGCAGAATCGATAACGATTTCAGGCTCTGCCCAAACAATTGAATATAATACCTATACTACAGGTTATTCAAGTGGCCTCATCGCCACAACTGTTGGAAACAAATTAGTAATTGATCCTACCTCAATGACAACCACAGGAGTTTTTACGGCAGCTTCTTGGAGGGCAGCCTTTGAGTTGTATAGACTCGAACTTGATAGTAACGGTGTTGCTATTGAAGTTTCTTATAATACTTCAGCCACGCAAGGACTCACGCCTTTAAGTGAAAATGCTGTTATAGATACTGCAGGAATGCCTGATGGTCGCTACTGGGTTCGATTGACGCACCTTGAAAATATCCACGGCGACCCCGGCGCAATAACAGCTGATGTCGCCCAGCACAATCAGTATGGAAATTCAAGCAATGCACTGGTCGATACTCAGGTTCTTCTTGTTCAGCCAGAATGTGCTGACGCATTTGATTGGCTGAAGGGAGACCTTACTATACATGAGTCAGTTGATGCATTCAGGGTTGAAATTGGAAATACCGGCGTGGAAAGAAGTGCGATACTTGATCCGCTAAATACGAGCTGGTCAGCACCAGACCCATCTGGAAATATTCACAGTTTAGAAGTAACGGTTTTTGCAGTGCGTGAAGATGTACTTCTCTACAAACCAGCCTCAGATGCATCATCTTTTGTGTTTCGCTATGATAACAACGAGGAAGCAACCGGCCTCTCGACATCTCTTTATTTTGTCGACGGCTATGACAGCAGTGGCCAGCACATGTATATGGACGACAACAATAGCCAGGATTTAGATTCTTACAATCCGCTGGATCCTGCTGAAACTGTGACCACAGAGAACTCGCTCTACCCAGTAAACACAAACCCCGAAACACCGGTTGATAATAAATTTACTATTGGCCATGTCGTTTACACGGCACCCAACACCGGCGCCCCGCTGAGATTAGATTATTTCACCGGTGGTGATGAGAACGTAACCTCCCTTGTTGTTGTTAATACTGAAGAAGAATACTTATGTCTGGCTCCCGGCTCCGATTGCGTCGACACCGACTTAGACGGTGTTACCGACGGCGCAGATGCCGATCCCAACAATCCGTTTATACCAAATGAGTGGTTGGATATGCAGATCGATCTCTTCGGCGCTAATCAGGCATATGTTGACCAGTTAACCATCATCGTTGATGATGATGTTCTCTATGGCGCAATAACCGGAGGCCCTGGCGGCACCGGCACTGGACAAACAATTGACTACTCAGCAGGTGGTTATACCACGGGCCAAATGAACACCGCCGCAAACGGGACGAATGTTACTGGCATTGCCTCTGGTGTCCGTCTTTTTGCGAATGTCCCACCAACGGTTATCAAATACTGTAAATCTACAGGGTGGGACGACTTCACTGCAGAGATATCGGTGTCCACAGCGGTGGCCGGAGAGCTCGGAAATAGCCTAAGAGCCCTCACTATTACGAACGATACATCAAACACATTTCAGGCAGACACCTTAAATGGTAACATCAACACTGTTGCGTTGCAACTTGTGAAAGATGGTGATGATTACTCGGTTGAGGCGACATTTACTCCTTTTGGAGCATCGCCCACTACTGAGACAATTCTAGAATGGGATGCCGCATCTGGAGAATTTAGTGACCCTGGAAATTAATAGACAACACCCTTTCGGTCTCTAACCGGACATTTTAAATTACTCAAAGCACCCTCTTCGGAGGGTGCTTTTGCTTTTGAGGAGACAAAGAAATAGTAACTCCCCATGAAAACCCATGGCTATCTCTCTAAAAATCAGGTTTTTTTGCAAAAAAGGGGGTTTACACGATGTGAGCACTATTTATATTAGTTAGAAGTCCCTATAGACTTTATATCAAAGATTTTGAATCACAAGAATGGGAGTAGCCAAATGTCACGAATGTTAGAACAAGCAATTATCGATGCAAAGGCCCTTAAAGAAGCGGCCCTTAAAAGCGCAGAAACGGAAATAGTTGAGAAGTATGCTCCGGAAGTTAAGAAGATGATGGAGAGTATTCTCGAAGCTGAAGACGACTTGGACAATGCCATCGACGTCACTGTTGATGGAGCTGCCGCCACAGAAGATCCGCTCGCCACAGATCTACCCCTCGCAGCCGCCGCTGGAGAAAATGCATGTGCATGTCCAGACGAAGAAGAAATGATTTCAATTGATCTTGACGGCTTGGCCGCAATTGCTCAGTCCGAAGAGGAGCCACTCCCTTCTGAACAAGAGCCAATTGAGCCACTTGCCGATCTCGTTCCACCCGAAGGGGAAGAAGAAGGAGACTTAACACTCGAAGAAGATGATCTTGCTTCCGTAATTGCTGAACTTCTCGGAGAAGAAGAAACTGTTGAAGAGGTTTCATTGGAAGAAGGCAGAGACGATGAAAAAGAAGAGGATTGCGAAAAGGATCCCAGCGATCCAAGATGTAAAGGCCCGAACGCCGGATACGGATTCGAGGAAAGCAAGAAAAACGAATCAATCGATCTTAAGAAGATCGCCGGCAAGAAAAAAGAACTTTTAGAAACTATCAAAGCCCTCCAAGTGCAAAACGATAATTTCAAAGCGGATAATAAAAAATTGTTATCCGGAATGAGCGAGCAGAAGAAGAATATTCAGAAGCTCGCGACGACGTTGGAGAATCTCAGTCTCCAAAATGCTAAACTGCTTTATACTAATGAAGTATTAAAGTCCGACTCCTTGAATGAGCGACAGAGACAAATTGCTGTCGAGGCACTTCACGAAACAAAGTCAGTTGAGCATGCAAAGACTGTATTCGAAACACTTCAAAGCACAGTGGTGTCCACAAAGAGGCAAGGACGACCTGAATCACTAAGCGAAGTAGTTAGCAACAATACGTCGAAGAGAATGCCTCGACGAAAAGAAACCAAAATTATTAATCCCCATGAACAACGCTGGAAACTTCTGGCGGGGATCAAATAATCTAACTACAAAGGAGATTCTAAAAATGTCTGTTTTAGAAAAATTAACTGAAGGTATTGTCTCCCGCGACCTTTCCAAAGAAGGAGCCGCTCTTATTTCTAAATGGGAGCAAACCGGACTTTTGGAAGGTCTTGACAATGACCGCAAAAAAGATCAAATGAGTCGCTTACTCGAAAACCAAGCAAAGGAGCTTCTTCGTGAAGCATCATCCATGGCCGCCGGCGATGTTGAAGGATTTGCAGCTGTTGCATTCCCTATCGTCCGTCGTGTGTTCGGTGGATTGATTGCCAATGATTTAGTCTCCGTACAACCCATGAGCTTGCCATCTGGCTTGATTTTCTTCATGGATTTTACTTTGAGCAATGACCGTCCGCCCTTTACCGACGAAATGTCAGTATATGGTGGAGGCGTAGTAGCTTCTCAGCTTACTGGTGGTATTCTCAATTCTAACCTTACGGAAGATGGTGGTGGGTTTTATAACCTTCAAAGTGGTTATGCATCCCCAACCGGATCTACCAGTGGCGCATCAGAAGCAGCAACCCCGGCGTTTACAAGCACCGTGATTACTTCTTCGATGGCTGCCGCAAAACTCTCAGCAGTTCGCTACGATCCTGATTTGTTGGCCTTGGCTGACGGAGCAGCTTGTGTCGGACAGTTGAGCCTTGATATTGGATCCACGATGGATATGGTAAACATCGATAACCTGATTGATATTGATATTACTAGCGGTCTTGGTACCGATGATTCGTTGGTGCGTCGTTTGACAACTCGTGATGGAGAGACACTCACCTTCACATTGACAAACCCCGGCGCCATCGCCACAGTCGCGACTGACGCATTGACCTGTTCTTATCCCTTGAAAGATCAATTTACTGAAGGTGGAGGCTTAGGCTCTATTGTTGGTACTGATCCATGGGGACTTGAAGGCGCTGGCGATGAAGCCGGAACTTTCAACGGAGAACCTGTTGGTCTCATTCCTGAGATTGACATCAAAGTTGACAGTGTTGCTGTAACCGCCGTTACCAAGAAATTGAAAGCAAAGTGGAGCCCTGAATTGGGTCAAGACTTGAACGCTTATCACAACCTCGATGCCGAAGTTGAATTGACAAGCATTCTCTCTGAACAAATTGCTCTCGAAATCGATCAAGAAATCTTGAACGACTTGGTGAAAGGTGCCAAAGCCAGCACTTATTACTGGAGCCGACGCCCTGGTAATTTTGTTGACCGAGACACTGGCGCGACTGTTGCCGGCGGCGACTTCACTGGTACGGTTTCTGAATGGTACGAAACACTTCTCGAAGTGGTTAATGACGTATCGGCTCAGATTCACCGCAAAGTGTTGCGTGGCGGAGCGACCTTCTTGGTTACTTCTCCCGAAGTTGCCAACATCCTCGAATTCACTGCAGGCTTCCGAGCCAAAGTGACTCACGACGATGACAAGGGAACCGCTGGAACCGTTCAGGTTGGAACACTTCAAGGTAAGTGGGATATCTTAGTTGATCCCTACTTCCCTCGTAATGTGATCCTCGTTGGTCGTAAGGGTAGTAACTTCCTCGAAAGTGGATATGTTTACTCACCGTATGTGCCACTGCAAGTCACTCCTACCATTTTTGGCCCAGAAGACTTCGTACCCAGAAAGGGTGTGATGACTCGCTATGCTAAGAAGATGGTGCGTCCTGACATGTATGGCATGGTTATTGTCGAAAATTTGCTCGGCTAATTAAAACCAATACATAATATATGAAAGACCCGTCCTTGTGGCGGGTTTTTTATTTGTTCTGCATTTAGTCAATAAATAAACTACTTATTAAGTGAATTATAATCTCACGAGGTACTTTGAATGGCAGCTCCGATTCTCACCCCAAAAAGCAATACCAGCGTTTCAGTTCTTCCCCCTACAGGATCTCGTTCGCTTGTGACTTCTTCACTTGCAACCGGCGTCTATACTAGCGATGACTTCATCTCCGGCGCCGTCGACCAAGTGACCTATACATATCGCAAATTGGGCGGCGACGTTCTTGATATTGAAATTAAAGAAGAGAGCGTATACGCAGCCTACGAAGAGTCGTGTCTCGAATACTCGTATCTTATTAACATACACCAGTCGAAGAACATACTCTCTGACGTCCTGGGCGCCTCCACAGGGACGTTTGATCACAAAGGTGAGATGAAACCCGGCACTGACCTGAGCGCGTCCCTAGAAGGCGGACACGTTGGCTTAAAATACCCACTGTTCGATTACGCCTATGCCCGTCGTGTTGCTGATGGTATTTCGCAGGAAGCAAATGTAGGGGGAAGCACCCCGATCTATTCTGCATCTTTTGACATAGAATCTCAAGTTCAAGATTACAACTTACAATCTATCATCGAGGCGGAATCCCTCAAGACTGGATCTCTCTTTAGTGGCTTGGTAGGAGATAAAAAGATCTTAATTAAAAAGGTGTTTTACAAAACCCCCCGCGTCATGTGGCGATTCTTCGGGTATCAGGGAGGGTTAAATGTAATTGGTAATTTAACGTCTTATGGGCAATATGCCGACGACAGCACCTTCCAGGTGGTTCCCGTTTGGGAAAACAAACTCCAAGCTATGGCCTATGAGGATGCCCTATATACCAGAACCTCTCAATGCTCTTATGAGTTGCGAGATAATAAACTTCGTGTCTTTCCCAGCCCCTCCGCATACAATATAGACAAGATGTGGTTTGAGTTTACTATTCCTGGCGATAACTGGGTTAATTCCTCCGGCGCCGACATTGGTATTGACGGTATAAATAACATGAATACCCTTCCACTGGACAACGTTCCTTACGAAAATATCAATGCGATTGGAAAGCAGTGGATCAGGAGATTTTGTCTAGCACTGAGCAAGGAGACCCTTGGCCACATTCGCGGGAAATTTGCCACAATCCCAATTCCAGGAGATTCGGTTACGCTGAACGGTTCTGAGTTGGCGTCGCAGGCAAAAGAAGAACAAACTGCTCTTCGAGATGAACTGAAGACCATCTTAGACGAAATGACGTATGGGCAGCTAATGTCTGGCGATGCTGACCTCATCGAAAACGCAAACAGAATTCAACAAAAGATCCCTCTGACTATCTTTGTGGGATAGGGGGATCATAGATGTCTGATAATCAGTGGAAGCAACCTGAAGCCCCTCCACCTCCTTTGTTTACGGGGCAAAAAGAAAAAGACATTGTAAAGCAGGTTACTGACGAGGTAATCGAAAGAGTAATCGGAACTTCGATACTCTACTATCCCATTAGTTTAAAACACTCAGATTTCCACCCACTTTATGGTGAAGCAATTAACAAAACTTACTTGCCACCCGTTCATGTGGAAGTCTTGGCCGAGTGGGAAGGCGAAGAAACCGCTACCACTGGCTTCGGAATAGATAAGAAGTCCTCAGTGACAATTCATTTTCACAAGCGCCGCCTTACCGAAGACCAAAACCTCTTTGTAAGAGAGGGAGACTTCATTCAGTATGGTGAACAGAAGTATGAGATTGTGCAGCTGGCCCAGCCAAAGCTGTTGTTCGGTCAACCCGATTCAAAGATTGAAATTTCTGCAAAATGCGTCCGCGCAAGGGACGGAACTTTCCCCTCGGAATCTTATGCAGACGACGGAGATGATGATCCGCGCTTAACAGCACCGGCATGCGATCCCATCCAAGAAATACGAGTTTTAACGGGAGACACCACCAGCACCGGAGGCTCCGGCGAGCAACCCTGTGGCGAAGTGTACGAAAGACCGGGCACACCACCTCCTCCCCTTTTTACGGGGAGAAAAGAATCAAATTTAGTTAAACAAGTCAACGACGAGGTACTCGAAAGGGTTGTCGGCCAACAGGTTGTATACTTTCCGGTGTCCATTCCAAATTCTGATTTTCATGAATTATACGGCGAAGCTATAAATAAGACTTTTTTGCCGCCCATACGCGTATTCGCAGCTATCGAGTGGAAAGGCAGCGATACCACCACCACCAGTTTTGGAATTGACAGAAAATCCGCTATCGACGTTAAGTTTCACAAGCGGCGCCTCACCGAAGACCAAAATCTTTTTGTTAGAGAGGGAGATTTCGTCCTTTATGGGAATATTCTTTATGAAATTATTACTGTGGGACAACCCAAGTTACTTTTCGGGAAAATAGACGAGAAGTTTGAAGTGGTGGCCAGCTGCATCCGAGCCAGGGAAGGAATCTTCAAGCTTTCCGAGGTTGAGGGGACTGTTAGTGAGTTTGATCTGGATTCCGTTACGGCATGCGAGAACGCAAACATTATAACTCCCGATGGTGTGGATAACACAATGGCCAATGTTGGCACTGGCGAGGGAGTCTTCAGGAATAAAACTGGAATCCAATTTAATATGAAAACTTTAGTGGAGGGAACCAACGTAACACTAACTTCCACCAGTGATGAGATAACAATCAATTCTTCTGGAGATATAAATCTTACGGGTTCCACAAAGTTCGGCTCTCTTCTAACCAACACCCACCAATTTACAGGATCTATCCTCCAGACCGGCTCCGGCGCAACTTCTATTTTCAAAGATGATATAGAAATTCAGGGAAATTTATCTTCCTCTCTTTCTATCTCTGCATCTGCCTTTTTTGGCGATGGTAGTAACCTAAGCGGCGTTGGTGGCTCTTGGGATGGAAATTTAACTGGTGATGCTCACATAACTGGTTCTATGTTTGTGACGCAAGCAATATCAGGATCAACAGTGGAGGCAACATCCTTTACTGGCTCTTTATTGGGGCCTGTGATTGGTGACGTTGCTGGCGATGTTGTTGGGAATGTAACTGGTGACTTAACTGGAAGCGTTCTTGGCGACCTTACCGGGAACGTGACCGGAGATTTAACTGGCAGTGTCCTTGGCAATGTAACTGGTGATGTCACTGGCGATGTCACTGGCAATTTGACGGGCAGCATCCTTGGCAATGTAACTGGCAATGTAACTGGAAATCTAACTGGAAGTGTTCTGGGTAACGTTGCTGGAAATTTAACTGGAGATGTCACTGGCAACTTAACCGGAAGCGTTCTGGGTGATGTTGCAGGAAACGTAACTGGGGATTTAACTGGCAGCGTTCTTGGCAATCTTACTGGTGATGTTACTGGTGACGTTACTGGCAACTTAACCGGAAGCGTTCTGGGTGATGTTGCAGGAAACGTAACTGGCGACTTAGCCGGGAACGTAACTGGAGATCTCACTGGCAGCGTTCTGGGTGATGTAACTGGTAACGTGTCCGGGACTTTGGTACACGCACAAAATATAACTGGCTCTATTATAAGCGGCTCTTCCTTTTTCGGCGATGGAGCTGGCTTAACCGGTGTCACCGGAGATTGGGATGGTCAACACACAGGCGATGCAGCAATTACAGGAACACTTGAGGTAACAAACCTCACCGCCTCTGGCCACGTCTCTGCCTCCGCTTTCTTTGGCGATGGCACCGGCATCACTGGCGTCACTGGAGACTGGGATGGACAACACACAGGTGATGCAGCAATTACGGGCTCGCTAGTTGTGTCGGATTCAACAACTTTTGGATCAAGCGATACCGACTCTCATATTTTTTCGGGAAGCCTAGATATCAGTGGGAACCTTGTCCCCAATGCGAGATTCAGTCACAACTTAGGCTCCCCAGCAAAACCGTGGAATACCCTCTACGTCGGCCATCGCTCTCTTCACTTTATATCCGGTACCACGGATGTGGGAACAATTTCTGTCGACGATAGTAGTGTCTTAACATATTCTGGCTCCACGTCGTTCGGCAATGTCCTCAGCGACACTCATAGGTTTACAGGTTCTTTTCTTCAAACTGGCTCAGGAGGAACTTCTATATTCAGGGATACCGTTAATTTCATGGGCGACGTTAGTGTTTCTTCCACGCTCTCGGCCTCCTCTTTTATTGGGAGTGGCATTGGCTTGGTTGGTGTCACTGGATCTTGGGATGGACATCACGTAGGCGCCGCCGCAATTACGGGCAACTTGAGTGTGACTCGAACAACTAATTTTGGATCGGGGATTTTGGACTCTCACAATTTTGAGGGGACAATAAATTCTAGTGGTAATATCTTGCCGTATTCTCGATTTAGTCATGATCTGGGGGCCTTGGCGAAGCCATGGAATGCCATTTATGTGCGCCGATCTTCTTTGCATTTTGTCTCTGGTTCAACTGCAGTGGGGACTCTTTCTGTTACCGGCCCAAGTAATGTTTTAACATATACTGGTTCAATGTCTGCCTCTGCCTATATTGGGGATGCCTCCAACTTGACAAACATCCCTGCCTCTGAAATTGTAGGATCGGTGGCAAACGCCCTCACTGCGAGTTATTATGAGGAAGCAGATACTCTCGATACAATTCTCGACAAAGGAAACACATCCACCAAGGCAATGACAGTTTCGTCTCTTACCGCATCTGGTATCGAGGTTCATGGACATATCGCTCCAGCATCTGGCAACCTTTATGATATTGGAACAATAGACAAGCAGGTGCGAGATATTTATGTTTCTACGGGCTCTATCATTTTCGGGGGAACACATAAAATAACCATCGATGGTGAAACCAATGGCTTTAGATTCAACACCCCCGATGGCGCCCCAACATTTTCCCGATTAACTGCCTCATATGTTGAGGCGGCAGATGTCAATGGCCTCACGGACTTAATTCAGGGATCTCAGCAGGATATTCAGCTTCAAATAAATTCTTTAAATGAACAACTTTCTAATCTTGGCCCCGGCGGTGGTGGAACTACGACTGTTGCAATCGCTGCCATTGGGTCTGGTATTTTCACATTGGCCGATGACGGCGACGGGCCCAACAGGGCTCTGATAGAAGAATATGCCACAAACTCAGTTTTATATTCTGGGAAGACTTTATATTTGTCGTCAATTGCTTCGAACCCCGTCACGCCGTTTAGAATACCCAGTAAATTTTACTTTAATGAGGGCGGCATTTGGCACCCCTCCCACTTTTATACGGACGCTGACACTACACCGCAAGAACCGCAAGCCTCTTCGCATCCTGACATTCAGAATATACTAACTCTTGACGGAACACAAAATTCAGATCGCGCTGTTTTAATCGGATTAGATGAAAATGCGGCATCTTACGCTGGACGTGCTATTTACTTAAGTAAGGTTGGCTCCTCTCCCGTTGGCGTGTTTGTCCAATCAGATAAATACTATTTCAACGAAGGCGGAGTTTGGCATGCCAGCAGCTTCTATAGTAAAGCAGATAGCAACACCGCAGGCGGGGACGGAAACTAATGGCAGAAGATAAAGAAGAAATTGTAATACCTTTTGAGCCATCAACTATTGAAACGATGGACTTGGCGATGTACGAGTGGCTAAACGAAGTGATGGATCTCCATGTTACTTCAAACAGGGGGTATAAAAAAGTCCCCACTATTTGGGTTTCCGCAGAGAGAGCTTATCAGTCAAAGCGCAGCAAAGAAATGCGCGACAAAGAAGGGGCCCTGATCCTTCCTCTCTTATCTCTAGAGCGAACAGGGTTTGAGAAAGATGCCACGCGCAAAGGGGTTGCATGGGCTAACATTCCAAATGACCCTGATGCAAAAGGCGGCGGATTTCAAATTACTCGACAAATCAACCAAGATAAGTCATCTAATTTTGCCAACGCCGACGCCCTCAAAGATCGCGGGCAGATAAATTTTCCAAGGAAGAACAAAAAGATTGTGTATGAAACCATCACTATCCCTTTTCCAGTTTCGGTTAACGCTAACTATATTGTTAAGGTTCGAACCGAGTACCAACAGCAAATGAATGATTTATTACAACCATTTATGACCGCGACAGGTAATATAAATTATTTCACGGTCATAAAAGACGGCCACAAGTACGAAGCTTTTATTGAATCTGATTTTACATCTACAAGTAATGTTGAGGAGATGGGAGAGGATGAGAGAATGTATGAGTGTGAAATTGACATCCGCGTCTTGGGTTATCTCGTCGGCGCCGGCCCCAACCAAGAGAAGCCATTTATTGTGAAGAGACAGAATGCTGTTGAGGTGAAAATCCCCCGCGAAAGAACAATGTTAGACGAGTCTGATTTAGACTTCTTTTAATAAACCCCCTTTATTAGCCATAAAAAACACTTTTTCTGCTTTTGAAATTCTTAAATACTAATTAATATGGTATATAATCGTGTTGTAATACTCAATTTTTAGAGATGAGTAAGCCAAAAGGAGACCTCGCAATGTCAGCTAATAAGTATCGTTTTGTATCCCCCGGAATTTTCTTAACCGAAATAGACCAATCTCAATTGCCCAGGCAGGCAGCCGAAGTCGGCCCAGCTGTCATCGGCAGAACCCAGCGAGGGCCAGCAATGCGCCCCGTCACTGTCAATTCATTCTTGGATTTTGTGGAACTCTTTGGAAACCCCATTCCTGGCGGCGAAGGCGGCGACGTCTGGAGAGAGGGCAATCGAACCTCCCCCACTTACGCATCTTACGCTGCACGAGCATGGCTCAAGAGCGGATCACCGCTGACCGTGGTTCGTGTTCTTGGCGAAACTCGAACAGGTGCTTCTGCTGGAAACGGCGAAGCGGGCTGGAAGACAGTAAACACTCCAAATCCGAGCACTGCCTCCAACGGAGGCGCATTCGGCCTTTTTGTTGCCTCGGCATCTTCATCCCCCGTTGTGGTCCCTGCGACCTATGCTACTTGTAGCCTGGAGATTACTGACGTTTTGATTGATGGACAAATTATTACCCTCACCACCGTCGCAGGCGGCGACGATACGAAAACTGTTAATGATGAAATCCCCATCGCCCCACCAGCCGGAGGCGGCGCCGATAACACAGCCCGCGCCGAAGCTTGTGTCCTCGCCATTAATGGAAGTTCGTATTTCAGCGCCAGCAATGTGCTGGGTGTAATCACTATTTCCGCCAGCGTTGCGGGAGCAGATGGAAATACTCACACAGTTACAACGGACTTCAGCAATGCCACTCTTACCACTGGCCCAGGCGGCGCCCTATCGGGAGGAACCGACGCATCAACAACGCCCGGCGCAGCCGCAGATGGGGGCACCCTTGCTGCCATCTGGTATCTCAATACAGGCTCGATCCGGCTAGCTGGTGAAAACCTTAATGGCGCCGTTACCACCAATGGCGCATGTGAATTCATCTCCAGCAATGGCGGAGATTTTCAGTTTAAAGCAATTATTGAGGATGCTGATGGCAACCCTGTCGTTACATCTTCTTTTAATTTTAATCCCAATGACGGAGCTTATATTCGTAAGTCCTTCAACACTGATCCCACCCGCCTCGGTGAAATTACACCAAGTGCTGCCACTTACTTTTTGGGAGAAACGTATGAACGAAATCTCGAAGACACTCTAGGTTCCACAGCAGCCTTGGCAGGAAATGCGTATGGAGTAATTGTCGGATTGACGGACGGGTGCTGCCGCAAGGTAGGATCTCAGACCGCCCAAACTGGCAAGGTGATTGGCCAAGCAACGAGCCCAGATACGGGCTCTTATGACCCCGCTGATATGCCTACGCTCTTTAGTTTGAAGGCGATTGATACTGGCGAGTGGGCCAATTCAAATATTAAAATTTCTATCTCAGATATCTCGGCTCCAACGAACCCGGATTTTAATCCCTATGGTTCGTTCACGGTTGAAGTCCGCGATGCGCGAGACACTGACACCAAAAAACGCGTCTTAGAAATGTTTACTAATTGTAATTTGAACCCCAATTCTGCTGATTACCTCCCCGTTAAAATTGGAGATAAATACGCCGAATGGTCTGACAATGAAAGACGCTTTACTGAGTACGGAGATTATGCCAATAAATCCAAATATATTTATGTGGATATGGAGTCAACTCAATACGGGTCTGATTACCTACCTTTTGGTTTCCAAGGGCCAGATACATATGTAACAACCACCGGCGCTGTTAATTCCACCGGTAGTGCCCCTGCAAACTGGCAACTTGATATTCCTCATTCTGCTTTGACTACATCTATTTCAGGAGCAGCAGGATCAACAGGTTCCTTTACACTTACAGGGCCCTCTATGGCACTCAGAGTTAGTTCTTCGGAAGGCGGATTCACAGATCCAACAGAGCCATATTTCGGAATTACCACAGATCGAGCAGGCAGCACGAGTTTTGAAAGATCTTATATCGATTTGGCTCGTTACCTACCTACCGATGCTACCAAAACAACTGTCGCCGACGGAGGAAATTTCGTATTTAGTTTAGATAACATTGCGTATGTCTCAAGCTCCGGCGGAATTGAAAATCAGGTGGTTTATAACACAACTAACCGAGTCGATGGCCTTTCCATCACCGCAGGTGGCCCAACCCCAGACGCCGAATCTGGTGGACTATCCCCCAGTTATACTCGCGTTTTAGATGCGGGAATCAATCGCTTTACGATGCCACTTGTTGGAGGATTTGACGGATTTGATATTTATGATCAAGATCCCATCAGAAACACGAAAACGTCGGAAGGTGGTAACTCTACGGAATATAATAATTATGCATTCAACTCTGTGAAGAGGGCGATTGACACAATTGCCGATCCGGAAGTCGTGAACATAAGTTTGGCCACTGTGCCGGGTGTTACAACCCCCGCTCTCACAACTCACTTGATTGATGTTTGCGAAACACGCGCAGATGCCCTCGCCATCATTGATTTGGAGGACGGCTATCTGCCATCAGCAGATTCAAACGACCCCCCAGAAGATCGAGTAGGATCCGTCAATAGTACAGTATCCGCTCTTAAAGACAGGTCACTTAACAGCAGCTATGGCTGCTCATATTACCCCTGGGTTCAGACGAAGGATGAATTTGGCGCAGGGTTAATTTTATGGGTTCCCCCTTCTGTCGCCGCTCTCGGTACTTTTGCGAGCAACGACAAGAAGGCAGCACCATGGTTCGCGCCAGCAGGATTCACACGCGGCGGCCTATCTGATGGTGCAGCGGGTATCCCTGTGATTGGTGTTCGCGAACACTTGACTCGGAAGATGAGAGATAAACTCTACGAGAACAATGTGAACCCAATCGCTAAATTCCCAGCAGAGGGTATTGTAATTTTCGGACAGAAAACTTTACAAGCCACCCAATCTGCATTGGACCGAGTGAACGTTCGAAGAATGATGCTATATGTTAAGAAAGGGATTTCTAATATTGCTTCAACTACTTTGTTCGATAACAATGGTCCGGCCACTTGGTCACGATTCCTGGCTAGAGCAGAGCCTTTCTTGGCAGATGTTCAGGCTCAAATGGGATTAACTGACTATAAGATCGTCTTGGACGAAACAACTACTACTCCTGACTTGATTGACAGAAATGTTATGTATGCTAAAGTTTTCTTGAAGCCAGCTAGATCAATAGAATTTATTGCAATTGATTTTATCATTCAGAAAACTGGAGCATCTTTTGAAGATTAAAGGAATAAAGGCACTACTTATCTGTGAAGATTGATTCATAAGGAGAAATAACAAATGACAAACCAGAATTTTTGGACAAACCCTAAAGGTCAAGACCCTAAACGGGCATATAGATTTCTTGTGGACATCGCCTCCGGTCTCGTCGGTGAAGAAGGCTTCCCCCAAAACGCAAGTTGGTACGCGTCTAAAGCGGACAAGCCAAAATTCTCTATCACTGAGACAGCACATAAATATATTAACCACACCTTCCACTACCCAGGTCGTGTGGAGTGGGAAACTGTTACAATTACACTTGTTGATCCGGTCAACCCGGATGCCGCTGCTGCAACTGCCAAAATACTCCAAAATTCGGGGTATAGAATTCCAGGCAATGCTACAACTGCAACTGAGGGTATCACAACCGTCAATAAGTCGGACGCCATCGCCGCCATGGGTACTGTGACAATTACTCAAATTGGCGAGAATACCAATACCAAACTTGAGCAATGGGTTTTGAAGAGTGCATGGATCCAATCAGTAAATTTCAGCATGCTTGATTATGAATCGGACGAGTTGAGTACCATTGAGCTTGTATTGAGATATGATTACGCCGAACTTTCAACCCCCCAAAACGGATTGGGCGGCGGAACACCATTTTTCAAACCGCAAGGTGATACCACTTTATAATAACACCAGAGAAAGAAAGAGGTGATTAATGTCATCAAGAAATAATCGAGCGAGGACGGGGACAAAAACCCCCAAAGCCTCTGCTCCTGACGTGGAAGAAAACACCACGCCACCACCCGCACAAGGATTAAGTTTCACAGTTCCCACTGAATTTGTGGATCTTCCTTCACGCGGATTGTATTATCCGGCCAACCATGCACTCAGCGGCGTTGAATCGGTAGAAATGCGCCACATGACCGCAAAGGAAGAAGACATCCTAGCATCAGTTTCCCTTATCCAGAAAGGTGTTGCTGTTGATAGAATGCTTCAGAGCCTCATCGTGGACGAAGAAATTAATGTTAAAGACCTCCTTACGGGAGACAGGAACGCCCTCACTGTGGCAGCTCGTGTAGCTGGCTATGGGGCCGACTATCTGACGAAAGTGGAGTGCCCCTCTTGCAATACAGAGCAGGACTTCTCCTTTGACTTGGATGAAAAGTCGACTGTTGGTGCCTCCTTTAGTGCAGAAGAGCTCAATGGAGAACTCGAAGATATCCAAGTTACTGATGACGGCACCTTTATTGTGACACTTCCCAAGAGTGAGACCGACGTAGAGATCAGGCTGATGACGGGTGCTGACGAGGAGAAACTGGAAGCCTTCCAAAAACGAAAAGAGAAGCAGGGTCACGCATCCACTGCTCTAACCGATACTCTTAAAATGATTATCATCGGAGCCAATGGCATCAAAGACCGATCACAAATTTCTAACTTTGTAGACATTATGCCCGCGCTGGACTCCAAGTATTTGCGCGGCGTATATGCTGAATTAACCCCCAACATTGATATGACTCAAAAATTTCAATGTTCTAAGTGTGGCGAGCGACAGGACCTGGAGGTTCCTGTCAATTACGAGTTTTTTTGGCCTCGATAATAATTATATTGAATCAGTATACGAAGAATTATTTGTATTAAAATACCATGGGAATTGGTCATTTGCAGAGGCTTACACTCTCCCAATTACAATTCGAAGGTGGTTTATTAAGCGACTCATAGAACAAAAAGAAAGAGAATCCGAGAACAGAGCATCCAGTTCTCGCGGAAGAAGATAGAGAGGACTTTATACATTCTCTCTATTTTTTTATTTGAACTATTTACTAAGGAAATACAACTTCTTATGGAGGAAAGAACATGAACGATACAACAGGCGAATTGCAAGAAATTGAGATTGATTTAAATGCAATGGCCAATGGCGAACTCGACGAGAGTTGGTTTAGAACTTTTGGCTGGGCAATTGAAAAGATCATGGGCTCCATGTTTGGCGGAACTAGCATTCCCGTAACAGTTAAAGGAACTCAATCTCAAGTCCGCGATTTCTCAAAAGTTTTGGGAAAAGAAAAAGACTATTTAACCAAGTACAAGAAATATGGACTTGATAATCCTCAGACATATAGAAGTAAGTATTCATTAAATTCTGCGGTTAGCAAGTTTGAGAGAACCACTGGCATTAAATGGCCGTTTAGATAGAGGTAAAGTTAAATGCCACCCCCTAATTTCAACTCCGCAGCTCTTATTGCCGCTCTAAATGCGCTCAGGACCACGATAACGGCCCAAGGCACCCCTTCGCCTGGACCTACACCGCCAACGCCCTCACCCTCACCCTCATCCCCCGGTGATTTTGATAAGATGCAAGAAAAGCAAGAAGCCGCGATGTGGAGAAGATTGCAGCAACGCCGCGACGAGCTGGATCTGAATGCGAGTGTAGAAGAACAAGAAAAAGCTAACATTGCGATCATGGAAGCGCAGGTTGATCTTTATGAATCCTTAGAGGATAAGGGACAGGATCACGCTGATGCTCTTAAAAACCTTCGTAAAGAAATTAAGAGAATAAACAAAGAACGCGAAAAAGAAAACAAGGGGATGCAAGCAAGCATCGGCGCATATAATGACCTTGCCCGCGATCTCACCGGCCTCATTGGTATTCAAGACAGCTACATAGACAAGATAAAGCTGGCCAGCAAAGCTATGTCCTCAAACTCCGAAGAGGCCATAAAAGCCAGAGCCGAAGTTGCCAAAACCATCAATGTGCAGAATGTAGCGATGGCAGCAGGAAAAAAGGCCATGCAAGGTGCAGCTGCAGGAATTGCATTTGCCTTTTCCGCCACGGAGGACGTGGTGGCCGATTATAATCGGGTAACTGGTCGCGGCGCCGAGATGACCGAACAGCTACAACAATCTATGATCCGCCTGCTCCCCTATGGAGCCCAAATAACAAACGCGCTTACGTCTCTTGAGCGAGCCTTCCCGACAAACCAGCTTCAGGGCTTCACTCAGGGCATCGCAGAATCCTTTGCTTTGTGGGAGCGGTTCGGAGTTTCCACTGATTCGGCAGCCCAAAGCTTCACAGACTTGGTAAAGGCATTCGGAGAGGCTCCATTGCAGGCAAGAGATATTCAGAGGGATATGATGGAACTTGGTCTCGCCATGAAAAAACCTCCAGGTGAAATGCTTGCTGCATTCCAGCAAGCGATGCCTCGACTTTCTCTTTATGCCGGGCAGCTTAAAGACAATTTTAGCAACGTTGCGATTGCATCCGCTCAACTATCTGTATCGACTGATACGATTCTTGGGTTTAATGATTCATTAAAAACAATTTCAGGTGCTGCCGATTTTGCGAGCAAGTTAAATTCAATCGTTGGCCAAGGATTGGCTGATCCTATGAGATTTATGGAAAAGGCTTTTGAAGATCCTCTCGCTCCACTCATGGAGGTGAGGAGAATTTACAAACTTGCGGGAAAAGATATTTCACAAGTGGCCGGAGCAGAGTTAGATATGATGGCCAAACATATGGGCGTCGACGCACCCACCTTCAAGAAGATGCTGACGGGAAAAATAGACACCAGCACCATCAAGAAGAAGCTCGAAGAGGGAAAAATGGATGAGAAGTCGATTGCCCTTAAATCATCGAAGATGTTGGAGAAAATCTTTAATATCTTAAAGTTTTTTGTTGGGAAGTGGTTTGGTGTAATAGCTAAAGATTTGGGCAAACTTGTGGATAATTGGATAAAGGGCAACGCCACTGGCTTAGGTGTCGGCGCCGGAGGCGCAGGAACAACCGCAGCCGAAACACTGGCCAGAAAAAAGGCCGGCATAGGCCCCAAGGGCGTTTTTCAACAGGCCCAAGAAATGGGCGGGAACGTTGGCGGTGCGCTTGCCACTGGCACTGCCCTTGGATATGCCCCATGGCTAAAGAAGGCCCTTTTTAATCCGGCCCGCGACAAAGCTTTGGCGAGCGCATCCACCGGGCTCCTCAAAAACAGTCCCAAAGCATTGGCGGCACTTAAACGCCTACCAGCAGTGGGTGCCGCTGTGACTGTTGCTGCAAGTGGCCTACAGTTAGTGACGGGGAAGATTGGAAAGTGGGAGGCGACTCTTCAATCAATCGGCAGCATCGGCGGAGGCGCTGCAGGATTTGCTGCGGGCGGCCTCACCATGGCCGCCGCCCCAGTACTTGCCCCTGCGGGCGCTGTAGCCGGCGCCGCTTACGGTGGTGCCTACATGGGTAAGCTTGGGGCATACCTTGATAAGATGACCGGCACCAACTTGGATGGCGACACTCAAGTTTTGGCCAAGATTACAGCCGAGAATGGAATGCAAATTGCCCAAGCCGTTAACAACTTAGCAGAAGTTAACAAAAAAGGATTTGCATCGCAAAGCAATCCAGCTCCGATATCAATTCTTCAAGATTCACTTTCACCATACTAAACAACAAAGGAGTTAATAATTTAAAATGGCCGACAAAAAACCAATCTTAAAAGTGGGAAACGATACAGAAAAGGCCATCTTCAATCATGGTCAATATTATATTCACATCCAACACATCCCCTCCGGAGCCGAAGTACAATTTAAAGCGTTCATAACTCAGTTTGAAGATCAGTTTTCCTCCGAGTGGAACACCGAGAGAACTTTCGGGCGAATGGATCCAATTAGAAGTTTCAGGGGCACTCAACGAATTATATCGTTGGGCTGGGATGTCGTCGCTGACGGCATCGAAGAAGCTCACCACAATCTGAAGAACTGCTCGACGCTTCTTTCTATGCTTTACCCATCTTATGATCAAACGCCCTCAACCATCCCTGCAGCCCCCGGTGGTAAGCAACAAGAATCCGCCCAAAAAAATGTCACAACCCAAAAGAGCCTCACCACACAAAACAACGCATCAACCATCATGGGTGCCCCACTCTTCAGGTTAAAATTTGGCAACCTTATACAGAGTGCGCGCTATAATGCCCAAGGCTCCGGAATTGCTTCTGGCCTTATCGGAACCATCGACGGTCTCACATATTCCCCGGACATTGAACAGGGGTTCTTTGACCCAGCACCAGGAATTTTATATCCCCAAACCATTAAATTGGCTTTTGGATTTTATGTAGCTCACGATCACCCATTGGGTTGGAGCGATGGCCAAAGAGGAAAGTTCCTCACCAACGCCGGCAACGAAGACATAGGCCCATCCTTTCCCAGAAACGCAGACGAGCCAAAAAAGAAGGGAGGACGATAGATGTCAGGCAGATATAAATCATCACAAACAAAATTTAATAACTCAATGTTATATCGCAAGCTCCGCAAAGCTCGCGGTGTTACGCAGGGTTTAATTCAGTATAAAACAAACAGGAAAAGACAACCAGATATCGAAGAGGTAGGAACGTTCAACAACATCATGCACATTTGGGGAACTGGTGACAGACTCTACAAATTGGCCGATGAACACTACGGAAAACCAGAGTTGTGGTGGATCATTGCATGGTATAACGGCAAGCCCACCGAAGGTCACATTTCCGTTGGAGACGCCCTTTATATTCCCAAGCCACTGGATAAGGTCTATGGCCTGTTAAGGATGTAGGGAGACAGATATGACTTACTCTCCCGAACTTAAAAAAGAATTACGACAGAATCTTTTCAAAGGAAAGCTGGCGGATGATGGCAAAAATGTGTTGCGCAACACAGCGATCAATACAAATCAAGCACTATTTCTAATCGCAGCAAAAGCTTTTTGGGACAAAACGAAAATGTACCCCAATCGAGACCTTTTCCCTGGCGTGGACAGACCCCTCTGGGATGACTTTGCACCAACAAACAGGCGTCAGCCCGGTGAGACTCTTTCGTGGCCACGGCCCTTCCCCTCGGACTTTAACGATAGAGGCTTCTTGGGCCCAGGAATAACTTCAGGGGGCCACGAATTCGATTTTGGCTATCGAGTTCCCTTTACTTTTACGAAGTCAGGTGGCCGTGGCGAAGATTATTTCACTATCCGCCTTTATTATCTGGGTGAAGAGCTTGTAGATGAAAATCCCCCCGGCCAAGAGGGCAACATATCGAAGGGCAACAATCGCTGGCCCGCTGGTTTCTACGAGGTTATTGGGGGTAGTAGGTTTACCGATCCACAGCTGGACTATATATCTAACACCAATCGCCCTTGGGATATTCTTTTTAAAATTTCCTCTTTTAACCGAACCAAAGATTCTCAAATGTTCTCCTCCGCCCTGGAATATCCCGATCCCGTCGAAGTAGTGGCTGACAAAATTTCCGAAATCTTAGCAAAGTCTGCGAATAAGACTCAATATCTCGAAGATAAAACGACGGGCCAGAGTGTCCAAGAAAATGTAGCTACCAATTCCGCCGGAAATCTCATATCCTCAGATACCACCCCTGTGGAGGATTCAACAGGAGTTCAGAACGAATCTGATCAAAAGTTTTTACGAGCCTTCTACTTTGACTACTATATCGACCCGGAAAGGAAGCGTAAGAGCGACGAGGGTTACGACGCTGACAAATCCCAATCCGCCGAGGCCCAAGAAGCCAGAGTGAGGGCCCAGAATGACTCCATCGAAAATCAACGAACTCTAAGTGAGCAAGGGATTCTTTTATGGCACCTAGTTGACGTGATGCAACACGGCAAAGATGAGCGCAAAGAGAGAGGCTCCGACCTGTACAGGCGCTTTGCCACTTTGGATCTTAAAGATGGAGCGCACATGCGAGATCTTGGAAACTTAATTACTTCACGAAGTGACATGTCTTATATCTTTGAGGACTTAAAGCCAATTCATTTATCGGCAATGATCCCAAGAGTGAGAGTGTACAAGCCTGTCGACAGAAAAGGCCGCGATGGAAAGAAAGAAACTGTAATGGCGGAATATGAATTTGAGCAATTCCCCGATGAAGCTGGCCTTACTTCTGGAACGAACCTTGGGACAAGTACGGGCGTCGGCCTCATGAGTTTTGATTGGGTTATCTCAGGCAACCTGAACGTGGAGGAGGCTAAGAGATACGTTCGCACCAAAATGAGAATAAGGGCCCAGAGTGTGGATGAGCTTTTGAAAGAGAGAACTAACGATGCTGGACACACCTATAGTTTCTCTGATATTTTCTGGCCCAGAGAAGCATCGGAGGAGATAAAGTCGCAAGCAACAGCCGGCAACGTAATTTTTTCACCTCACAACCTTGAGAACCAAGTAGTTGTCGAATACGCGATTGATAGAAAAAGCGATATCTGGCGAGATCATTCGGAACTGGCCGACCGAGTAGAAAAGTTAAAAGTTAAATTAAAGATGATGACGAGCCTGCACACCATCTCTCTAAACGATGATGGGAGCCTTTTTGTGGACTTAGATTTCCAAAGTTCAGTTGATGCCACCACCAACGACCCGCGCCGAGCCAATATTTTGGCAGACAAACTTACCAAAGAAATGATGGCAGAGCGCCAACAGCTTTTGGTCCAACGCGCCGCTGATATCGTAACATATAAAGATCTCGTAACCAGAGTAGCTAGAGCACAACAGTACGCCAATAAAACAATCGAACCGGGAGAGATTGATACTGAGAGGTTGGAGAGTGAAGACCTCCCCACACTTACAAAAAGAATTCGAGATCTGAGCGCAAGAGCCAAGCCAGATCTGACAGCACAAGAGTTTGAAAAATATATGACCGCGAAATTACAGAAGAAGGCCCTCTACGCCACGGTGGTTGACAAACTCATCACAGAAAACCGTATTAAGGCGGTACAAGTTAATCCTTGCGATGTAACTCGCGGAGCCCAACACATAGATTTCCAAAAAACCTTCGGTTCAGCTGATTATTGTTGTCCATTTTTTAGCAAAGAGGGATACAAGATACCTTATTTTTTTTACGGGGATCTCCTAGAGGTAGTTCTTGACGAGCAATTCACTTCAGATAATAACGATAGCTCTCTTGAATTAAGAACTGTCTTGGGTCCGATGACAATCATCCGAGGCGTTTCTCCTAATGAGAATCCCCAATCCACCGTGGGGGTTGACGAGGGAACTGGACAGGTTATTCTAAGGGACAGATATAACACAGCTTCCGAGTGTCACGAATATAAAGGAACTAAGAGCAAAAGCAAAGATCCAGAAAGTGAGGCCCTTGTTGTTGCCGACACCAAAAATGAAAAGAAGCCGACAGCAGAATTATCCGAGGAAGAAAAAGAATACTGGAAATCCGAGGGCCTTGAGGGTATGCCAGCCCTTCTCCCAGAAGAACCCTTACCTGAGACCGAAGAGGAAGAACTTGCAGCTGGCGTTGAAATCAAATATTATGACCCCAAGCCGAAATTTGAGGAAGCAAGCGTTACCACTGAATTATCTGGACCAGTTGCCGACCCCGCGACCCAAACAGAGGCGTATACTCAGGAGAAAGAGCCCTGCAGCAACGACTTGCTGACCCGCCATGTTGTGAACATTGCCGACATCCCAATTTCATTTAGACTATTTCAGCGTTGGTGGAGTGAGAAGGTGGTCAACAAAAGCCTCTTCACCTACCCCCTTAAAAGATTTATTTCTGAGAGTATCAATAGTCTTATTGTCTCTGCCCTAGAGGAACAAAGCCCAGACTTGATGTTACCAGCCCAACGCAAAAATATTATAACCACCGCTTATTCAGCTCATGTTTCTGAAGACGCTGCCAAGCCAGATGCGTTTGGCTTCGTTGAAGAGAATGGCCCCGTCACGAAACGCAAACGTGGCGAATTGTTATATGTGGAGGATTTAGCAAACCCACAGGCGTCTTCAACAAAGGCGTCCCTCCCCCTCACTCAAAATGAAGATCACCGAGAGAGTAATACAGCACCGCAGAAAGACTACCTGTTTATTTTTGCACAGGAAACAAATATTAACCGCTATTATGGCAACAACACGAGAGATTACCGCCGCGATGTCAGGGATGGTATATATCATCTCCACTCTGGCCAAGATGCAGGCGTGGTAAAGGACATAAAGATGAATGCTGTCACTTGGAGCGAGTTTGAAACCTACAACACGATGCAGGCAATGCTCGATATAAAGACTGGCCCCAAGGCCATCCCAAGGATTTACAATGCTACTGTAACTTTATATGGAACTCCATTCTTTTGCGCCACACAGGAAGTATATATCAAACCAACATCCCACGGCACCCATGCAAATTTGCTTAAGCTGGGATTGCCTGGATATTTTACTATAGTTAATATCACCAACCGCGTAGAAAACGGTTCATGGACTACAACTCTTGATTGTACATTTAAACATTCGGGAGAGTTGAGGTGTGATGATGCCCCAAATTAAACCAAAAGGAAACAATCAACTTAATGCTAAGTATACATATGTTCAGAGGAAACACTATGAAAAATATGCAACTGGCGTCGTAGATGATAACCCTAACCTGTCTTTAATAGATCTTCGCAAGAAGACTCTATATGGGAAGGTGAACTTGGATCTTAAAATTGCGGTACCACACCTGTCCCTCATGACGCCATTCCAAGGAACGGTCAACACTTTCGATTTCGTCGCAGACGCCCTAGAAGATTTCTCAGCTGCACTGCTTAAGCGAGTTGAAAGCCGAGCCATGCGCTCTTCTGGCCCCTTCGCTGGCCTTGGCCTCACATCGCGATCTGACACAACTTGGAAGAGCGAATACATTGCATATCTTGCCAAGGTTAAAAAGAAATTTAAAGAGAGAAAAGTAGACTCTCCGCAAAGCTTTAATAAGATTAAAAGCTTTCGAGACTTTCTCTTAGTTTTCCTGGAATTTGCTACAGAACTTAATCCAACCTTTCCACTCACATTCGGAAGATATACTTTGTCCAGCCACAATGATATCTTCGCCACTGGTCTCGCATTCGATATCAACAATGAACAATACGGAGATGATTATATTAGCTGCTCTCAATATTTTGAAGACCCCAACTTTTCCCACTTCTTTCAACTGGCCCAGAACCACGGATTCATTTTGGATCGCCACGCGCCATGGCGATTTGTGGTCAACCTTTCTTCGGAGGCAACAAAAGAATATATGCAGAAGAGAGGATACCTAAATTCTCAGGATATGTTTAACAAATTATATTTCAACCCCCTGCAAGCAGAGTTCTATGAAATTGTGAAAATGATTAATATGCTTTATTATGAAATTTTCCCACCGGGCAGCACAACTGCCACCATCTGCCACTCGAATGGCAAAACCTCCTATTCCCTCAAGCCCCGCGAAGTTTACAATCCCAACCACTTTGACAGCCTGGATGAAATGATTTCGATGATGGGGTACCCGACGTGGCTCCGCATTTATGCTTTCATCAAGGGAGTGGAAATAAACTCCGCAATCTCGCAGGAACAATTTGACGATATTGTAAAAGAATCAATTTCCCTCAACAAATACCTTGACATTGAGAGCGCATTAGGTTATATTAATAGTAAGTTTGATCCCTTAACGGTTTCCACCAACAAGAGATCCCCCCGTTTTCGCTTTTAAAAAAGAGGACTTATGACATATTTTGCCACTCTTGACGATAAGAAGGAGTGCGTTGGTGTGTTCTGCGATGGCGAATTACACTTCGATAATATTCCAGGCGACCTCACCCACACTTGGCGTCCAACGCCATCGCTGCACTCAATCGATGCCACCGATGCAGAGTTCGCATATTTTTATGCGGGAGGAAAGAACCTCACTGAGATGTGTCCCCCGCATATTAAGGAAGAGTGGGCGGCAATAATGAAAAGAATGGAAGCTTATCGCAATTCATTCAAAGAGGCCAAAGTAAACCTCTTCGATAATTGCATCTTTGATTTGATCCCCAGACAATATCTATTGAGGTATTGTGACCTCAAAACAGAAATAATAAAACATGTTTTTAGCACCCAAGAAAAACCCCAAAATTATGACTTCATGCGAAGCCTAAGCGAGATGCTGCTGGAGATAGAAGACAAGAAAATAGAGCTCAATGTCTCCCCCTTACAACGAAAAATTCACAACAAAAGAGCGAGGGACTTTGTTCGGGATCTAAACCAAGGACGCAAGGCAGACTTTGTATCTTATGATGCCTTCAAAACAAAGACAGGCAGACTTTCGGTGAAAAAGGGATCCTTCCCCATACTTAATTTGGATAAGGATTTTCGTTGCATAGTACAACCAACGAATGACTGGATTGTGGAATTGGATTATAACGCTGCAGAACTTCGCACCCTTCTTGCCCTCGCAGGAAAGGAACAACCAGAAGAGGATATTCACAAATGGAACTCGGACGTTCTAAATACATCAAGAGAAGAAGCGAAAAAGTCCGTAATATCGTGGCTGTATGGATCGAAGACATCCGATATTGGCGAAGAACTTTCGCGGCTGTACGAAAAAGAAAAGGTTCTAAGTAAGTTTTATGATCCCAAAGCTGGGATCGTGACTACACCATTTGGCCGAAAACTTGAGGCCGACGATCACCATGCACTCAATTATCTGGTTCAGAGTACAACAGCTGATCTCGTATTTGATCGTATGCTGGCGCTAAGAGATCTACTGAAAGATAAAAAAAGTTTCATTAAATTTTGTCTCCACGATTCGGTGGTGATTGATTTGCTGGACGAGGAAAGGTATGAAATCAAAGAGATTTTGGAGATTTTTTCCAATACGAAGATGGGGAAATTTATGGCCTCCTTGTCGGTTGGGAAAAATTTTGGAGATCTGCAGAGAATAAAAGCTTGACACGCAAAGTGATCCGTGGTATAATAATACAAGTTGAGTTGATTATAACCACTGCATTGTGAAATTCATCACACTGCGAACAGGAAGGTAGAAAATCATGCAACACACACCCCCTACAAATAAATCAAACAAGCCAAACAACGCTGTAATATATAGCGGCAGAGAGGCTTATAACCCAATCACGCTCCAAACTGCGATTGCTTCTATCGGATACAAGCCCGAAGAGGCAACTGCAGATATATGCGATAATGCAATCGAAGCAGGAGCTTCCGTAATTGAGGTTGCTATCCACCCCCAAGACGGCTCTAAGTATCTCAAGGACGCCACTATCACCATTGCAGACAACGGATCAGGGATGACTTCGGGCGAACTCTGCGAAGCAATGCGCCTCGGCACAGAGCGAGAGAGGGACTTTGGAAATGAAAAGGCTCTTGGAGAATTTGGACTTGGCATGAAAGCCGCATCCCTCAGTTTGGGAGATTCTTTGACAGTTTTGAGTGCCCAAAAGGGCCGCTATGTCCTTGGTCATATTTCGTGCGATCTACTTCGCGAAGCCAACGACTTGGCATTTTGGGCAACCCCGCCTAACGAATATTCAGAAGTAGCAAATCAATTATCCGAGGAAATTATAGTTGCTCTTGGCGGTATTTCTGGCGGAAATGTCGATACTTTTACAGGCACCATCATCTCTATTTCAAATTTATCTAAAGTTAAGAAGTCTTGTAACGCCAAAAGTTGGGCCACATCACTTTTTGCGCCATTGGGTACTATTTTTTCCAAGATGATCTCCACGCCAGCCAGCCATGGCGATCTTACTTTTACTGTAAATTATAACGGGAAGAATGAACCTTTCTCAAGAGAAGTAAGACCAGTCACTTTACAGGATCTTAACCCTGCTTCGGAAGGATATGAGGAAACTACTTGGAAAAAGGGCGAATTTATTACTTTGAAGGTGGGAGAGGAACAAGTTAGAGTAAAGGTCACTTATTTCAGCCCACCGGGCCGTGGCAAAACCGGTGGTCAAAAGACACGCGGCCAAGGGGTTAGACTTTTTAAAAACCGCAGGTTGATGAATATGTACGATCCCCAAACTTTTGGAGTGTGGGGAAAAAATGATGTTTTTACGGGCTTTTATGTGGACTTGTTAATCCCCAACAAAACAAGCCTCGTAAGTTACAACGTGCAAAAGGCTCGACCAGAGATGGACCAGTCCCTTGTTCGCGCCCTGAAGGATCTGTGCAAGCTGCCATTGGCTCACGTTCGAAAGAGAGCCCGAATCAGAGCTGCCGAACGAGAGGCTGATCTTATTAGGGAGCTTGATACGAAATTGTCTGAAAATTCCGAAAGATTTGCATTGGATCCTCAAACGCGCAAGAAAATAGATGAAAGTGGAAGGACTACACGACCTGCTCCACAGGGCCGAGGAAAGGATAAGACCCCCCGAAAGCCGAAGTCTTGTGCGGATTATGGTTATGAGTGGACAATTGCGACAAAATCTTTTGAGTTCGAGTCCGATCCAGACGATTTGATTTTTAAGCTAAACACCCCGGCCGAAGCACCGGATCGCATTGAAATAACTTATAACTCAGAGAATGATTTTATCTCACAGACGATTTTTAGCAAAACAGCCTCGAAGGATGTCAAGTCAGCGGTGCATATCACCATGGCAGCACTGGCTCTCACGGAACTGGAAATGTCTCACGATGATGATCTTCGAAGAGCCTTCAAAAAGGCAAAGCAGAGATATGCCAGAAACTTGGCCGTGGCTGCCCGGAAGGTTATGTAGGTGCAGGGGCACCTTATACCCAAGGAGATCACATGATTAACATTATTGGACTAGGCGACATGGGTTGCCGCTTGGCAGATGAGTTTGCCAAGCACGACAATTATGATGTCTACAAAATCAATGTTGGTTTGGAAAAATCCAAGAGAACTCGCGGGATCAAAAAAGAAGATCACCCCGAAAAATACGAGAAGAATTGCCCTTCCATGAAATACTTTTTTAAGGAATTGAAGGGAAGGAGCATCTTTCTTGTTAACGGAGGAGAACTTATTTCTGCGACAACTCTTAGGATTTTGGAACAGACAAGACCTTGGGCCTGTACGGTGGTATACATCCAGCCAGATCTAACCTCTCTCAATGAAGTATCAAAACTTCAGGAGAATTTAGTCTTCAATGTTCTGCAGGAGTATGCTCGGTCTGGAGTGATCCACCAGCTTATGCTTTTTAGTGCCGAAAACATTCAGGCCGCGATGGGGGATGTTCCGATCATTGGCTACGAAGATAATTTTCACCAGCACATCGTTTCCCCACTAAACCTCATAAATTACTTCGAACATTCGCAACCTGTTCTCAGCGTGGACTCTGAAGGAATTCACTACTCGCGAATCGCCACCATCAGCATGGTATCCTTAGATACTAAAGATGAAAAGAACTTTTTTGATTTAGATAATATTCGAGAGCGTATGTATTATTGCGGGATCAATGAGAATGAATTGAGGAATGATAATAAATTACTTTCACAACTGAAAGAGAAAATAGACTCCCACCGAGAGGGAGAACAACGAACTTCATATAGGGTGTACGCCACCACATACGAGGAGCCACACGTCTTTTGTGTACAATCTTCAGTGATGATACAAAAGCGAGATTAAAGTGCTTGACAGCACAGATGATCTGTGGTATAATAATAAAAACCAGCACTTAGGGGAGATTTGCCCTAGTGACTTTAACAGGAGAAAAAAATATGACAATTGATATGAGCAAAATGCGAGACCGTTTGACCAAACTTCAATCCAAGGGAAGCAATGGGTCTAGTGCCTTCTGGCGACCTTCGGATGGGAACCAAACGATTCGCATTATAACAACCAAAGACGGCGATCCCTTTAAGGATTACCATTTCCACTACAATGTCGGCAGCAATTCTGGCTTCTTGTGTCCAAAGAAAAACTTTGGCGATGAGTGCCCAGTTTGTGACTTCGCCCGAAAGCTTTATAAAGAAGGCGATGACGACAGTGTGAAGATGGCCAAAGAGCTTACCGCTCGGCAGCGATTCTTCTCACCCGTATTGGTTCGTGGCGAAGAAAACTTGGGTGTGAAAATTTGGGGCTATGGCAAGATGGCTTATGAAACCTTGCTTAACCTTGTGTTGAACCCTGAGTATGGCGACATCACTGACATCGAAGCAGGAACTGACCTTGACCTTCACTACGGTAAGGCCGCAGGTCAATCATTCCCGCAGACGAAGTTGACGCCAAAACGCTCTACCTCTACGGTTTGCGTCGAAGCAACACCCGAAGCTTGCAAGGAAATCTTGGACAGCATTCCAGATATCGATTCTCTTTTCGAGAAGAAGAGTACGTCTGATGTTCAGGGGTTCTTGGATGAGTATCTCACCTCCGATGAAACGGCGGAAGGAGACTCTTCTGAAACCGCGAAGTATACTTCGAAGGATAATGCGTCAAGTGTTGACAAGTCATTTAATGACTTATTGAATGCTTAATTAATTTCTTCCCTTTGCCTCAACCGGGCGCGTGTACATATTCCTCACGCACTTGACGGGCAGCAAGTCGGCAAAGGGAACTGCCCACCTTTTTTGCGGGAGTAACTCAATTGGTAGAGTTCCTGCCTTCCAAGCAGAATGTCGCGAGTTCGAATCTCGTCTCCCGCTCCATCTTTCAAACATGAGGTAAATCAGTGGCAACAAATTTAAAACACATCAAATCAAAGCCGGGGAAACTTGGCGTCAAAGGAATCGCAACGGTTCTTAACAAGAGGATGGGTATGACTGTTGCCCACACGATGACGGACACCAACCCTTCCGAAGTGTCAGATTGGATCCCAACGGGCTGCACATGGCTGGACGGCATCATTTGCCGAGGCAAAGTGGCTGGCATTCCCGTTGGCAGAATTACAGAAATTGCTGGGCTTGAAGCATCCGGCAAGTCTTACATGGCTGCACAGGTTGCAGCCAACGCCACAACTAAAGGAATCAGCGTTATCTACTTCGATTCGGAAGCTGCCATGGACTTTGAGTTCCTAAGAAAAGCGGGAGTAGATGAAGAGAATTTCCTAAGAGTTACGCCTACTTCCGTCGAGAACATGCTTGAGACCATCGAGACAGTCCTCACCGAAGGAAACGAAAACGTCTTATTTATATGGGATAGTCTTGCAAACACGCCGACGGAATCTGATAATTCAGGCACGTTCAATCCGCAAGAGACAATGGCACTTAAAGCTCGTATCCTCTCCAAAGCGATGCAGAAGCTTACCATCCCATTGAATGAGACCAACAGCACCTTCCTGGTGTTGAACCAATTAAAAACAAACATCCCCCGCCCCGGAGATCATGTCTCAGCGATGATTGATCCGTTTGTCACCCCCGGAGGAAAGAGCATGCAATACGCAGCATCCCTGCGTATCTACCTCACAGGCCGCAAGTCCAAGGCATCTTATATTCTAGATGAGAATGGCTTTCGCATCGGCTCCGAAGTAAAGGCAAAGATTAAAAAGTCTCGCTTTGGCTCTGACGGCCGTGAGTGCTTCTTCAAGATTTTGTGGGGAGACGAAGTAAGAATTCAGAATGACGAAGGAATTTTCGAGGCCATCAAAGGATCGGATCGAGTTAAGAACGCAGGTGCGTGGTACACTCTTGTCCACTCAGATGGCAAAGAAGAAAAGTTTCAGTCAAAGATGTGGCTCGATAAAATGCAGGATGAGACCTTCCGCGCCACCGCTATGGACATCTTCGAAAAAGAAGTTGTCTTGAAGTTCGCCAACCGCGACGGGACTGCCTCTGATTTTTATGACCTCGATGCTGACGAAGCACAGTAGAGGAGGTCCACATGAAAAGATTATTGATTGTAGATGGTTTAAACATCTACATGAGGAATTATAATGCTAACCCTAGCATCTCCACCAACGGTGATCCCATTGGTGGCTGCAAAGGTTTCCTAGCGTCTTTACAGAAAGTTGCGAGGGAAGTCAAGCCCGACAAGATTGTTGTTATCTGGGATGGCGAAGGTGGCAGCATCCGCAAAAGAAAAATTGTCAAAGAGTATAAAGCAGGCCGCAAACCAGTGCGGCTTAATCGAATGGTCCGCGATCTTCTCACCGAAGAACAAGAGATGGCGAACCGTTCTTGGCAATATGAACGAACCATCGACTATATAAATTCAATGCCTATCCATCAGATCCGAGTTGATGGGTGTGAGGCAGACGACATCATCTCCTATGTAAATCAGATGGGGAACTTTGATGATTGGCTGAAGATCATCCTTTCTAGCGACAAAGATTTTTACCAATGCGTTGGTGCCGATGGCGATACCAATAAGACTGTCATCTGGCGTCCGAGGGAAAAAGGAAAGAAAGAGGTCGTTCGAGAAAAAGATCTCCTTGAGACCTACAATATTCACCCAATAAATTTCGTCATTGCTCGTGCTCTTGAGGGAGATAAGTCCGACAACCTGAAAGGGGTGGAAGGCGTCGGCCTCAAGACTGTGGCCAAGCGGTTCCCTTTCCTGAAGGAGAACAAAGAGTACATGCTCCAAGATGTTTTCGAGGAATGTGAGAAAAACCTTGGCAAGCCAAAAATATATGATAAGATATTAGAGAGCAAAGATCTAGTCCTGACGAATTATAATATGATGCAATTATCTTCACCCAACATCCCCTTCCAGAGCCTTGCGTATATCCGCAGCGCCATTGAGGAGATGGATATGTCTTTTAATAAGACTGAGGTTGTGACGATGATGATCAAGGACGGCTTCGGCGCAGGTAATTGGGATACACTTTATTCACTCATGAAACGATACTCAGTAGAGGGTTAAATGCAAAAGGAAGTAGCAAGTTTTGCCCACTATGGCAAGTCCTTTCAGGAAAAGCTTACAAGGCTTGTTTTGGAAGACCGCCAGTTTTCTGATCAGATCAGCGAAGTGATGGATATAGGGTTTTTTGAAACCAAGTACCTCCAAATTTTTAATGAGAAAATTTTTACCTACAAAACCAAGTACGGAACGCACCCAACCAAATCTATTGTAGAGACCATCCTCCGAACTGAACTGGAAGATGAGAACGAACTTGTAAAGAAACAAGTCAGAGATTTCTTCGCCAGAGTTCGAACCAACGAAGAGGATGTGAAGGATGCAGCATATGTCAAAGAACATGCTCTGGAGTTCTGCAAGAAGCAAAAGCTGAAAGAGGCGATGCTTAAGAGTGTTGAGTTACTGAAAGATAATTCTTTTGAGAAGATCAAAAGCACCCTTGACGACGCCTTGAAGCTTGGAACCGACACTGACTTTGGTTACGATTACATTTTAGATTTCGAGAAGCGTTTTGAATTAAAAGCTCGGAACCCCGTTACCACTGGGTGGAAGGAAATTGATAACATCATCCATGGCGGCTTGGGGAAGGGCGAACTTGGCGTTGTTGTAGCACCGACAGGCGCCGGGAAATCCATGGCCCTCGTTCACCTCGGAGCGCAAGCCATCAAACAGGGCCGCAACGTCATCCACTACACGCTAGAACTGCAGGATACGGTCATCGGCAATCGATATGATGCGTGTATCACAGGCTTCGGCCTTAACGCACTGCATGGTCTCAAAGACGAAATTTACGAAAAGATTAAAGATATGTCCGGCGGACTTATAATTAAAGAGTACCCAACAAAGTCGGCATCGACACAGACCTTGAGAGCCCATCTCGAAAAATTGCGAAAGCGGGAGGTTCCAATTGATATGATCATCATGGACTATGGAGACCTCCTCAGACCTGTAGCTGCCCAGAAAGAAAAGAGAAATGAGTTGGAATCGATCTACGAGGAACTGAGAGGAATTGCCCAGGAGTATGAATGCCCCTTGTGGACAGCCTCCCAAACCAACCGTTCGGGCCTCAACGCCGAAGTGATTACCATGGAGTCGATCAGCGAAGCTTTCAATAAATGTTTCGTTGCAGATTTTATCTGCTCCATCTCTCGAACCATCGATGACAAGGTGTCGAACACAGCTCGCATGTTCGTGGCCAAGAACCGCAACGGCCCAGACGGACTGGTTTACCCGATGCACATGAATACAAAGAATATAGACTTGAAGGTTCTGCCATATCAGGGCGACACACCGTCGTCCATTGCACTGGTGACGGCGAAGGAACAAAAAGAAAAACTGCAAGAAAAGTATAAAGAATTTAAAGAAGACAAAAAACGGGTGTAAGATGGGAAAGGGAGGAACCGATATGCCAAAAGTTGATACCGTGACGAGAGAGACAAAAGAATATTTTGAAGGTGATGATCTAGCGACCAATGTATTTATTACAAAGTACGCTCTTCGAGACAAGGAGGGCGAATTTCATGAGAAGAATCCGAATGATATGCATCTTAGGCTCACCAAAGAGTTCGCTCGGATAGAAGAAAAGTTCGGAAAGAAGAAACTCTCAGAGAAACAAATCTTCGATCACCTCAAGGGTTTCAAGAAGATCGTCCCCCAGGGATCACCCATGTACGGAATCGGCAACAATTTTGTAAATGCCTCCCTTTCAAATTGCGTGGTGGTGGACTCGCCATTAGATAACATCTCATCCATCATTGACTCAGGCAAAGATCTTGCCAACCTCTTTAAGCGTCGTTGTGGCGTCGGCCTAGACATATCAGAACTCCGACCCGAAGGCGCCCCTGTTAGCAACAGTGCAGGAACCACCACAGGTGCTTGGTCTTTTGCTGACTTCTATTCTTATGTGTGCCGTATGGTCGGCCAGAACGGTAGACGTGGCGCGTTGATGATCACGATGGACATTCGCCACCCTGACATCGAAAGCTTTGTTACAATGAAGCGCGACTTAACCAAGGTAACGGGCGCAAATGTATCGGTCAAGATAAGCGATAGCTTTATGGAGGCCGTCGAAAACGATGAGACCTTTATGTTACAATTTCCTGTGGGCTCTCTTGCTCCCAAAATAACAAAAGAGATTAAGGCGAAAGAGTTGTGGGATAAAATTGTAGAGTCGGCCACCGCTACCGCAGAACCCGGCATCTTGATGTGGGATAACATCACGAAGAACCTACCAGCTCACGAATATGATGCCTACAAAACCATCTGCACCAACCCTTGCGCTGAGATTCCCCTCTCCGCTTATGATAGCTGCCGTCTGATTTCAGTGAACCTTAAAAACTTTGTGAGTGACCCCTTCACGAAACAAGCATCTTTTGACTTCGATGACTTTGGGAACACGGTACGGACTGCCATGCGGCTCTCCGATGATCTGGTGGAGTTGGAGATAGAAAAGATTATGGCAATTATGGAGTCGTGCGATACTTCCGATGAGCAGGTATTGTGGATGAAGCTCCGTAAGGCAGCCGAAGGGGGGCGACGAACTGGACTAGGAACCCATGGCCTAGCAGATGCCCTTGCCTCCCTCCGCTTGCGTTATGATAGCGACAAGGCCATTGAGATCATCGACAAGATATATGAGACTTTGAAGGTTGAGGCTTACCGCGAGTCATGCAACTTGGCAAAAGAGCGCGGCGCATTCCCTGACTTTAATTGGGAAACTGAGAAGAACAACGCCTTTATCAAATCGCTACCCCAAAACATTCGAAGGCTTATAAAAAAATATGGCAGGAGAAATATCTCCATCCTTACGAATGCACCCACAGGCTCAGTCTCCATTATGAGCCAGACCAGTTCTGGGTTAGAGCCCGTGTTCCGTAATTTTTATATACGCCGCCGCAAGATTAGCCACAACGACACCAAAACTAAAGTAGATTTCGTTGACGATGTGGGAGATAAATGGCAGGAATATAAGGTGTTTCATAAAAACATTCAAGACTACTTGAGTATTGTCGGTAAGGGGAGAGGCAGCAAGCTCCCAGCCTTCTTCGTGGAGTCAGATCAAATTGATTGGATGAGACGAGTTAAGATTCAAGAGACCATCCAGAAGCACATTGACCACGCCATCTCTTCAACCATCAACCTCCCAAAAGGAACACCGCCCAAAGTGGTGGGTGAACTATACAAGGAGGGCTGGAAGCGCGGCCTCAAAGGAATTACAGTCTACGTTGATGGCTCACGAACTGGCGTACTGGTCTCAGCATCAGAGGAGGATACTTCCTTCCCGCAGAGAGACGCCGCATGCCGACCAGAAGTTATGAAGTGTGAAATCCACCGCCCCACAATTCAGGGAGAGGGCTGGGTTGTTCTTTTGGGGCTTTTGGATGGAAAACCTTATGAGTTGTTTGCAGGTCTTTCCTCAAAAATTACCTTGCCAAAAAAATATAACTATGGTACAATAACCAAACACCCTCGCAAGACAACCAGATCAATTTATGATTTGGTCTTGGGAGAAACAGAGGAAGACGAGATGGTTGTGAACGATATCGTGAGTATGTTTGATAATCCTAATAATGCGATTATGACTCGTATGATCTCACTCTCTCTGCGCCACGGTGCAAGCGTGAAGTTTGTTGTGGAGCAGATGCAGAAAGATCAAGATACCGACTTCACATCCTTCAACAAGGTAGTGTCAAGGGTGTTGAAAAAATGCATTGCTGATGGCGAAAAAGCCACAGATAAAATGTGCCCAAGCTGCGGATCAGATGGTCTGGTCTATCAGGACGGGTGTGTCACTTGTACCCATTGTGGGTTCGCTAAGTGCGGCTAAAGGAGAAAGAAATGAAATTAGCTATTGATAATACAAACCAAGAAGCAGAAGTTAAAAAGGAAGATCGCATCGTCGATTATATTAAGTCGGTGGCCACCATCGAGGAAGCTATCGAGCCCTTCAAGGAGCAGAAGAAAGCTCTCAAGCAAAATTACGTTGAGAACGGATGGCTCAGTAAAGAAGAAGTGAAGATGGCCATGAAAGCCTATAAGATGATCAAGGACGATGTGGACTTAGATCAGTTGATGGACTTCTACGAGACTGTTGGTCGGGGCGTTTAATGAAAATTTTCCCCAAGAACAAACATCTTCTGGTAGAGTTGGTGGAGGAGAATGAGGAGCCCGAATCGAGGCCCCACGTTCTCCTGCCAATCGACTACCAGAAGAAGAAAGATTATGTAATTGCCAGGGTCTTGAGTGTTCATGAGTCCGTTAAAAGCGAGATCTCCGAAGGCTCCCTGGTGATTGCAGAGCCGAATATGGTGAGGGAAGTTTCTCTTGACGGAGTTACTCACTATTTACTTCAAGCAAATTATGTGTTGTGTGAAGTAAAACTCTAATAGCGTAGGAGAATTCGTTCTAAACGAATTGGGTTTTGCGAGATTTGCTAGACCGACTATGGGTTCAACATCGAGAAATATTTCCTCACTGGCCTTTCGCCTTTGGAGGGTCTTTCTATTCCTGGCAACCATATGTTTTCCAGCTGTACTTCTCTGCATGATCGGGTTCAACCCCAACACCACTGATCTAATTTATAACGCACTCACCGGAGTGATAGATTCCTTCGGGTCTTTAATTGATGTGGGCATAAATTTCTTTGTTGGGTTCTGGAGAATTTTGTTTGAGCTAATCGATCCACTCCTCAGAAAGATGAGTTTGTTTTGAAAAACCTCACATATAAAAACATAGTGGTAGGGGGCTCGTTAGAGGCCCTTTCTTTTGCGTATGCTACGGGGCATCCCGTTCTATGTATCCCCCAACAACCCCACTTCTTTCGCTCTAACTGCGTCGCTAAGTGGGAACATTTGTCGTTTGTCTTGTCACTCGCTGGCCAGCTCCCAATGTCCGATAAAATTGTCTCCATGCGTGTCGACCAAGAGGCGCAAGAGATAAAGTGTTTCACAAAAAATTCTAGGATGGTGACGTTCTCTTATGATACTCTGCACCTCATCGACGATCTGGGCGTTGAGGGATTACCCGCGCCGATCCACGAGGCCAAGAAAGAATATTTGGTGTTGGATTGGATCAATGTATATCGTGGAGGGAATCATCCGTATGATTACATTGAAGATGAGGACAGCGACTTCGTGAAAAAGATTTTATTCTACCCCAACCTCCGCATCACCGGCCAGCGGAACACTCGCAAAGATGCGTGTGCCCTCTCAATTATGACGGCGCCCCAATTAAAAAATATCAATTACTCGGAATCATATGTTCTGCTGAAGTCGAGGGAGATGATGAAGAACGCAGGAATGAAAGGGTCGAAGAATGGTACACAAGCCACCACTGGCAAACCAGCATACCTTTCCCTGAAGATAGAAACAATTCTCAGGGAAACCCACATTCTTCACAAGAACAAATATGACGATACAGATACAATTAAATTCATAAATGATCTTGACAATGATGACCCATTGCGTTATACTAAATATCTAGAACAATTTTTTAGGAAGTCCAAATGGAAGAGGAAAAATTAGAGGGAGTCAGAATCCTTCGCGACAAGCGGAAGTCTAAGAAGGGAAAGTATGCAGTTGGCGACTTTCACCTTGCTGGTGTCGTTCCTGTCACTGGCGCGAAGCTAGACTTCAACATGCCATGGCACGATTCATTGATGCCTGTCGGCCAGGACTATCTAGCAGTTGAGCATGCGGTGTACGAGTGTGCCTGTGCTGGCGTCTCCACCATTTGGATTGTATGCAAAGAAGGCACCACCCCGCTCATCCGCCATCGCTTGGGGGATTGGATCTTCGATCCCGTTGAGATTGACAGGATAGCTGGCAACCCCCGCTCAAAGATGAAGGATCACATTAGGCGCATCCCCATCTACTATGTGAAGCTCAAACCAATTGACTTTGAGCGCAGAGAGAGTTTGGGCTGGAGCGCACTGGTCGGAGCCATCACCTCCTTTCGGATGTCCTTCCGAGTATCCAAGTGGGTGATCCCTGATAAATACTTTGTTTCTTTCCCCTACGGAATTTATGATGCGGATGTTCTACGAACGAAGCGCCACATGCTGCGCTCCGATAGCTCTTATATAATTACCCACGACGACAAGTCAGTGGCCGATGGGTTGCACACCGCCTTCACTTTCGACCGCGATGTGTTTGTCTATGCCCGGCGGGAAGTAAGAAAATACAAAACAGGACTTGACGAGATTTTTAAATCTGTTATAATGGATGAGCCGAAACAAATTTCAGTCCCTTGGTATCACCAGATTGACACTTGGGAAAATTATAAGAACTACCTTGGCTCAGAAGACCAAGTAGAGAAACACAAGGAAGCAGCGAATGGAGTTGTCACATTTCAAAAGCGAATGGCTCAAAGATCTTACCGACTGGTCGGGGCTGACACTTGAGCGTGGAGATTTAGTGGAGATAGTTACTCCTCTGGATTACTCACGCCAACCAGATCGAGAAATCGGAATTGTATTAGGCGCTGATAAGTTGTGGGATTCCGCTATGATTTATGTAGGCGGCCAACGCCTCAGTATTGCACACTATCACTTAAGGAAGCTAGGATAGATTATGACCGAACGAGAAAATTCAAAAGTAAAGTACGTCGGGCTGCATGCCCACAGTGTGGCAGGTTCGCCATTCGATGCACTTGGTTATCCACAAGAACACATGGACTCAGCCTATCAAAATGGTATGGATGCATTGGCGCTCACCGATCATGGGAACATGAATGGCCTCGCGTATCAGGTACTCCACGCGAAGGAAATGCAGGCGAGTGGTAAGGATTTTAAGCCGATCTATGGGTGTGAAGCATATTTTGTACCCTCTTTACCAGAGTGGCGCGAAGAAAAGCAATTGGCCGAACTAGATAAGAAGAGGGCCAAGAGTGATGGAGAGGCTACCGGAACGACAGTCGAAGATGAAGCAGCAAGCAAAAGTGCTGTTAAAGATATTCTGTCTCGGCGTAGTCATCTTATTCTGCTGGTTCGTAATCAGAAGGGGCTGAACAATCTTTTCAAGATGGTTTCGGAATCTTACACTCCCAAAAACTTCTATCGCTATCCTCGCATCGACTTCGAAATGTTGGAGAAATATGGCGAAGGGATTATTGTAGCAAGCGCCTGCATGGGTGGTGTATTTGCCGGTGATTATTGGGCCAACCGAGGAGAGGGCGAAGATGCAGTTTTCGCCGCTATGCGTAAGACCGCCAGCCGCTTCAAAGAAATCTTCGGAGATAATTTTTACGGAGAAGTACAATGGAACGCTATCCCCGATCAACATGCTATTAATAAATTTGTTATTAAGGTATGCGCCGAGTTTGATATTCAACTTGTCTCGACTTCAGATAGTCACTACCCAGATAAGAAATCGTGGAAAGACCGGGAACTCTATCGAAAGCTGGGATGGTTGCGTAAGGGCCTCGCCGAAGCGACGTTGCCCGACACCATCGATGAGACTCGGTGTGAACTCTACCCCAAGAACGGTGACGAGATGCTCGAAGCATATCGCAAATACTCTCAGCCAGACAACTGGTCTTACCGAGAGAAAGACACACCGCTATTTCCTAAAGGCGTGGAGTATGATGAGAAATTAATCTTGGACAGCATCGAGCGCACGTATGAAATTGCCCACGAAAAGATTGAGTCTTTCTTTCCCGACAACACGGTGCGACTTCCTGATTTCGTTGTACCAGAAGGTATGACTGCAGACGACGCTTTGATGGGCTTCACCCGCGATGGTCTTGCAAAGCGTGGCCTCACCGGAAAGAAAAATTACGAGGAGAGAATTGAACAAGAGTTTGATGTTATCAGCTCCAGAGGTTTTAGTAAATACTTTTTGACTATGAGAGCTATTTCAGACAAGGCACAAGAGGCGCAGCTTGTGGGTGCAGGACGAGGGTCAGCCGCAGGCTCACTCATTGCTTATTGTCTTAACATCACGCAAATTGATCCCATCAAATACAACCTCCAGTTCGAGAGATTCTTACGGAAGGATACAGTAGACTACCCTGATATTGATTATGATGTGGCCGATCCAATGGAACTAAAAGATATGTTCATTAAGGAGTGGGGAGACAACGTTGTGGTTCCCATCTCTAACTGGAACACTCTCCAATTGAGATCACTCATCAAAGACATCTCCAAATTTTACAACATCGACTTCGCTGAGGCCAATGGGGTTACAAGTAAAATGATCCACGAGGCAACACCCAGAGCGAAGGAAGCTAATGGAATTGCTGCAGGTGTATACGCCCCAACCTTTGAAGAGGTATTAGAATATTCAGATAGTCTCAAGGCTTTCTTGAACAAATACCCTCAAGTAAAGACGCATGTGTTGAGAATCTTTGGGAGTACGCGAAGCTGTTCACGCCACGCTGGTGGAATTTTGGTGGGCGAGAACCTCGACCATCACATGCCCCTCATCTCATCCGGTGGTGTCCGGCAGACACCGTGGAGTGAGGGACAGAACGTGCGTCACTTGGAGCCCATGGGTTTTATTAAGTTTGATATCTTGGGACTCGCTTCACTTCGCATGATTGAGGGAGCGATACGTCACATCCTAATAAGGAAGCATGATATACCGGAACCCACTTTCGCGCAGGTAAAAGCGTATTACGAGAAACACCTTCACCCAGATACAATTGACTTTGATGATCAGAAAGTATGGAAGAACATATTCCAGAAAGGAAAGTGGGCTGGCGTTTTTCAATTCACTCAAGATGGGGCACAAAAATTCTGCAAAGATACGAAGCCCACAAGTCTTGCAGATCTGTCAGCCATCACTGCGATCTATCGACCGGGCCCTCTGTCTGCAGGTGTTGCCAAACGTTATGCGAAGGCAATAAAGAATCCAGAAGAAATTGAATATGGCCATCCGGTTATCAAAGAGTGCCTTGAAGAAACTTATGGCTTCATTATTTTCCAAGAGCAGCTGGCTTTGTTGGCGCACAAACTTGGTCGTGATATATCTTTGGACGAGGGGAATGCCCTTCGCAAGCTCTTAACCAAAAAAGGAACAGGCAAGGGCGCAAAAGAATTAGAAAAGATCCGACTTAAGTTTGTCGACGGATGTGTCGACAAGGGAATTACTGAGCAACAAGCAATGGAATTGTGGGAGAAGATGGAATTCTTCTCAGGCTATGGCTTCAACGCATCACATGCGGTTTCTTATGCTACGCTATCTTATCAGTGTGCTCATCTGCTCAACTATTATCCAGTTGAATGGATGGCAGCATTTCTCGACAAAGAGCCCGAAGGACGAAAAGAGGCGGCAATCAATGTCGCAAAGAGTTTGGGCTTTGGCATTGAGAAGTTAAACGTCAACACATCTGGAAGGGTATGGGAAATATCGGATGATGGCCACGCGCTCATTCAACCCCTCACCTCCATCAAGGGACTTGGTGAGTCGGCAATTGAGCAAATCTTCAATGGCCGCCCCTTCCACAAAATTGAGGACTTTCTCTTCAACGAGGACATGGTGTACAGCAAACTCAACAAGAAAGCTCTTGATGTTTTGGTGAGAAGCCAAGCATTGAATTGCCTGATGGATGATCGATTCACTGGCCTCAAACATTACTGGTCAGCGGTGGCAGTCGAACGCCCCCGGAAAGAGAAAGACTTAGAGGATAATATTGAGATGTACGCACCGGAGGGAGACTTCGCCATCGAGGAGAAGATTGAATATCTGGCCAGCCTAACTGGGGTGTTCCCAATTCATCTTGTCGTTGATGAGCCCATCCAACAAAGGCTAAAGGAATACTGCGTACCAGCAATTTCAGACTACGACCCCGACTTGAACTTGGTGTGGTTTGTCCCACGAAAAGTGACGGCACGAAAGACCAAGAACGACAAGACCTATTGGGTTATCGAGGTGGTGGATGAAAACAGTGTCCTCACACACATTAAGTGCTGGGGAGTTAAAGAGCATAGAGATAGAATTCAAATCAACCGGCCTTACATGGCGAAGTTAGATTTCAGCGAGCAGTGGGGATTCTCCACACGCAGCATATATCATAACTTCAGGGTTTTAGGATGACGGGAGAGAAAAAGAAAAGAAAATTTAATTCAGTTGTGGTGATACACAACACGAAGCTCAAGATCGAGGAGCGCCGTACCCTTCGGGGAGCCGAAGAAACCGATGCTGCCTGTGAGGAATTGAACGAGAAATATAAAGATAGCGAGTATGAAGTTATCGTTACCTACGGCGGTCCATTCGATGTTTTGAATTGGATGATGCTGCGGGAATTAGAGAAGACAGAAATCAACTAAGGAGAAATTATGATTTTAGAATTTTGCAGAGTTAGAGAGAGTGCCTTCCCTCCAGAGAGGGCCAACCCATCAGACGCAGGACTAGACCTGTACTTCAACCCAGAGCCGGAAGGCTTCCTTCCTCACCCCGATAATGATTCGATTGTCATTGAGCCAGGAGAGAGCAAGCTACTGGCCACAGGCTATCGGTTTGGTGTACCTCATGGATATATGATTGAGATCAAGAACAGATCCAGTATTGCAGCCAAGCGCAGCCTCATTGTTGGTGCTTGCGTGGTGGACAGCGGGTACGACGGAGAGGTGTTTGTCAACCTTCACAACATTGGCAAGAAGCCCCAGACAATTATCCCAAAGGATAAGATTGCCCAAGCAGTCATGGTTCCAGTGGTTCACTTTCGAGCGTTGGAGACTAATACAGGCAACCTTTATAATTGGTATCCCATCACAATTAGCGACCGAGGCGCGGGATCTTTAGGCTCTACAGACACGCCTACCTCGGCGAAGGAGCAAAAGGATTTGCTGCAGAAGAAGTATAATGAACTCAAGGAGGCTCGAAATGAGAAAGCATGATATGGAAACGCTGTTTAGCAGCAAGAGTTTGGAGTGGTCCACACCACACAGTTTCTTTCAGGAGCTAGACAAAGAATTTTCTTTTGATCTTGATCCCTGCGCCCAGAGCCACAACGCGGTGTGCTCAAAATATTTCACCCCCGAAGATGATGGCCTCATCCAAGATTGGTCAGGCCATACCGCATTCGTTAACCCCCCTTATGGCCGAGCCATCGGCCTGTGGGTTAAGAAGGCATACCAATCGGCCCAGGCCAAAGGCACCACCGTTGTGATGCTCATCCCGGCTCGAACGGATACGCGCTATTGGCACGACTATGTGATGAAGGCCGATGAGATTAGGCTCATCAAAGGGCGCCTGAAGTTCGGCGGCGGAAGAAATTCTGCTCCCTTCCCATCGGCTGTTGTTATTTTTGGAACCTCAGAGTCAGGTGCCCCAGGCGTACCGTTATTGACGGCGATGTAGGAGTGAGTATGGTTAGGAAATTAAAGAACAAGAAGAAACATAAGCAAATCCAAAAGGATGTGGAGGAGAAAATGGGTCTCTTCGATCAATTGCCTGAAGAGTGCCTTGCATGCGAGGAGCCGTTCGACCGCCAGAATAGAGAACAGGTGATGAGCTGGAGCGTGGTCGTGCGCCATGACCCCGAAACAGTTCGTTTGTACTGTCCCGACTGCTGGTCAAAGGCCCAGGAATTGGTGAAGGATTTCGACCAGCGCCTTCGGGATCGGGCAACACCGAATGTCTAAAATTCCGGGAGAAAAAATTGAAGAGTATGGCCAACTTAATCGTCGGGTGTACCCAACACTTTATTATGATAGCACCGATACCGTGTATGTGAATCTCATCATGAAGCTGGAGTATGAAAAACTAACCAAGACAGAATTTTTTCGGGCCTTGGTTGGCGGCTTCATCGGAGACAACAAGCACCTCACTGCTTTCTTCGAGGAATATAAAGAGACTAAACAAATTGATAATAAAAGGAATAGAAAAATGATAAGGAAAGAACGAGAAGAGGCAGACGATGTAGACCGTCGGTTTGCATTATCCCCAGAAGATATCGAGAACATCTTCGACTTGATTGAGTTGGAGGAATACGATGTCTGATTTGCTTAATGTGTTTCTGGATGCCCCTACCGTTGAGCCAAGATGTATGACAGCGTGTAAAAGGAGCAAAGTTTCTTGCCCTAACTCGGAGTGTAAACACTGGATTGATTATGAAGAGGATCTTAATTGCACTTTGGTGGCTGTGGATAAACACGAAGGAGGGCTCACCCTCAGAGAAATTGGCGAAAGACTTCGCATAAGTTTTGTTCGGGTGTGTCAAATTGAAAAGGCCGCTGTTCAAAAATTAAAGAAACGTATTGAAAAACCGCTTTCGGCTAAATAAAAGGGGTTTTTGCAAAGACCCACACTATTTATAATAGTTATTCTGCAGTTTGCAGAGTAAATCTTGAAAAAATCGATTTAAACATCAAGAGGAGATAGTATACTATGAGTAACAAGAAACTTTTAAACGAATCAACTGTTCGTCGTTTCATGGGATTAGCTAACCTCGCTCCACTTTCAGAATCCTTCTTGGAATCACAAGTGAGCGAAGAAGAAGTTAATGAAGAGGAAGTGAAAGAAGGCGATGAGGTTGTTAAAGAAGCAGACTCTGTTGAAGAAGCAGAGACCGTTGAAGAAGGTGGTACTGCCAAGCGTACTGAAAACGCAGCAAAAGGCCCCGAACGAGGTATGAACCTCACTGATCGCGTTCATGAAGGCGAAGATGCGGTTGAAGAAGCCGACGCCAAAAATGAAAACCTTCGCATCGCTGAAGATGACGAAGAAGATGAAGAATGGGGCGGAAACAAGGGCGATGAGTCCGAAACCGATCCTGGCCATCTCGACTATGAAGGCGGTGACGAAGAAGTTGCCATGGATGCCGACATTGAAGACATGGCTGCTGACGCTGAAGCTGGCGCCGACGAAGGTGACTTGGCCACACGCGCCAAAGCAATTCTTGACGACCTCGCAGCTCTTCTGAATCAAGCTACTGGAACCGAAATGGTGACGGTGAGCGACACTGAAGAAGAAGCGGGAATGGAAGAGCCTTTACCTGAGCCCATGGCCGGCGGCGAAGAAGAAGTCATGATTGACGACGAAGAAGAAGTCGAAATGGCCGAAGCTAAGGTTGCCGAAGGCGGAGCCAAAAAAGGCGACCAGTCCAAGAGCCGCGAAGACTATGAGGGGACGAATGAGTCCAAGAAAAAGAAAAGCTCAGTCGACGCTTTAGTTGCTGAAATTACTTCTAAAGTAATCAGCCGCTTGAATAAGTAATACTTGTTCGAAAACACTTTACAAAAACACTGCTATGTTGTATAATGACAGAGCAGTGTTTTTTTGTATGGAGTGAAATATGACATTGGTATATATAGTTATAGCGTTTTTGGCAGGGATCTTTTTTCATAAGGTGTATAGCGCCTTGGCAATTATCTTTGGATTGAAGAGCCATCTCTTACAGGTGGTAGAGAACGAGATCCTCACCTTCACGGTGAAGATGTACACACGCATGATCATGAGCTTGGAAGCTGGCTACATGGCCATGGAGATTACCGGGATAGATGAGCAGAAGATCAAAGTTCTCCGCAACGAGGATGAACATGACTTGCGGGAATGGAGAAAACAAATCATTCAAACATTTATTGAATCCTATCCCGAAGTGTACAAACCCTACCTAAATATCGAAAACTGGGACGACGCAATGGCCCAACTCGCGGCATACAACAATTTGTCAACAGAGGAGACACAACATGAAGCTGTTGATGACAATCCTTGAAGCTATCCTGGGATTAATTTTCGGGAGAAAAACGAGAAGAAGAGAAAAAATTATGACTCCCTCTGCTCCATTCTACGAGGAGCTGGAGAAACTCAACCAACAAAGGCTTGGAGTGGATCGGGATGGGAATGAGATATTCACCACTGCAGATCTGCCAGATGATGAGTTGGAACTCGCCAGAGAGCAATTTGAAATTGACAACATTGACAAGAAGATAATTTGTAATGACGTAGAGGTGACAATTGATTGGGAAGACACCATTTTATGGACATCCCCAGGAGCCCTGATGTGCAAGTCAAATCAATATAAGTCTGTCAGCGGCAACCGCATGTCATCGATTGACAAAATTGTGGTTCATTGGGATGGGTGCTTAAGCTCAACTCAGTGTGCAAAAATCTTGGGACAACGAGGGCTCTCTGCCCACTTCTGCATCGACAATGACGGCACCATCCACCAGCTCATGGACACCAACCATGTTGCATGGCATGCACGAGGCGTCAACTCTAAGAGTATTGGCATTGAGATCAGCAACGCTGTTTATAAAGAATACATTGATAGATATGATCCGCCCCGACCAATGTTCCCCAAGAGCACACTACACGGAAAACCTTTCCCGACCCACATGGATTTCTACGAGGTTCAGGTCGAGGCCCTTAAAGAGCTATTAAAATCGCTGTGCAAGTTCTATAATGTACCTTTAGAATACCCAAACCAAAATGGCGAACTAATTAAGAACGTAATTAAGTCGTCTGCGTTTAAGGGGGTGATATGTCACTACCATGTAACGGAGAATAAAGTTGATCCTGCGTGTCTGGATTTAGCAAAAGTTATCAAGGAGATCAAAGATGAAATATAATGACTGGTTAGCAGAAGAAGTAATGAAAGCCCTGCAGGAGATGGGCTCCAAAATGGGCCAAATAGCCTATACCAGAGGCGGCGCCGAAACATCGGGAGTCTCAATTTATGGTGATGACACCGATGAACTCAGCTTTAAAGGAAAAGACCCCGACAAAAATCCAAGCATTCATGCGGAGGCCAAGAAAGAAAAACCTATGGTAAAGGCCAAGAAGGGGGAGGAGAAGGCAATTCCTTTTTCAATCCCCAAACTTGTTCCCACCGAAGCATGGGGAGATCCCTCTTCCACATCACGCGGTGAAGTCTATAAATTCTTTTCTAAGTTCCCCGGTAAGACCCTCAAGGGAAAGATCAATCACATTAATAACATTGCTTATAATCGACGAGAAGTTCGATCAACCGCAAAGATTCTATCAACGCTCGTATTCTTCGACTCCTTATCTTCAGTTGTGAAAGACTTCACAGCTTCCAGCGCAGGCTTTGTGTTTGAAGGATTCTTGGCAGCACTCCTTAACGGAAGTCAGGAAGTGGAACGAAGCGCAGGCGGAACTCTCGACATTACCGATCTTCGGGCCATCCAAACCAGGGAACCGGAAACGGGTAAAATGGTGGGAGGATATCCCATTAGTTTAAAATTGTTGACCAAGGGCGGCACCCAGATTAAGGGAAGTTATGCCAACCTTGTGGGAACGTTGGCCGAAGGCGATGACCAGAGTTTATTATATGTCGTGGTGGCTAAGGATAAGTCTGAAAAGGCTGACATTTTGGAGTTTCATGAATTTACCATTGATTCCACGAGCTTCATGAACATCATGGAAACAAACAAAGACAACAAAGCATTGTTGCGACTTAATAAAGAAATTCTAAATGACGAATTGTTTATCAGTGCGCTAAAGGAAGCGGGGATAAAGCGCAAAGAGGCCGCAGCCTACTGGCGGGATAAAGAGACTTATCTCGATGTCCCCCAATCGATTGGAGTGTTGCGTGACGTAATTGAAAGAGCCAACTATAATACGCAAGACTATTTCAGCCTTATAAGATATACTATTGGGTATTATAAGAAGCATGGCGCAGGTTTACGCGGCAAGGCGCCAGAACTCCCCACCGAGGAGCCTGAAGATGAACTGGTACAGGAGAGCCGCGAGCCCAGAGAAAGGTGTTTCTTGACGGAGCGCATAGCCAGAGGCCCATTGGGGGTTCTCATGGAGGGAGAGGAGGGAACTCAATTCCACATCACTCAATCTAAAATGAAAGGCTTGGAAGGAAATTATGAAGCCACGGGTGTTCTCGATGTAAGTCCCGAATTTATCAAGCAGATTGTGGAAAATTACGCCGTTAAGATTGAAACGCAGCTCAAAGGGGTGTATGATAACCTCAAAACACTCACAGATAATGTTAATGAATATTTTTTATCTACCGCAGCAGCACGTCGCACCAAGTTCGCCGATGCAGCGGTGGAATCCGCCAAGGAAACCAAAGGTCACGCCGATGAGCTTGCCACCCAAGCTTTAGTTGATGACGATGCTCAATAAAAACACTTTACAAATTTCATAAAGTGGTTATAATATATATAGGTATTAACTTTAGCGGGAGTTTTAATGAAAAAATATAACAACGGCAATGAGCTGGCCGAGAAGATCTTGTCTGGCGTCAATAAGCTTGCCGATAATGTAGCATCTACGTTGGGGCCGGGAGGCAGAAATGTAATCCTCCATCAGAAGGGTGCCAATCCAATCATCACAAAAGATGGGGTCACTGTTGCCAAGTTCGTTCACTTCGATGATCCCTTCGAGAACGCGGCTGCTCAGATTATTAAACAGTCGGCGGAGAAAACGAATTCAATTGCTGGCGATGGTACAACCACCGCTACTGTCTTGGCGAGAGCCATCCTCACAAATGCTCAGAAGTATTTGAAAGCAGGGTCAAACCCTGTCGAGCTCAAGCGCGGTATCGATGTGGCTGTGGACAAGGTGGTCGAAGCGGTCAGCGACATGGCCAAGCCAATTGCCAGCGAAGATGACATCAAAAACATTGCAACCATCTCAGCTAATGGTGATACCACCATCGGCGCTTTGGTTGCGAAGGCTGTAGACTTGGTGGGCAAAGACGGAGCCATCACCATCCAAGAGGCTCGCTCTCATGAGACAACCCTTGACGTAGTGGAGGGGTTCAGGTTCGACAGCGGCATTTGTGCATCGGCTTTTGTTAACGACGAGCGACGAGGCTTGTCTAACCAAGAGGATGCTTTTATTCTGGTGACGGACTCCACAATTGAAACCGTCGAGGAAATTTTTCCTATCCTTGAGGTCGCCGCAAGGGAGACCCGACCTCTAACAATTGTTGCAGAGAATATTGAGGGCCAAGCTTTGGCCGCACTCATTATGAACGCAGTTCGTGGAACAATGAAGGTGGCGGCAATCAAAGCTCCTCGCTACGGAGAAGAACGCCGCAACATCCTGAAGGACTTGGCCATCTCCGTTGGAGCCACATACATCTCCCGCGAAAGCGGCATGCGCCTACAAGAAGCCAAGCTGGAACACTTGGGCCGAGCCAAGACCATCGAGGCCACCAAGTATAACACCACAATTGTCGGCGGCTTGGGAGATCAAGCAGAAATTGATAAACGCATTGAGCTCTTGAAGGCGGAGCTAGCTTCTGCTGAAGATTTGCGGGAGTGTGAAAAAATACAAGAAAGAATTACAAGACTATCCAGCGGTATTGCCATTATTAATGTCGGTGGTGCCACAGAAGTCGAAATGATTGAGAAAAAACACCGCATAGAAGATGCTTTATCGGCTGTAGACTCCGCCCAAATGGAAGGGATAGTCCCAGGTGGGGGCACCGCCCTCGTCAACTCTACTGAAGTCCTGAAGAACCTCAAGGGGAAATTGCTGAACGAAGATCAGCGTCTTGGTGCAGAGATTGTAAAGAAAGCAATTGAAGAACCACTGAAGACGATGGTAAGAAACGCAGGCCAATCTCCAGATGTGGTGCTGGCCAAAGTACAATCATTCTCCTCAGATACTCGTGGATACAACGTGGCCACTGGCAAGTTTGAAGACTTGATTAAAGCTGGTGTGCTAGATCCAGCCAAGGTAACAAAGAGTGCCCTGCGAAACGCAGCATCCGCATCTTCTGTTTTATTAACTGCCGACTTTGCAATTGTTGAGAGCGAAGCTTAACAAAGAGACTACTTATTCTTGTGAATAAGGAGTGAAATTTTATGGACGACAATCAATATCAATTGTTAGCTACTGAAGTTAAAGCATCCCTTGACATTCTATCTGTAAAGATGGATGATTTAAAGGAGAAGCAAGAGGAAGTTGCTAACATTATCAACAAGGTAGAGAAATCTCTCTACGCACCCGATGAGGGAATTTATGCTCGTATCCGCGACTTGGAACAGTGGAAGAAAAGTGCCTCTCGAATGATGTGGATGTTGATGACAGTCACAGTTGGGATGTTAGCTTCCTTTATTAAGTCGGGCGTCGAGAGTTTATTGCAATAGGAGTATTTATGAGCGACGAAAATGAAATTCCCAGCCGCGTTTCTATTACTTATAGCGTAGATTTGGTAGAGGTGCCTGACCGAGTTAAAATTTTATTAAATGAGCTTGCTAATTCATTCGGGGGCATCGCAAAGTTGTCCCGCGATGCCGGAAATGAGGTTATTGATAAACCCGTGGAGGGAACAAAATCTCTCGTGGAACTTAAGACCCTCATAAGTAAAACAGCCCTCCGTGTGGAGGATTGTATTGAAATTATGATTGGATACATTAAAATTCTTCAAGAGCATACCCCTCCTCAAGAAGCTCCGGCACCGGAGGAAACACCGAAGAAGAAAAAGAAGAAGACCACCAAAAAGAAAACCACCAACAAGAAGAAAGAAGAGGATTGAAATGATTCTCCAATGCAAATTAAGGGAAATTCCAAAGAATTCTTTTAACTTGTCCAGCTCCCCAGACAAAAAACTTGGAAGATACCTACACTCAGTGTTTAGTGTGGAGGGGTTTGGCACAACTCGATGGCTTGTGGGGTGCTATATTGATATAGATCACAGAATTCATGCACAACAGCTGGGCGAGCAAGAGTTTGTGCAGGCTTGCATCAATTATCTTAATACGCCACCACCTCGTAAAAAATTTGAGAGAAAACTTACTCAACCCCTCTATGGTAATCTGGAACTTTATGATTATAAACTCAAAGAAAGTCCAGGAAACGGAAATCCTTTTATGGAACTCTTGCTAGTTACCGACGAGCAGAAGAACGAGAACTTCTGGGGAGAGGGAATTAACTTTGACCACGGAAGAAAAAGACGACGACATTCAGAAAATAAGAAAGTTTTTAGAAGAAAACAACATTAGTCTGGTGTACACCGATGCCGATGAGAATTATATTGACTTCATCGACGACCGTATTATCGTTTCGCGTCAACAGCCCAAGAAAGAGATCGTTTATACAATTCTTCATGAGATAGGTCATTACTTTTGCGACTTTTTCGTTGATGAGGAGACTCACACCACCCGCGTGATCGAAGAGGTCTTGGCCTGGGATGTTGGCCGGGACGTAGCTCACGCCCTTCATATCGACATCGACGAAGCGGTGTGGAAAAGTCTGATGGTATCCAGTATTCAGAAGTACATTGAAAAATGATTTTTTCCTTACGTCACTTTCATTTCTAATTACCTATAAGGTATGGAAAACAAACTGTATATTAAAGTCAAGTGTTCAATTTGTCGAGGTGATAAACCCTTTTCGTGCCACTATTGCGATTCGTTGGGAGAATCCTTCATTGAGGCTTCTCATAAAACCATTTGCCGAATTGCCGAGGCCATCCTACCGCCAGATGTTTTAGCAACTTTTGGACGCGGAGAAGAAGATGTTTGAAAAAAAGTTTGAGAAAGATGCGTTGCTGGAGGAGGCATACAAAGCATATTCGGACATCCTCGAAAACGCCATAAAGTCTGGCAGGATTGATGATCCGTTCCGCATGGTTGCCTTCTTCCTCGGCCTTAACCTAGCGGAAAATATAATGTATCAGAAGCTCGTCGATACTGGATGTACCATTGAAAGTATTGAGAAATCCAAGCATAAAATTGAAGGGATGTCCCGCGATATTATTGCCGCAGTTAAGGGGAAGATGGTCTCCCCCGGCACCGACGAGAAAATTTAATAAAATGGTTGCAAGATCTTTCAGATTATGATATAATTACATATATGACTAGAAAAGCTTTTATAGGGCTCTTACTCGTTATTTTACCCTTCGCCGGGTGTGAGAGCTGCGAAGAAAAATTAAGTAAAGTATGCCCGCCGCCGCAAGACTGCGCCGTTGACAGTGATGGCTTTGTGCGAGTGGGAAAGAGTGAGCTTAAATTTTACCCTGTGATGGGGGAGTGTTCGCTTGGTCGCACCACTTGCGACGAAGACTTAAATATAATCTGCGAGGGATATACACAACCAATCCTCGAAGAGTGTAATGACAAGGACGACGATTGCGACGGTCTTATTGATAATGACCTGTCTTGGGATGCCGATGAAGATGGTGTGAACTCCCTTAGTTCGTGCCTCAATCCTGGTGACTGTGACGACACCAATCCAGAAATATATCCTGACCATACCGAAATTTGCGATGGCATTGATAACAATTGTGACGGCAAGATAGATGATATAGATGCTGTGGATTGTTGGACGGGCTCGGATGATGTCATTTTTTCTGCCACCACCCAATGTAAGATGGGAATTATGGAGTGCATCCATGGAGCCATGACAAATTGCCAAGGTCAAATCCTCGACGAGCCAGAGTCCTGCGATGGTTATGATAATGATTGTGATGGCCTTATCGACGAAGATCCAGTGGAGCTGCAAACCCTCCACCAAAGAGTGTGCGGCTATAATGATCGCGGCCTCTGCTCCTATGGAATGAACTACTGTGTGGGAGGGGACATCAAATGTTTTGACGCGGTGATGCCTGAGAATGAAGTCTGCAATGACCTCGATGACAATTGTAATGGTATCGTCGATGAGAATATTTACCAGCCATGTGAGACAATCTGTGGCGTTGGTGTAGAAATGTGTCAAGGTGGCAGCTGGGTTAATTGCAACGCCCCTGAGCCGCAAGTTGAACTATGTGATTACATCGATAATGATTGCGATGGCGTCGTCGATGAGGGATGTTTATGCGTGATGGACGACACTCAAGTCTGCCGCGAGAACATCTACGATTCGGACGGCAACCTCCTGAACTGTGGCTACGGCATTCAGGTTTGCGATATGTTCGGAGTCTGGGGGCCATGCATCTACCAAGGTATTGAGCCAGAGATCTGTGACAACTGGGATAACGATTGCGACGGAACCATCGATATGATTGTGGCCATGTGCGGCAACAACCCCAGCCTTCATGGGGTAGGCGAATGTATGCTTGGCACCACCACTTGTGAAGTTGGCGAGTGGGGCGAGTGTGTAGGTGAGATAGAGCCGACCGAAGAAATTTGTGATATGCTCGACAACGATTGTGACGGAGAAATAGACGAAGACCTAAACGCTCACGACAAGGTTGATATGTTATTTATTATAGACATCTCAGGTTCGATGTGCCCATACATCCAAGCACTCTACGAGGGTATCACTGCTTATGTAGCTGACTTCCAAGATTCGGAGCATCGCTTTGGATTGGTGGTTCATCCCATGCGACATCAATATGCGATGCCCGAACTGCTCACACCCACCATGATGATAGATGCCGCATCTTTTCAAGCTCTCTTGGGAGGTCTTGAGTGTAATGGTGGAGGGGCTGAACCTACGACTGACGTGGTTCTGGCGACGGTTGACCCAGTGAACCCCATCGGCATCCCTTGGAGAAGCGATGCCTTCCCTTATGTAATTAGTATCAGCGATGAAGGCCCTCAAAGTATGGGGGGGAATTACAACACACCTTCTGATATCGCCCCATTAGCCTCCATCTGCCAAATAGCAGGCTGCGAACCCGGTGATTCAGTGGAGATATTTTTTATTGATGCCGCCAATTATCTAAGCTCATGGGGGCCAGCGTGTGGGAATGATCCCGACAGACTTATTAGTATCGACCCAGCTTCTGGCGCTCGGTACACTCAAATTTTGCAAGGCATTTTCGAAGATGTGTGTTTCTAGCTACATTAAATAAATTAAACCTTTGAAATACCCTGAGCTATTTACTGGTATGGAAAGGAAAGACATTCAGGTGGGAGATTTAGTGTGTTTTGATGGCGACGAAGGCGACCTCATTCTTGGTGTTGGCCTCGTTATGGACACAAAGGGCGACATGGATGATATTGCCGACTTAGACAGTGCCATTAGAAATTTCTATGATGATGATGAGTATTGGAAAATATCCACCGCACTACCGGACGCTCCAATGATTTTGGTACTCTGGTCAAGAACTGCACAAGAAAACGAGAACTTTGATCTTTACAAAATGGATAAATTGAGTTATTCTTTTATATGGGTATATCCCACCGAGGTCAAAGTGATCTCTTCGTTAGGAAAGAAAAATGGAAAAAGAAAATAAATTAGGTATAGACAGAAAGCAAATGAATGCCCTTCAGTTGATGGCGCTTATAGCAATCCTCCTTGCTTTTTTCACTGGAGATAAAACCCTCTTTGCTGTTGCGATGTTCACCATGTGTGGATTAAAAACGATTGCAATGGTGGTGTTTGAGGACAGTAAGGAGGCTATTTTCGCAGCTCTCTATGCGGGTTTCGCAATTCTGTTCTTTTTGGACTTGTAGAGCATAATTACTATTATGAGAAAGTTTGGCATGATGTTAATTCTTGTGTGTTTCCCGCTGGCCATACCCGCCAGTAGCACAGAGATAGGTTCGCTTTGGGAACCAGCCGGACTGTTCCACAAACAAATAACGAACAAGACATGCTCGTCGGTACCCGCAGAAAAGCTTGCCCGCGTTCCGGGATATCAATTTACCTATCAGGAGACTGATGATTGTGACTATTTTTACCCTTCTCACACTTCGCTGGCTCTTCATGTTTTTTATGTAGAGTGGGTGAACAAATTTCGAGATGACGACGGAAGAATGCTGCAGGCTCTAAACAATTTGCATATTGAATATGGGACATGGCAGCGGAGGATGTCGAGAGTATACAGTATTGACGGCGAGTTTCGCCCCAATTCCACTGTGATCAATGGACTCACTGGTAATGGCGGGAAATATATTTTTGTTTGGATTGGCAAAGGCACCCACCCCCGACTGTATAAAACATCCTTTGTCCATGAACTTGTGCATGTTGCCATCTATGCAGCGAACTTTGGTAAGCATGGCGATCCTGATCACGAGGGTCCAAAGTTTAAAGGGTGGAGTACGATGCACACGAAATTCATCACAGACACTAACGAAGTCCTGGAAAGTATGGACTTATAAGGAGATGAGAAAATGCAGAAAAATCTTGTTGCAGGAGTAAACGCTGCCTTGGCCGCAGAAGGCACTCAAAAACAAAAACAAAGGCCCCCAAGTGACACGCTTAGGCCACACGTTGCGAAGCTAGAAGAGGACATCGCACAACTAAAGGATGAGAATTCTAAATTTGCTGATGTGATGGAAGAAATAAAGAAAGAGAACGAAGAACTTAAAAGTAAAATTGATCAGCTATTGGCTGCAAAGCCTTCCAAGCCTGCTGCCAAGAAGAAACGCAGCAACAAAAAGAAAGCTTAGAGATTATGAACATAAATGAATGGAGAACCATGACAATGAGTACGAAGACTGACCTTCATGAGAAAACATCTGTGGCCAAAGAAAAGCAGAGAGCCGCAAGGGGAGCCACCGATCAGGTCGATGGTGCTTGGGATCTTATTGTAGAAGAATTTATCGCTAACGTATATGGCGCAGCTGACATGGGGGAAACTAAATATTTCTTAGATATGAAGAACCGCAACCAGCAAACGATCTTAAAGGTTTCCGCCGAAGTTAAAGAAAGACTTGGCGACGTGCTGGTGATTGTTTCTCCTCGTGGTATCGAGGCAAATTGGGAAGTAAGCGAATAGGAAAGATCATGCAATTTGAGATGGGCGAACTTGTCGCTGGGTGTAAACCCTGGAATAAGAACACAAAACTGGGAGTAATCATTGAAAAAGCCACCCCTCAAGCCCATAGCAGGGATCGCTCTGCTTATCGGGTCTTTTGGGTGTCAGATCCCGGCTCCGAAAAAAGCACGTTTATCACCTGGGAGGTGGTTGGCTCCCTCGTCAAGCTACCGGGAGAAGAAAACACTTGACAAAAATTAATAAAGATCATATAATGAGGATCAATGTAGAAAAAATAGCCCACGAACCGGGCCACTGGCTCTCACCACCGCGTAACGGCTTGATAATACTGGAAAGTGCCATATTTGAATCCCTCTTTAGTTACATCGCTATGGCCTCAGAGAGTGCCAAAATTGAAAGCCAATATGACATCGGGCCAGAAAAGATAATGAATGAGTTAATGAAACAAGCAGAATTAGAAGTAATTGATGCCCTTATTAAAGCCTATAACAGAAGGAGAACCTCAAATGGAAAAAAATAGGATAGACCAACTCATTGAGTCCAAAGAAAACCAAGAAGATGCTAAAGATATTCCCTTTTTGAAATCCCTTCAAAGTTGGTTTGAGAAAACCGGGAAGCTATCGGAGAAACAAGTCAAGGCGTTCGAGAAGATAGAGTATTTAAATTCTCCAGAGGGCAAACGAGATGTGGCATTGTGGGCCGAAGAATACCCGCGCCTGCACAAAGAAAGGGCTCTCGTCTGTGCGCGTTACTATTTGGCGAACCCCCCTTACTTTAGTGACATAGCCCAACTTATCCTCACCCTCCCTGACTATATCCCAACGCGCAACCAATTCAGAGCAATGTGCGAGAACAAATTTACCACCAAGGTATGGAAAGAATATAATCGGGAACCCCTCTATCAGAAGGGGGATATTGTGCAGGTACGCGATGCCCGAACCCTTCCCTATAACCTCGCGTTCATGCGAAAGAAATTATGTGTGGTGGTGGAAAATAAAGTTCCCACCATTGCAACCCACGCTCAAGGAGCAAAGGTATACCGCTTGTTACCTTTTGGCTCAACCTCAGTGGTTGATTGCCAAGAGAGACACGTCAAGGCTTTTAAAAATAAGGCTTGACACGCACAATTATGTGTGATATTATAGGACAAAGGAGAAAATTATGAAAGCTCTAAGTAAAGAAAACATGGCCGCATTTCGTGATGCTGGCATGGCTACCTTGAATAAGGGTGCCGATATTGCTTTTAAGACAGCTGTAGTTGTCTTGACGCTTCGTTTCATGGGCATCCTGCAGTAAGGCATGTAAAAAGTGAACGGTTTTTTGGAAATAGGAGATCTGGTTCGCATGTGCGGCATGAACGAGCCCTGGGCCGTCGATCCTGATAGCATCGATTGGTGCTATGGGATATTTGTGGGAGTAAGAGAAAATCCCCAGGCGTTCATGGAGAAGCAGGATCTTGTTGTCTATAATGGCACACCTATGTTGTTCGATCATTATTGGTATAAGGAAAAAATTGCATAATGACCACCAAAGAAGAATGTGAACTTTTTAATAAAATGATAGCTCACCACCTAAAGAGTCTGGAGACATCCAGATCGGAGGACTCTAAATTATATCATCGAGAGATGTACACAGTGGCCAAGAAAACCCTCTGGGAATTAAGCCCCAACGCTCAAGAGTGGGCCAAAAAGCGCAACCCCGCTGATATTAAATAGAGAGGACGAAACGTATGATTGTTTGTCTTTGTAATGGTCTCACCGACAAACAAATAAATCAGATTTGTGATGGCTGCGAGACCAGACAGGAATTTATCGCAGCCATCAAAGAGGAAGTAGCTCCTAATAGCTGCATGAGTTGCTATCCTGAGATTATTAGCAACTTTTGTTGTGACAAGGAGGAGAATATGGAAGATAATACTTCATTTTACAGAGCAGAATATGAAAGCCTGCTCACTCAGCTCTCCCTTTTACGGGAGCAATTGAAAAGGCAAGAGGATCTTGTCAAAGAAAAACAAGCTCTTTTGAGCGAGTGTTATGAAATCATCCATTACAAGAAGCTGTGGTTGACCCTAAGTGACGAGTGTATCGAGGATATGCAGAAGCACATGAAAGAAGGAGAGGAAGAATGAGTTATGAATTTATAAAAATGTTATTAGTTGTAACTGCCGTCAATTTTGTGGTGGTGTTCGGTGGTGTATTTACCGTTCTATTTGCTAGAGATAAAATCCGCGCAAGAAAAGAAGGAGAAACAAATGAATAAATTATTAGGATTAACGTTCGCAGCGTTTATGATGCTGCCATCGACGGCAGATGCTACCAAGAACTCGCTAGGCTTTGCCGCAGGTTCAACGTATGGCATCGGCCTTTCGTATGCTCTCGACTTTGAGAATGGTCATGGGGTTCAAGTTACGGGCCTTCCCTACTGGAGCGATGACGGCGGCCTCGTTGCTGGTGGTATTAACTATCGCTACACCTTCCACCAAAACGGTCGCGTTGGTATCTATGGCAGTTTCGGCTTGGCCGGGATGATGTCCAAAAATACTTACGAGGAGTGTGATTGGAGTGAAAACCCACAGGGAGAGAATTGCACCGAGGTGGTCGAAGATGATTTCAATTTAGCCTCTGGCCCAGGCGTTGGCCTCCAAGTATTCTTTTGGGATAACATGGTGGTTCGCTTTGAGCTTCCCCTCACTGCGCGTTATGGCACCGACGGATTTGGCATCACACCCATCCCGAACTTCGCCTTGATGTATCGCTGGGGTGACTAATGACAGTTTATAACAAGCTGGTAAGAGACCGCATCCCTGACATTCTTGAGGCGAAGGGAAAGAAATATACTGTGCGTCAAGTGGGAGTTGGCTTTGAAAAGGGAAACTATCTCAGAAAGAAGCTCGTTGAGGAAACCGATGAGTTTTTAAAGGAGCCCTCCATTGAAGAATTAGCTGACGTACAGGAAGTTGTATTCGCATTAGCAGAGAACATGGGCTTCACGCGACAGGACTTAGAAATTGTCCGAGAGGCCAAAGCGGTTCAGCGTGGTGCTTTTGAGGACAACTGGGTTCTTGAAGAGGTTATCTAATGAAAAAGTTATTGGTATTCCTTTTCGTGGTAGGCTGTGGCATGCCACCAGTTCCTTCACCCGCAGAGGATGAAGACCCTCGCCACTGTTCCCACGAATATCCCATTGCCGCTGAACCTACTCTGTGCGAGTCCACCTCCTATGGTGACTGCTGCACTTGGGAAGTCGATGAAGACGGAGAAGACTGTCGTTATGATTACTGTTCTTACTACGGAAGCCACGAATGTGATTGGCGACTTCAATACACAAATTGCTCATGAAGGGAAAAGCTAATGGCCACACACAAAGAAACAAGAAGATTCAGAGAGATATGCGAGAGATACAATTTGCGCTACAAGTCAAACGCGGCTGGTGAACCCACGTCGCCCACTCGCAAGAGGGTTAACCCTCATGATCACCTCTACGATTTAGGTGACGGGCTCGTGGGAGTATCTGTATCGAGAGACACATCAAAAAAATATACATTCCTCAAAAGAAAGCTGACAACGATGGGGTGCAAGGTGGTGCAGGAGGGGGATCGAGAAGGTAATTTTGCAGTCTCCGAAGAAGATCTCTTAGAGGTAGCGAAATTTCTTTCCTGCGTAAAAAAGAATCGCTCTTTCACCCCCACAGAACTAGCTACTATACGACAACGGTTGTTGGGATGAGACAAAGAAGATCGCGTAAGCGACCAGGATTCAGCATGAAGAAATTATCTGTCGGCACCACAATTAAGGTTGATATTGGCGAAAAGAAACCAGAGTACGCCAGCATCATCCACCACGTCGATTCCCCAGCATCGGATAACGTATATTTGGTACGTTGGCGTGATGGCACTCACACCTTATTTGATGTGAAAGAAGAAAATCTGATAGAAAGTAAGTGAAAATATGACCAAACTACCCAAAAAGAGACTATTTAGATCTGTAATAGATACCACAATTGCTATCTATGTGATAATGTTGATAAAAACGGAGGAAACGGCGCAAGCCCTTAAAAAGAAAGGAGAAACTTTTTTCGCTAAAAAGGACTTGACAGGATTTTAAATATGCGGTATAATAGGGATCACATTAGTAAATTCAATCACTTACACCTGGGAGTCCTTAAATGGCAGTAGATTTCAAGACCTTTAATAAAACCGCACCCCTCATTCTTAATTCTAAATTCCCTGTGTTGTTGCGCGGGAGGCATGGTGTGGGGAAATCCCAAGTTGTGTATCAAGTGGCAAGCTCCATGCGAATGCCCGTTGTAGAGCGCCGAGCCTCACAGATGACCGAAGGTGATCTGCTGGGTGTTCCTTCGCCCGATGGTATGAACATTAACGGTGAGCAAGCCTCAAAATTTAGACCTTTCGACTGGCTCGTGCAAGCATGTACTGAGCCAGTTGTGCTTTTCTTTGACGAAATTGATCGCGCAACCATCGAAGTGCGTCAAGGGATCTTTGAACTCACCGATTCACGCAAGCTGGCTGGCTGGCACCTCCACGAAGATACCGTTATCTGCGCGGCTATCAATGGTGGGGATCACGGTGCCCAATATCAAGTGGGTGAAATGGATCCTGCTGAACTGGATCGTTGGGCTACCTTTGATGTAGAACCTACGGTTGAGGATTGGCTGGATTGGGCCAAAGATAATACGGATGAACTCATCTGGGATTTTATTAACCAGAATCGCAACCATCTGGAACACCTAGATGATTTTGAGCCTAACAAAATTTACCCTTCACGCAGGTCATGGGATCGTCTAAGTCAGACAATGACCCAAGCAGACCTTTTCAAGAAACCCAAGTCTAGGGCAGTTTTTAGTTTGACCGCTGCTTTTGTAGGGTTTGAAGCTGCCGTTTCTTTGGGGGACTTCATTAAGAATTATCGTAAGATTGTAACGGTTGAAGATATTCTTGACAAGGGCGATATTGATGCCACCGCGAAGTTTGGCATCAACGATCATTCTGCTCTTGTGGAGAAGATGGAAGCTAGCGATACATTTAAAGAGAAGCTCACCAAAAAGCAATTGAAGAATTTGGCCGCTTACTTTAAGACGCTGCCGTCTGAGGTAGCCATGAAGCTGTGGTACTCCCTGACTTCATCTGGCGGAGATATTCAGAACACGATCAATCTGCATCCCCTCATTAAAGAGGATTTGGTAGGTATGCTGACGAGCGTGGAAGATTCCGACACAAATACCGACAACGATTAGGGGCACATCATGTCAAAAAAGAAATTTGACTTAAATCGACATACTGCTCGACTTTTGATGGGCGAACCTTTCTTCGCGGCATTGAGCCGTCGAATTGATAAGGTTGAGTCCAAGGCTTTGCCGACTGCAGCCGTTCGCTTAGACCCCGATGGGTATTTCACGTTGCTCTACAATCCTGATTACTTTGGTAAGCTGTGCGATGATGAAATGTCAGATGTTTTGAAGCATGAGTTTTATCATATCATCTTCGAGCATGTAACTGGCAGACTTCCTGGCAAGGAAGTGACCATGCTATGGAACTTTGCCACCGATCTGGCTATCAATAGCCACCTCAAGAATTTACCCGAAGGCGCACTTATCCCCGGCGAAGGTGATTTTGAGGATCTTCCCCCCGGCTTATCTGCCGAGCAATATCATGAGGCTTTGAAGAAACGGCAAGAAGAAGAACAGAAAGGCGGCAAAGAAGGTAAGGACGGTCAAAAGAGTTTGGGTGATATTCAAGAATTCGATGATCACCAAGGCTGGGGCGAGGATCAGGGAGCCGCATCTGAAATTGCCAAGGAGAGATTGAAAAAGATTGTCAAGGAAGCAGCCCAAGAAGCAGCTTCGTCTGGAAGCTGGGGCACCGTTCCCGAAAGCATTAAGAAGGACATCATGGCTAAGGTCGACACGGTGGTGGATTGGAAGAAGCTACTGAGATATTTTATTAAGACCTCTCAGAAAGCCAACAAGAGCAGCACAGTGAAGCGCATCAACCGCCGATACCCCTACCTGCATCCAGGCCGAAAGACTAGGAGACAGGCACACATCGCTATTAGCATCGATCAGAGTGGGAGTGTTGGGGATGACATGCTGGCAGCATTCTTTGCTGAGTTGAATAAGCTGGCAGAAATTGCATCCTTCACGGTCATCCCCTTTGATACAGACGTGAGTGAGGAAAATGTTTTTGTCTGGACAAAGGGGAAAAAGATAACATATAAGAGAGTCCTTACTGGTGGCACCTGTTTTGACGCACCCACTGCGTATGTGAATGACAAGGGGTTTGATGGTCATATTGTGTTGACAGATATGTATGCACCTAAGCCCAAGCCCAGCAAGTGCCAGCGCATGTGGATGACTACTCCCTCTTGCGCTAAGAGCCCCTACTTCGATACTAACGAAAGGGTGGTGGGTATTGGTTATGATTCCCCATATTAAAAGCTTTGCCTGTGGTGTCATTTGTGCATCCCTCCTATTCATTGCTCCAGCCCTAGCGCGTGGACACAAGACCTTAAAGGATGTAGAGAAAGAGATAGATGCCTTTGTTCATGCGTTCCATTGCCGAATTGCGGTGGTGGAAGATGTGGATTTGTGGGAACGCAAGGTGCTGGTGAAAGTCAAGAGCATTCGATTTGTCCTCACCGCGTTCGGGAGTGGCACCTACGAAATTTGCCCCGTAGGAAAGAGGGCAAAAAAGGAAAAACTTTGAGAGTTATCAACCGAGAAAAAAACAAGACTCTTGTAGTCTTTGATGTGGCCGGGATTCGTACAGCATCCAAGGCCATTTTGTTTTCTTTTGGACTCCCTGTCCTGATAGTCGATCATCTCAGGAAGGAAATTGTGTATCTGAGGAAGCGCCACAAGACGCGCACACGCAACATCTCACGCCACATAAGGGAGACACTAGAGACTCTTCCTGTGACCTACAGAAGCGAACCTGTGAGCCCCCAGCACCTACGAGGGATCGTGGTGAGCCTCTACGAGCCGATGGTTGACTCCATCCTACCCCATGCAAAGGAAAGCGACACGATCAAACTCAGGGAGTTTAAGAAGAAAAAAGGATCTCTAAATGTCCTTTAAAATCAAGGGGTTAGCTAAGTAACTGTTTTTACTACACTTTTTCTTTGAGGTGCGCCATGCCGATGGATCTAGGAGATCCCCCCAACTACCCGCAAATTGAGCCAAGTCCAGTCAATGGGCCTAAGTCCAGCAATGTCGTTTTCTCCCTAAAGCCCCGGCTTTTAAGGAGAAATGAAGGTGGAAAAGCCTTGATCTTCTTGGCCAGTATGGTATGATGGGACATCTTAAAAATCGAGAAAGGCTCAAAATTATGACGCATCCAGCAACCCCATTTTTCTACACCCGCAAAGACTACATTCAAAACAACGCCTGTACCCATGAGCAGTATTACCGACAACTGGTAAAGCAAGGGCTCGTGGAAATTGTGAAGGGCTATTTTGGCATGGAAGCTCTGATGAGCCCCCGGAATGACGGGCACTTCAATCACATCGCTCTCAAGAAGTGGGATAGATTGGCATACAATAATCACATGCCCACAAGAGCAGAGTGGGAATCGGTTGGGGATTTTCCAACACAAGCAGGTTTTGTGTGTGTCCTGAAACAAGCCGCTGCGATGGCTGTTGAGCAAGAAAAGGCAGGTGAATAATGAAAGAATTTGTAATTTGGGGAATCCCACCCGGAAAGACCGAAGAAGAAGTCCTTTACACTAAGGCGAAATCTGGCAAAGAGGCCATTGTTGTGGCTAACAACCTAGTGATTGCGCATGGTGTAACCAAGCCTAGAATTCAAACCCTCGATTTGTCCGAGTGTCCCTCAAAACTTTTTAAGTCAAAGGATATTGTTAATGTTTAAAGCCAAAGCGAACGCAAGCAAGCGAACCAAAAACCGCTTCCGAGAGCATACCTTGGTAGTGGGAGCCCGAATGGAGGAAACCAACGAGCCCGTAACCACCATTTTTAAGTTTGGTGAGTTGCGAGGTAAAGAGTGCATTTCCATGCAATCGCTGGAAGAAGATACCAAGTTTGTAACGCCAGAGGGTGAGAATGATCCAAATTGGCGTTTCGTCCCACGTTGGATGGGCTGGATACCGCTAAACGAAATTGAAGAAGTAGAGGAAGAATAAATGATTAAGATTTCAGGCCCAATGAATCCAACTGTGTTTCAATCGCCCGTAAGCGATAAATGGTACGCATGCGCGGGAGGCGAGTGGCTCGAAGTACCCGCTGACACCCAACTGAGCGACCTTGATTGGGTGGATGATTGGAAGAAGGAAGGGGCATTAATTGATCCAGAGATTAATCGATGTCATAGGACAACCGTGAAAGGCTCCAAGGGCAACGAGTATAAAGTAGAAGTCTGGACTGATGGTAAAACCAATTGCGAATGCACTGGCTTTGCCTATCGTCGAACCTGTAAGCATGTAGAGGCTGTTAAGGCCGAAAGGAACGTTGATTAATATGAACCCAAACGACTGGAAAGGCCCCATGGGAGGCAATGGCATCTTCGCAACGTGGACAACCACTGATTTGGATGGTGATGTAAAGGAGGTTGGGCTGTACCGTAGCACCACCGGAGCCGTTGAGAGGAAAATGTTTAGAACGGTACGCGAAGCATTGGACTATGGCTTTAAGATGGATTATCGCCACCGTAGCCATATCCGTTACGGTGATTTCTTGGCGGGAAAAGGAGAATAAAATGGAAAAGTATCATCAAGTGATTAAAGATTTAGCCCGTTATGAATTTGGGTGCGGGTATTATACTCGCCCCACTAACCCCTCACAGGACGTTCAGGTGGAAGATTTACAACGCCGAATAGCAGAACATTACCCCGATTTAAAATCCGCCAAAGAAGCCCTCAAGCAAGTCCAGAAAGGAATCCCCAATGCTCATTCCAACTATTAAAGCCCCCCGCATCAACCGTCATCTCACAGAGGTGTTCGGCTATGACCGTGAGCAATCCATCTTGGATGAAACTTGCGTGTCCTGTAAAGAGGTTGTTACCAACCTTCCCACGGAAACATACGCCAAGGAATATGAAATTTCTGGCCTGTGTAAAGAATGTCAAGATGAAGTTTTTGAAGGAGAAGAATAATATGGGAACCCGAAGCGATATTGTTGTTTGTATGAAGAGTGAAATTTATAAGAAACTCTCAGATGAAAGCCGCCACTTTCTGCAGCATGATGCACGATTGGCAGCACCAGAACCAGAAGGGATTGCATTTATCTTTGAGGATATTAAGTGGTATCGGAATTATGACAAAGAGATAGACAAACTCTATTCTGATTTGGCACCCCAAGATATTGAGGATTATATTGTCATCGAAGCATGCCCCGAATACCCATCGGACGAGTCTAGCGGTGATGAAGGTGCTTGGTGGGACAACCCTTGGGGATTTAGAAAAGAAATTAACGTTACCATTGAAGGAATTTAAAATGGATTTTGATAACATGGGAGTAGGCGAGATCCTTGAACTCGCAGAAGATTTAGGTTGGATAGGCGCATTTGATTTAATGTATGATGAAGATGAAGATATTGATGCCCTTGAAGTCAAGGCCATTGAATATATTAAAACTAAAAATGATCAGGAGAAGAAATAGCATGTTAGCAATTGGCGATTTAGTTACGCACGACGGTCTTTCGCACAACCAAGAAGTGTTTGGGTATCCCATTCTTCAAGGGATTGTAAAGAAGGTTGTTAATAAAAGCCCTCACACTCACGTTCAGGTGTTCTGGCTCAACAATGGCACTACCATTAATATGAATGAATGGTTTCTCTCAGACTCACTCACTAAATTATCATAGGAGATAATATGACCCAAGACCAAACAATCGCTCAACTCACTAGCAAAATCCTCATGGCATCCCGCCTACACTGCCCAGACATGGCTCTGCTGTCCTTCCTCTCTCAGCTAGGGGAGTTGGATGACACCCAACGCGAAAGCGTCTTAGAGACTGCTAGGGTGGCTCGTGATGATGTGGTACAGCGCACTGAGGTGCTTTACCAAGGCCCCTTTGACCAAGCCTGTTACAACGATTAGAAGGAGATACCATGGCAAAACATTATAAAATATGGACGTACATTGAAGAGATCGATGAAGATGAAGATCATTATGAGGATATAGATTTGCCCAAAGGGGTGTATGAAACTTTCGATACGATTGAAGAAGCAAGAGCATACCAAGACACTATTTTAGGTTAGGAAGCAACAAGATGAAATTGAAATTTAGCCTCAAAGAAAGCGCAGAAGAATACGCCACGCGATTGGTGGATGGTATGGATTTGGATACGCTGGTGGAGATAGCCATAACCTACTTAATGGAGGACTACAAAACTTATACCACCGAAGAATTAATAGGAGAAATCCAAGAGCATGGCATGCATGATGATCTGTTAGAAGAAGATGAAACCCCAGAAGGATTGGAATCCTTGATTGATAACCTCCAACCCATTGACACCCACACACAGGAGAAGAAATAATGAGATTAGAAAATTTAGGTAACAACAAAACCGTCTTACATTACCAACCCAAGCGAACGCAGGACAAGAACGAAACCATTAGTATATTCTTTTCGTATGATACTCCAGTGATGGTGCATGATTATCTTTTCAGTCATCTTATCATCACTGATAAGAAGTATAGCAACACCACCTCCCAGCACGTCAATTATTTTAAGGGGCTAGTGCATGAACGCATCGGTAATGATAAGTATGATCGCCTTGAGGTGGTTTATACCAGTGAGATTAACCTTCGGGCCTACGCAGATGGGCAACAGCCTATCAAACCCACCAACCAAGCATTCACGCATGAGGTGATATAATGAAAGATGTTGTAAATCAAATTATGGCCTACGAGCAAGGGGATATGGATGATGAGGAAGTCATAGACTTCTTTCAAACCCTCCTAGACACCCGCATAATCTATAGTCTGCAAGGATCGTATCAGCGACACGCACAGGCTCTACTGGAGGCTGGCTATATTGAGAGGAGCGTTCCCAATGACGCATGAATATGATTGGATAACCGATGAAATGTATGATGCCAAATTGCGAGAGATCTGCCATGTGGAGGGGAGTGACTTTTTGGTTACGCACGTTACTGGCGTCTATGAAGCGGTTAGAGAATACTTTAACAATGATGTGATCCAAGAACTGGAGGATGAGCGTGAAGAGCGCATCTACACAACCGATTGGGATGACACAGAAGAAGGAGAACCAGAAGATGACTTATAAGATTATTAGATTTAGATTTAAAGGTGATAACCATGTTATTAATTGGGGCTTAACCCTTGAGCAAGCACAAGCACACTGCAACGATCCTAGCACCTCCGGTGATGGCTGGTTTGACGGGTATGAAAGAGAGTAAAATATGAGAGCAGAAGATTACATTAGCCCTGAAATGATTGAAGAGATCATGGAAGACATGCGACCCGATAATAATTCTATCGAGTGTATCAAACTCCACACCCTGCCAGGAGTTAATTCTTTGAGGCAGGTGGGGGGCAGAGAGATTGATCCCTATATCATCGCGGAGGTGGTGGACGGCAACAGTTTTGCTGCCTACCTCAAGGGCACCGTGATACTTGTGCCTCAAAATGCATGCCATTTTGTGCCCACCAAGGGCAAGCCAAACATCCCTCGGCGCTTCTTCGTGCGTAATAAGCACGTTCGAGGCATCACCAAGAAGTCCGATTGGGACATCACAGACGTCAACCGATGGGGGTCACAATGACCTTTCTGGAGTGGGAGATCTACTCCCAATGGGAGTTAGAGGACGCTGTGGAGACTGCTAAGGGCCTCATAGACACCGCTAATGGGCTGCTACCAGAGAAGGAGCTGGATGCTCTCAGGCTCATTGTGAGCCTTGCAGAGCATGTGGCAGACCGGGGCACCCTAGATGAAACGACGAACAAATGGAAGATAAAGTGATTAAGATTGGAGATTTAGTAGTGACAAAAGGTGCCACCACTTTGGATAAAGAAACGGTGGGTTTGCTCATTCGCTTTGACCATGGTGGTCGCTCTTGCCCTGGAGATCCTGTAGTCCTCTTGGGAGGCTACACTTATCGGTTAGCTCGATCTTCCCTGGAGAAATTGTCATGAAATTGGGCGATTTAGTAATTCAGAAAGTATTTGGAGGAAGGAGCGATCCATGGCTAGTAGTGGATATTCATGAGGGAGATATTTTTATTTTGAATTGCACGACCGGAAACAGATTGTGGATTGAAGAACGAGTAGCCCAAAAGTGGTACGAGGTGGTGGCATGAAAGTAGGAGATTTAGTGAAGATTGATTATGTTTATGGGGGCTACCCTTTGAATGATACCGTAGCACTTTATTTGGGTGAGGAGGAGATCCTATTTGATGATGAAGGCGATGGCATGAACACTTATACCGTCACCAATTTAAAAATACTCCCCATCGGATCTTCAGAGCCCCGGCTCTTGGATAAAACAATGTGGAAGCACCTGGAGGTGGTAAAATGAACGTTGGAGATTTAGTAACATTATCTGCGAAGGGGGTCAACCTTCAAATTGCTTGGCGCTACTATGAAGATTGGCGCAAGGGAAATATTATTGGACTTGTAATGGAAATTAACAAGAGCAGTCCTTATGGGCTCGGCCCCACTTATAGAGTTAAGTGGATCAATGATCACGGCCCCAGAGCGCGAAGAGGCCAATACCACTATGGTAAGTTTAATGCAGGTTACGGCTCCTTCTATCGCAGCGACTTGAAGGCGGCTTCCCACCGGAAGCACCTCACCTCAGAGATAGAAAAAGAGCGGAGCCCCCTTGAGTGTGGAAACCTCCCAGATATAACCGATTTGCTAGACAGCTTTCCTTCCATTCGGACGAAATAATATGATTAAAGTTGGAGACTTAGTAAGGGACACCCAGACCTATGTTCGCGCTCATGAACAGGCGTTGGGTGTGGTGATAAAGATAATAGAAAGCAAAGATGGATATGGAGTTGGGGTTATGGGGGTGTGTGTTAAGTGGAGCGATGCGCCATTAAGTCCCCCCCTGTGGCATCCACTGCGCCGCTTGGAGAAAGTAAATGGTTAAGATCGGAGATCTGGTAAAGCATTACCATTGGCGAGAGAGCCCGTTGCCCAACTACCGAGAAGAGATTGGTATAGTTGTGGCCGACGATCCCGAAGCAGCGTCCTTTGTTCAGGTGGTGTGGCTCCCCTATAACCCTCCCCAGTGCAAAACCTTTCATTCGAGAACAGCACTGGAAAGGATAAGTGATTAAGATGAATTTTAAAGTAGGAGACTTGGTTAAGAGAACTAAGCTAGGCGAATGGGGCTTTGGAGAAGTGTTCCTTGTAACACAGGTTCACCCAACCGACGATCACCTTCCATTCCCACAAAACTTTAAGGATGACCGACAGCGCGTTGATGCAGTTGCGAGGTGTCTTAAAAAAGGCTATCTTCATTATATTCTCGCGCCGAGTAACGACCAGTATCAGGTGGTGTCATGAAAGTAGGAGACTTGGTAAGGTTTAAGGCCGAATTGTTTGAGGAGTCTGTGGTGAATGGATCAAATTTCTATGAGTGTGGAGAAGAGACTTGGATTGGTATTGTATTGCGGAAAGATGTGAGTGTGTATGGTGATGGTGCCATGGGCGTTGAGGTGATGTGGCAAAACAGTTTAAACGAATCTAGTGTTGTCTATGAGTGGGAAGTAGAAGAAGTGCTTGACAAAAGTCAAGATGTGTGTTAAAATGATTTTGAAGGAGATAAAAGTGTTTGAATTATTAGTTTTATTTGGTATTTTTTATATTTGTTTGTGCCAGACCAAGGAGTATGACCGTGACTAAAATTAACCCCTATGATATGCCAAAGCCTAAGATGATCGAGATTGTATTGAAGTCAATCGCTTGGGATGTAGATATTGATACGGATGGATATAGCTATATCCCCCATAGTTTGCCACGCAAGCTAGTGGTGCCTGTTCTCCATGATGGAACTCAGGAAGAATTGATTAGTGCTGCCATAGATAAGGCGACTGACCTTACTGGCTATTGCATCTCTGATTGTGATGTGGCCCCAATCGATTTGGAGAAGGAGACAACGCGCACAACAATCTTTGTGCCCGATGAAGCGTCCGACTCTTTGAGCGACACCTTGGAATACGAAGGAGAAATTTACTAATGACATACGGAAAATACACAGTTGAATGGTCACTGGTGGAACGCACCAGCAGCTATGAAGAAGTCTGGGCGAACAGCCAAGAAGAAGCCGAAGCAGAGGTGCGAGAGAACATCCATATACTTGCCTCACACCAACCCGCTTTTTTGGAAGACATGGAAGTAGAAATGAAAGAATTTCAAACCGAAGACGAAATCTATGGAGAAGAATAAAATGAGTACCCCTCTTGAAGCAGCACAGAAGCATCACACCCGATGTGATACAATTTATGAGAGTTTTACTAACGGCCAGAACAGCCAATTCATGGAGCAGATTGTCGATTATGATGTTGACGTTTCTTTCTTACTCTCATTCGTAGGCAACTACTATGGCAAGGAATCAGCGAATGAGGTGGCTCGAAGGTATGCCGCACTCGCCCAAGGTGAGCTTGATACCCTGCGAAGAACCATCGAAGATATGCAAGCAGAAGCGGAGGAGCGCAATGGCACTGACGCACAATGAATACTATGACTTGACGCGCACGATTAGGATGGCTCAGTTTCACACCCGCGTTGGGGTCACGACAGGTGATCTTCAACAGCTTGAGAAATTGCAGGCCGAGCTTGCATCCCACCGTACCATCCCCAAAGTGGGTGACTTGGTGATTGACCATGAGTGGCCGATGGATGGCTACGGCCTTGTTCTTGAGGTGGGCGACAGGCGTAAGAAAACCCCCTACAAATTATCCACTCACTTGGGGGCTGACTGGTATGGCAAGTCGTATGTAGAATATCAGTGCCGAATTGTATCCTAAGAGATACTTATATATGTGGAAGGCTACGCTGGAGTTTTTATGTATATTATCCTGCTCATTGCAGGATTTGAGCTCCTTGTATTTATTTTGACTAACGTTCCACTCTGAGAGGAGAGAAAGAAGATGACAAAAAGTAAAAAACCCATACCGAATATCGCAGATATTCTGGAAATGTTTGACATAAAGAGCGAAGAGTATGCTGTTCGCTCCCCCGAAGAAGGCAAAGAGAAAGCAGAGGAAGACTTGATGAGAGAACAAGAAGAAAAACTTACCGCATCCGTTTTTAGAGACTTTAGTACAATTACAATTGGCGATTATATCAATGCCGCCCATGCTTTCAACCGTGAGATGATGGGAAGCAAGTTAGATGCTAACCAAGAAATGGCTTATTTTACTCTCTTTGCATTTGAGGAAAGAGCAAAGAGAATGTCAGAACACTATACTTATATTAACTAGGGAAATTCATGGCAGACAAGAAAAATAAAAGCAACAATTTAAGTTTATGGCTCTCGGTAGAGGATATGACCTTAGTATATGAATTGCTGCACGATGTGAAGGTGACTTACGTTAAGTTGACGGAAGAAGATAAGAGAAAGTCCAGTGCCAAAAGTGTGATGGATGCGTGTAGCCGCATCATGAAGAAGATTGAATATAAATTGCTTGGGGCATCAAAAGAAAAGAAAGAAGAATCTAAATGAAGTTGATGTATGAGCAGGGCGATCTGGTAGAGTTGGCCCGTTTCGGTGTCGCACCCGAAAACGATGATGACCGAGTTTACGGAACAATATTGGAAGTGTTTCCGCCGATAGACCACTTTGTGCCACGCTATCGTGTGCGTGTTCACTATGACCCCATGAAGCGACCACTCCACAAGTACGACCCCTTTTCCCATCAAGTAAGCGAACGCCGAATCACGGTAATGGAGTACGACATCGCGGGGAGGATAGAGGATTCAGGGGCTTAGAGGCCCGACTTCGACGGAATTTTTTTTTACCAATGAAGGCTATATTCATATTTGTTTACCTAATGTCGCTCTTATTCACCACAATGAGGCAAGAAGATCCGCAAGAATGTTGGATTGATGGCGAACAAGTGTGTTGCACATGGATTTTAATTGGGGCAGACAAAGGATATGAAGATTTGTATTGCTTGGCCACAACATGCGCTGTACCAGAGGAAAAGGATTGGTCACTAAGCAGTATGGAGTGCCTTAGCGATCATGACAGAATGGATTATGAATTCTTTTACAGAGATAAAGAAAGGTGATATTGTAAAGGTGCAGCCCATGCACTACTGCTACACGTTTGTGTCAGGAGGGATAGATAACTTGTTGCGAGAAGATGAGGAAGCCCCCAACCATATTGCCCACCATTGGACAGGCGATGGATTTAAGGCCCGCGTTTTGGATGTGGTCGAATTAAAGAAGCAATATGAGGGAGAGATAGAGATGGAAATATACGTCCAAGCAAAGATATATGGCCAAGGCCGCAAACATTTTATTAAGCGTAACAACGAAAAGACAAAAGTAATTTGGATCCAAGAACGCCTAGTTAGTAAATGCAGGGATGAAAAAGAAAAGGAAACTTAATGAGTGACCGAAGAAAACGAACGAGAGATAAAGAAGGGTGATTTGGTAAAGCTTTACAGCTTATATGAGGCCCACATCGATAGCCCTTCTGTTGTTGGTGTCTATCTTGGCACAGGCCAAGAAGGTCAATTTGTATTTTATGAAATTGCGGTGGTGCAAGAGAGCTTGTGGTCACGCAATGGAAGAACTGGCGGCTTTGTGGAGAGATACCTTGCAAGTGATTTTGTCATGTGCCGCGCAGCAGAACAACCGAAAGATTAAAGGAGAAAATTATGTCATCAACCAAAAAAGATAACATCCCGCACGATAGTCAAATCAGGAAACGAATGATTGAGGACTTTGTAAGAGACAACAAAGAGAATCCAGAGAAATATGTGGTGCATGAGACTGTGCCTTATGAGCCAGATAATACTTCACGACCTACAGGCAGACGTGGTAAGAGGCCATCGGAATAAAAATGAAGACTTGGAATGACATAGCCAATGAAGTAGAGAAGGACTACCTTGCTCGATACGGTGGTGTGCCCAGAAAGAAGCGAGTTGCTATGGGCCTTGAGCCAGGGAGTGACCGCAATGCTTTTGAGAACAGGCAGTGGGTTCAAGTCTATGTGCAGATGTTAGCATGGAAGGACAAGTGCCGCGAACTCCATGCAGAATTGCTAGAGCAGCAAGATGCCCCTAACCAAAAGTAAGATGGAAGAACTCAATGCAGAAATTGCATACTATGAGTTCTGGTTTAGAAGGGGAGAAATCTCCTATGAGAGATACATGGATCACCGCGAACAACTAATCGGACAATATTACATGAAGTTTTATGATGAAGATATGCAATTGCTATCCCACTTGGATTACGAGAAAGATGAACCCACTGGCCTTTGCGGAATGATTTTGCGGGTAATAAAAAAGATATTCTAAAACGATGAAAGAAGAAAGAGTAGTATATGAGGTAGGAGACTTAGTAAGGATTCAGGACAAGTATGCTAAAGATTATTCACACACACAAGAGTATGGGATAGTAGTAGGTCGCACGATACCATGGCATGAAGCGTATGAGTTAGCGGATACTGTTTATGATGATGACTCAGGCACACGCTACTGGAATGACGTAAATTATGCTCCCTATCATGTGATGGTATTGGGAGAAAAGAGAAAGTTGGAGTGGGTTAGCCATGACTATATGGAGCTAATCAGCTAATGCAGCTAATGGGCTAGGGTTATTTGCAATTTATTTAAAGGATAACGTGAGGGGCTGAGTGGATCTAAGTGGTGTTAGGTGGTAAAAGGTGCATTAATGGGGTTGGCCTTAGTACATTAGCTAAGTAGACGTGTCAAGGAAAAACCGCTTTATTTACCCCACCTTACAGGCTGCGCCACTACGATACGCCCTGCTAACCCCCCGACTTTGTTACCCTTTTCGCCCCCGAAACGCGACACCCCGATAGGGATCACTTCCCAAGCGGATCTATGCAAGTCCAGCAATCCTACGCAACCCACCGGATTAATTCAATTGTCGCTTTCTGCGTAAGTGCGCGGTTTTAAAGGAATAAAAACCCTTGTAATGATCTGCCAGTGTGGTATAGTGGTAAGGCAAAGTGAGGAGAATGAAAAAAATCCTCTTTAACTCAAAGGAACGCCATGACCACAACCTATTTAAACATTCCAAACACCTCCATTAACCACGACAAGGTGCGCCAAGCCGTAGCTCAATTCATGGTTGAAGAAGTTCTCACCAAAGATCAAATTATGGAATTGGCCATGACCTACCTCGAAGACTCTTATACTGAGGCAGGGCATTCAATTGGTGATCTAGCCAAGATGGTTAAAGAAACCGATATTCCTAAACCCTATACACACTCACCAACACAGCCCAACCGCATTCTTTGCCATGGCAAGGTTGAAGGTGATTATTATTTTTATACCCGCGAAGGCGATTATGAATACAACACCCTTGAAGTGAAAGAAGAAGTGCGATAATGACCAAAGAACAGAAGAGGTTGGCCACATTGCTTAAATTGTCCCGCCGCGCAATGTCAGAAGAAGATTTTGAAAAAGTCGTTCATGAAGTGGCAGGTAAGCCACCTCCCAAGACAAGAGGACGCAAACCATTGCAGCTTTCACCCGGCGATGAAAAGAGGCTTAAACTCAATGCAAAGCGGGGCTATTGCCAAGTTACGCATGTTGCCAGTTATTTGCAAATTGCAACTGAAAACGTTCGAGTGATTTATGACATTGACGGCAGCGGGAATCGAAAAATAATTTTAACATCCCCCGATAATCTTTCCATGCCAACCGCATACAAATACAGATAGAGGTACGATAATGACCAAACAATATACTAACGAAGAAATTAAAGAACAAACCCAAGCCGCCGTGAAACGCATCTTTGGTGACTCTTTGGGTTTCCTTGATTTTAACGAGCCGAGCCGCAACCATGTTTATGGTAGCAGTGGCGAACAAATACTGTGTGAATCGATTTACACTCCAGAAGAAGATGCAGGTGAATGGTCGCCAACTTCGGCAACCATCATTAACCATGAGCATGGCATCCCCGGCGCAAACAACGGCACCTTGATCGATGCATGGTTTGAAGTGTCTGACATGCTGCCCGATGATTATTATGTAGAACAGCTTAACGGCGCAATCTCTGCAGTTTATAAACTTAACTAAAAGGAGGCAATTATGCCATTAGAAAACACGCAAGAAATAAATACCCCAATCGTTCACATCGAAGTAGAGTTAAGCGGTAGCGCAACCATGACTTTCAAAGGTGAGTTTGAAGGTGCAAAGACTTTGGCCTTTAAGCATCCCCGCGATGCCGAGGCGCATGCACGTCACATGGGTTATGACACCATCACCCGCAAAGAGAACCCTGAGTATTTTGCTGTGATCCCATGGTATTCACCCTATGCTCAGGATAAGGTGGCTCAATAATGAAATCAGAACTTATCGGAAGATATGAATTGCGTAGTATTACCAGTGATGGGCAATTCGTCGTAGGCATATACGAAGATCTCGACAGCGCACTGGATGCGAAAGATTACCGCATGCGCTCCCAATCGTTAACGATGGTGATCTACGATGCACACTCCGGTCAACCACTTTTGCCAATGGCGCGGGAATCAAATTATGAATGATAAACAATTTAATATTAATCTCAGTAAGCTAGACGCATGGGCAATTAAGAAACGCCTTGAAGTCTGCACAGGTTATGGTGTTGATGCTTACTACCACGATGAAAGGCACGTCGTTTATGATAAGAAACTCAGACAGAAGAAGCATCAAATTTATTCCTTACTCCACGAGTGCGGCCACGCGCTGGCCTTTCAGAGTAAGCAAAGCTACAAGAACAATTTCCCTACCCTCCACAAGCATCGTTTCAAGGAAGCGAAGATTAACAAACGGCGGAATCTCTTTAAGGTGGAAACCATCATCGAAGAGTGGGATGCATGGAGGCGCGGCTTTGCGCTATCTGAGAGGCTAGACCTCGACCTTAACCAAGAAGATTATTATAATTATGCATCACGTTGGGTGATGACATACGTTAGGAGATTAGCATAATGGAATACAACAAAAGACTTGTCATCGCACACATCGCAGACTTAACATGCTGGTTCATTCTCGGCATCGTCATTGGCCACTACTTTCTTTAAGGAGAACACATGCGTAAATTCACTCAATCAATTGTAGGTAAAGGCGTCACGTTCACGCAGCTTGAAAAGTTCCGCGACAAGAAAGGTCGCATTGACTTTGCCCGCGTAGAGGTTGATGGCATCATCATCGAGAACGATGGCTACCTCTGCACCATCCGAGGTTGGGATGGTAAGATGCACCGCAACGTGGAGACTTGTGAAGTCACACCTTGGCCAACCCCTCGCATCCCTCATGGACTTGATATGCCATGCGTCGATTGATCTTGATGGGCATCTTCATTATCCTCGCGGCTGCCCACCAACGACTCGGATACAAACACGAGCTAATGCTGGAGTGTTACATCGAGTCAAGCTATTCGTTAAGCGATTGCATTGCAATTGTCACAACAATATTCTAACCCCACCGCATTTCGCGGGAACATAAAAATAAAAAGGTAAAAACCAATGACCACTATCAGATATACAAACAAGACAGTAGTAGACAGTAACAACATCATGTGGACTATGGACTACGACAAGCTAGACAACACCGTAACCATCACCAGTGATTACTCAGTAGCAGGAACCTGTGCAGTCCTTAGCCATACCAGCCTAGACAATGGCCTTGGCCAAGACATACCAAGGGCAGTCATTGATAGCGCAGACTATATGCTTAATGACGACGTGGATGAGGATACAGCCCACTACGTTGCACAGATACTAGACAGAGCGTTTAATCAATAGAGGGCTTGCCAGGGGTAGGCAGGGGGGCACCCCCCCCTCCCCCCTACCGGGCCGGAAAGTAGGTACTATCTAGGGGGGTGGTTTTCAAACTAAGTACATTCACGCGATACACCCCCAAAAAAATCCATAGAAAAAAAAGGTTAGATTATGAAAGAAGAAAAAATAGAAACCGTCAATAAAATCCTAGAAATTATTATGCAGTCTTTGGACGAGCATATGTACGACGATGTACCAACAGACCACCACAACCTTGAGGCAATCAAGACACAGGTGGAACAAATTCAAAAGATGATCTCGAAGGAAGATTAGATGATGAAAATCGGTGATTTAATTGAAAGAAGAATGGACAATACGTTGTGGCTTGTAATCGATACCTACTTCCATCACGCACTGTGTGTGAGCAGCAGGACAGGCAACAAGCGTTGGGTCTTTAAAGGAGATTGGTGTGACTATGAAAAAAGGTGATTTAGTTTGCTTGAGCCAAAGCGCACAGTACATGAACAAGTATAATATGATGGGCATCATTATAGAGAAGGTAGACGAACCACGAGCAATGCACAACGATGTATTCAAGGTGTGGTGGACAGATGGCACTGTCGGCAGCAACGTATGGGATTATGACTTGAAGGTGATGAGTGAAACACGGTGATTTAGTAAAATTCTCAGGGCATCAAGAAATAGAAATGGTTGGCATTGTGCTAACGCGCCCAGCTCACTTACAGCAGGGGTGGTGTGGAACCGTTCTTGTGTTGTGGAACGATGGCGAGAAAACTTGGTGTGGGAGAAGCAAACTTGAGGTGGTAAATGGAAATCGGTGACTTGGTAAAATTTGAAGGAGCCGATCTGTCAAAGGGCAGCGGTCGGATGGTTGGCATAGTTGTGCCTTCCGGGGAAAGCATGGCGCAAATATATAGACCTTTGTCAGAATCATGGTACGTTCATGTTTTGTGGAGCGATGGTGATACAGTGGCGTTCAGAAAGAAAAGGCTTGAGGTGGTATCATGAAAGTAGGTGACTTGGTAAAATTTGATGGGGACTTAAACCTCAAAGAACGTGGTATAGGTATCGTGATAAAGATGAAGGAGAAACCCAAAGGCGCAAAGGTCTATTGGGCAAGGTGGAAAATTGTTAGTCCGTGGATATATTTTAATTGGCTTGAGAAAATAAAATGAAAATACTAAGATCTATTGCTGTGACAATTGCAGCCTTTCTAATTATTTTGCAAACAGCTAAAAAGATCTTGAAGGAAATGAAAAAATGATGTATAATATATTTGAGACTTTAGCATTTATGGCTTGCTTATCAGTAGGATTTCTGTATATGGTAAAGCTTTGTGTTGATCTTGTGTACTACTTAGATAAAAGGAAGGGCAATGGACAAGAAACTAGAAAACGCGGCAAGAATTAAGGGTCTTCAAGATAGGCGTGATGGCCTACTCGCAGAATACAGAAGGCTTTCAATGCGCCTAAGTGATCTTGAAGACCAAATCTCGGACGTTGAAGGTGACATAAGGATGCTTGAATATGAGCAAGAAAAAAAATCTGCTTGAAGATTATAAGCTAAGGCCATTCTATGTTTTAAAAAAAGGTGATTTAGTTAAAGTAAAAGATTTTGAAAGAGAATATGGAGGCATGCTTGGCCTCGTAATTAGTAGGGAAGACTATGGCACCTCTTGCATGGTGCTTCTTTCTAGCGGAAAGAAAAGAAACATGATGAATTTTTGTTTGGAAAAGGTTGATAATGAAATTGAAGAATCAGGAAAATAGTGAAAATAAAAAAATAGGGTTACGGCCAACCCCTCCAAAAACCGCCGAGGAAAATTTACAGGAATTTAATGTTGGTGATTTGGTGCGAATTAATGAAAGAGCGTTGTTCTTAGACGAAAAACACTTGGGCCAACATGGAATTGTAACGAAAACGCATGAAACAAATTATCCAAGAGGGATGAGTGGTAGAGAAAACGACGGCATATTGTATTATGTGGCAATCAATGGCGAGGCACCACTCAAACTTTTTGCGGATGAGCTTGAAAAGGTATAAAAAATGACAAATAAAAATATTTTGGTTGGCGATTTGGTAGAAGTTCACCTCAACACGGAACTAGATGCGTTTCAGGGCACTGTTTTGGAGCTAAACGACTCCAAAGGTTTCGATGGAAGCACTTGGTATAAGATTAAACCATCCATGGAAGGCGACATGCCGGGAAATTTTTGGTACAGGGAGAACAAAGTAAAGAAATTAGGGAAGGAAAATGGCATATAGTAAAAAAGTAATCGATCATTTCGAAAATCCAAGGAACGTGGGGTCGCTAGATAAGGAAGATCCATCAGTTGGCACTGCGCTTGTTGGCGCACCGGCGTGTGGTGACGTAATGAAGCTGCAAATTAAGGTCAATGACGATGGCATCATCGAAGATGCCAAGTTCAAGACGTTTGGTTGCGGCTCTGCAATTGCTTCATCCTCCTTGGTTACGGAATGGGTGAAGGGAAAGAACCTAGAAGAAGCAGAAAAAATCTCAAACGGTGATGTGGCAGAAGAATTGTCGCTTCCACCAGTTAAAATTCATTGCTCGGTCTTGGCCGAAGATGCAATTAAGCAGGCAATTGAAAATTACAGGAACAAAAAGAGCCAATGAATGTATCGGTAGAAGACTTTCCACTAATAATAACTGACATTGCTGTAGAAAAAGCAAAGGAAGCAATTGAAGACGACAAATCTTATCTACGAATAGCATTGCAAGGTGGAGGCTGCTCAGGACTTCAATATAAATTGGACTTCGACACCGACGCTTATGACGAAGATTGGGCGGTTGAGATCGATGGCCTAATAATCGTTATCGATGGCCACAGCGCAACCGTTCTTGAGGGCACAACGCTCGATTATGGTAGCAACCTAATGTCGTCAGGCTTTAAGTTTATAAACCCAGCAGCTAAACGACACTGCGGGTGTGGAAGCTCGTTTGGATATTAAAATGACTAAGAAAAAGAAAGAACAAGACCGCTTGCCAAGGAATCCGCTGGTTCCAAAGCTAAACGATCACAAAAACCAAGCCTTTAAAGACAAAAAGAAAGAAAAGAGCAAAAACATTTGTCGTGAAAAGGTGAAAGATGCCGAAGATTGATGACGAATTCGAAATTGGCGACCTAATTCGCATATGGGACGAAGCATATATGCAGTATCTAACAAAGATGCCAATGATGCCCGTCACCAAATTTCAATTTCACGATAGAATTGGCATATATTGCGGCGAGCTCGATAAAGAAGACGCTGCGCGTACTAGAGACTACGATGGTGTTGCAAGTGAAGAAACATATTTCTGGATATATATCGAGGGAGAAAAGAAATTGATCCACGACTCGTTCGTTATGAAGCTAAAGGTATAGTTATATATCTCAGGGGGACACCATGTTTTGTATGATGAGCGCGAAGACTTAGAAAATTTTGCCTACGGTGATCTGATTAATGTGCATGCACATTATAAGGAGCGCATCGTTGCCACTGGAATATACATGGGGTGTTGTCCATATGAGATATTTGTAAAAGTTTTAACTTCCGATGGCTCCGTTCAGGAGTTTGATACTTTGTATTACTACTTAGTGAGACTTAAATAATCGGAAGTTCTAGTGTATGATATATTATATGGATTCAAATGTTTTTAAATATCAAGACGAGTGGTTCGAGCAGGCCCTCAAGGTTCAACGATACTTGCCAAGCGAACGCAATTTGTTTGGGGAGTGGAAAATAAGGCAAACGCACAGCAGTTTGCGATTCCAAAATATATATCTCGTTAAAGAATTTACTAGAAACCCCCGCGACGAGGTGCTTTTTACTTTAATTCTATCAAAAGATCCTGAAATTGATTTCAAAATCCAATTTAATAATCAACATTCCCGTTATTTGGCCTCTAAATATCATATTCGTAGCTACTTAGAAGGCGAAATAACGGATAGTTTTTTACAAATGGCTTCTTTATATGAGTATGTTGTTCAAACTTCTCTATTAATCGAATTAAAATGAAAGGAATAATTCATGTCTAATATTAAATTTCAAAAAGGAGAGATCATCTCCTACGGATATTCTGATGACCGGAAGCTCGGCATCGTTGTATCTGATCCATTCTTCTCTCATAACGAGTGGCAGGTGAAGACGTATTGCGATGGCAGTGTTTATAACAACTCTGTTAATGCTGTTGAAAAGATCTGCGATGAAGTTGAAGTTATCAAGCCAACAAATTAAACTCATGAGGTTTGGCCTCACCCGCCTTTACTGCCGGTACTTTGTTTTCCTTAGCGTGTTGTGGTATACAATCACCATGAGGTTCACAAAAATCCCTTCTAAGCGCGTGAGGTACTACCGAAATTCTGTTGAAATTGCCAACGACATGGGTTGGGGCAAGCGATATAAGAAAGACCCCTTAAATGGCAAGCTAGACTATCTTGCACACCCAAGCAGGTTAGCCAAGAATATAGAGGATAGGGCACCTTTTGGGGATTGTGATGATCATGCGATCTACTGGTGTGTTGCTTTGCTAAAAAATAAATTAGCAGAACGAGCATGGTTTTGTTTTTACTCCATGGAAAGAGATAATGGCGATACAAGCGCCCATGCAATTTGCGTATTCCAAGATGAAGAGGATATGTTCTACTGGTGCGATTATCACTTGCCCGTCTTTCTTGATGAGTACCGAGACAAGTGGGCCTACCGTTCTGCGGAGACTTTTGGCGCACAGCCATATGCCGCTGTGATGATTGAAGTAAAGAAAGTTCTGGAAGATGATACACCCGTGTTTGGGGAAATCACCGTTCTAGGTCTTTAAATAGCATAAAAAAATTCCGAAGAAATAATCGATGGCTTAATGCATCGATGCGTTGATAAAAAAAATTCCGGTCTTGCCCCCGCGTTGTAATTATATGTATGCACCAAACCGTTGACCACTATAAAAAATTTTCCATCGGCGACATGGTGGAACTTGACAACGGCCAACCTGACTTTGAGATCCAAGCCGGGATTGGAATTGTTGTTGAGCTTCTTGAAAAAGAAGAGGTCATTGTTCACTGGCAAAACGACGTTTGGATTAGCGGAAGGACACAAGTAATGGGAACTTGGGAAATAAGGCATCCCAATTTCAATTAAAAACTAATTAAAGTTATGGCAAAAAAGACACGGATACCAGAACTCGTTGTTAATAAGATATATATCGACGGCGGTGGCAGCTCATCCCAGGTATATACTCTTGAAGTTGATGATGGTGATGACCATAAATTAAAAATTGGAAATAACAAAAATAAGAAGGTTGCCACCATCAACCAACGTACCGGAGAAATCGAAGCGGCTAAAATTAAAGGGGACGGTTCGGGCCTAACCAATGTATCCGCAGAGGCGCTGGCTGAAATAGAAGCTGCAAAGCTCCTTACACTCTCTACTGATAAGATCTTTTTTAGTTATAAAGAAAACGGGCAGTCTGATCCGAGTGGTCAGACCGTCACAATTAAAGCCAACATCCAAAATGTTCCAGGGGCACAAGTGGTTTGGAGTTCGACAGATGCGACCTTCACTGTTCCTGTCACCCAAGAAAGCCCGGACGAAGTAACCATCACCGCAGCTCAGTTTAATGCAAACTCGGAAAGGAAATTTCTTTCTATCATTGCAACAATAGATGATGAGGGATCTCAGCTCTATGATCAAATTACAATTGTAAGAATAGAACAAGGAGCTACCGGGCGGTCTGCACTCACCACCGTCCTCACCAACGAAAGCCACACATATCAAGCTGATCGTGGAGTGACAGGAAATGCAACAGTAGCAGACTTCTCATCCGGCGCAACTGACATTGTTGTTTTTTATGGTGCCACCCGACTCAAGCCCGTTACTGGTGAGCCAGGGGCTGGCGAATTTAAGGTGGAAGTTTCGTTGCTGGAATATATACAAGTTCCTGCCGTAAATCATATATTACCTGTGGCGGTTGAGGGTAACGAAGACTCGTGGCGAATGGAAATTGCGTCACCGACGGGGATGA